CATTGGCCTTATATACAATGGAATTGAATGGAACGTAACTTAATAGCCTGATAAAAAGGAATAATAAAATGGCTTTTAATTCTCCCTTAGCTTCACCCACCAGTTATGGTGTGGTTGAAATTGGTACCGGTATTTCCGTAACAAATGGTGTGATTTCGGTTGCGCCAAACGGTCAAGTAAATACCTTTCTTGTAAATAATGCGGCTAGTCCTTATACCCTAGACAGTGCTGGCACAGTGCCCAACTATTATCTTGGTGTAGTAGGAACTGGTGCTGCAATTACAATCAATCTTACGGCTGGCGTAGACGGTCGTGAAGTTGTAATTAAGTCTGAAGCTACTAATACTAGTGACATTACAATTGTGCCTAACGGTGCAGAAACAATTGAAAATGCTGCTACATATCCAATTTTAGCAGTTACTGATGGTGCAGTAACACTAATTTTTCGCGGATCAAACTGGAACGCAGTTTAATTAACCGGGGGTTAGTATGAGTTATACCAGACCCCCAGCATCTACCCTTGCAGGCCAGGCGTTAAAACAAACGCCTGTTCCTAGTACTCAGGCCCTGGTGCCTGTAGTCTTAGATGCTGAAATTGCCACTACTACACAACTGGGTGTAGTTAAAGTGGGAAGTGGAATTTCCGTAGCCGTAGACGGCACTATTAGTGCTAGTGGTGGTGGAGATTATGAAATCGGCACTTGGGTGCCACAATTAATAGGTAGTGTTGCTGGGACTATTGTGCTTAACACACAAAATGCCAGGTATATAAAAACTGGACAAGGTGTTATGTGCACTTTTGATATTACTGTTACTAGTATAACTGGTGGCAGTAATACTTCAACACTTACTCTTGCTGGGCTGCCCTATACTAGTATTACAGATACTGGCTATGTTGGTAGCCTATACGTTTCATATTTTCAAAATATGAATACAAATATTGACTACTTAGGCGGAACCGTGGTCAGCAATACTAAAAACGCATTATTGTGGTGTAGTACTGAACAAAGTAAAAGTTTAGATAGACTTGTTCAGAATAATATTAAATCCACTGCCCGTTTAGTGGGCACAATTAATTATATTACTCAACCTTAATCTTTACCCAAATGTTAACTACAAATCTTTCTACCCTAACTACTGGTCAAATTAGTGCTATTGAAAGCGCTATTAGTTCAATAGACGACTTAGTTGAATCCGCTACTAACTTTGTTAAAAATGGTGGCCAAAGCTACAGAAGTTTCTTAGACGATCGTGCACAGCTAATCACAAAAATCTGCGATTTACCAAAATCTAAATAGCCAAAAATTTTTGTCTTGAAATTCTTTTATGATTAGGGTATAATACTTATTCTGTGGCGAATTTTACAAAACAAAATTATGCAAAAACCAAACCGCTTTGATTTTGAACAACAAATGATGGACTGCTGGGGTGTAGTAGATGATATTAAAACCATCTACTACCTTCCAGATTTGCGTGATACAACCGAAGATGAAATGCAGAATTTACTGCTAGGCTTGTTTACCTTATACCAAGTCAAGTTTGAAATCTTGCAAAAAATGTTTGAGGACTTGGTTCACAGCAAGCAGTTCTAAAAGGTAAGCCCTGTTAGTTAAATGGCATAACAGTTGATTTGTAATCATCTATTGGCAGTTCGATTCTGTCACGGGGCACCGCCGGGTAGTGAGCATCATTGGCGAATGCAACAGACTGTAAATCTGTGGTCCCTAAGGGACAACGGGGTTCGACTCCCTGACTACCCACCATATAAAAATATTCTGGTCGGTGTGGTGAGACACGCAAGTAGACAATACTAGGACAAGGTTTGAATCCAAACTAGAGTATTTTTATATGGTTGTATGAAGCAAGCCGAAAGGCGCATTGGACGTGGGTTCGACTCCCACCTGGTCCACCAAAGATATATTGCACCAATCACTGCACGGGGTTACCTAGAGACTGCAGCTCGAAAAGCACATAGTAAGAAGTGCAGGTAACAGCAGTATATCTTTGATGGGCCAGTCATGGTTTCGACAGTGTGATAAGTATGCAAGTGGACAACTCGGTAGGCGATCTCCGCAAAAGAAGCAAAACATATAAATGCCAACGATGAGGTATTTGCCCTAGCCGCTTAAGCTAGTGCCGAGGTCTGCCCCCGCCTTGTAACCAAGGGGGGCTTTTTTATTACTATATAGCTTATGACTAAAAACTCAATAGATGATGGTTTTGTCCTCGACAATAGTATTAGTCGTGGGTTTCGTAAGTGCAGTAGCGCACTTTACGAATTTTATTTAAGTGGATTAATTACAGGTCCAGAAGATTACATTGAATGGTTTAATACTATTCGTAGTGCTAATGACCAGGATGTAGTAAAAATTTATATTAATAGCAGTGGTGGCGATCTTAATACTGCACTACAATTTATGCGTGTGTTAAGTGAAACACAAGCTACTGTAGTATGTAGTGTTGAAGGTAGCTGTATGAGTGCTGCTACAATGATCTTCTTATGTGCTGATATATTTGAAGTAACACCACATAGCCTATTTATGTTTCACAATTACAGTGGCGGAATCTTTGGCAAAGGCGGAGAAATTTACGATCAAGCAGTATTTGAACGTGAATGGTCTAAACAGTTCTTACAATATATTTATAAAGACTTCTTAACTAACAAAGAAATTGATAGTTTGCTGGAAAATAAAGATTTGTGGTTACATAGCGAAGAAGTAAGTTGCAGGGTAGAAAAACTTTGCGAAGCTAGAAGGGCTGAGAGGCATGATGACACCGTGTGTGATGATTTGCAAAATCAATCCGAATAATTATAAGTGTATAGGTTGTCACAGAACTTTAGAAGAAATCACAGACTGGCAGTATTATACTGACGAACAAAGATTAAGAATAATGGATAGAATAGACAATGAATCCTTTAGTAACTGTAATAACACCAACAACAGGTAACCCCTTATTAGGGCGAGCAATTGATTCTGTTTTAGAGCAGACGTATAAGCCTATTGAATATATTATTGTAATTGATGGCTGGAAAAATGAAGCTGCAGCTAGAGAAATTATTGCTAATGCACATAGAATGTGTCATGTAATTGTATTGCCATTTCCAACTGGAATTGCTGGATATAACGGACATAGAATTTATGGTGCAATGAACTTTATTGCTCGCGGACAATACATCTGTTATTTAGACGAAGACAACTACTATGATAAAAACCATATCGAGTCATTAGTCAATGTACTGAAACCAGAACATAAATGGGCATACTCACTAAGAAAAATTGTAGATGCAGAAAGCAATATAATTTGTAATGATGACTGCGAATCATTAGGCCCTTGGACCAATGTACTTAATGATAATCTTGTAGATGTGGGTTGTTATATGTTGGACAAACAAACGGCGCTTGAAACAGCACCTATTTGGTATAGACGAGCCAGACATCCCGATGATCAACCTGAAGTAGATAGGGCTCTTTATCAAACTTTGTATTCTTTATACGGTGAAAATGCTGTAATCAGCAATAAGCAATATACATTAAATTATACAGCAGGTAATACTGTAAATAGCGTAAAACCTGAATTTTTTATTGACGGCAATAAAAAAATGCAAGAACTTGTTCCAGGTTATCCTTGGCGCGATTAGCTCAGCGGTAGAGCAGTGCCTTTACACGGCAAAGGTCGGCGGTTCGACCCCGTCATCGCGTACCACCAAACGGGCCTATAGCTCAGTTGGTTAGAGCAGCGAACTCATAATTCGTTGGTCACAGGTTCAAGTCCTGTTAGGCCCACCAAAATTCCCTAGTAGCTCAGCGGTAGAGCAGCAGACTGTTAATCTGTTGGTCCGTGGTTCGATCCCACGCTGGGGAGCCAAACAGTTGGGATATAGTGTAATGGTAACACCACGGATTTTGATTCCGTTATTCTAGGTTCGAATCCTAGTATCCCTGCCACCACAAAAATTATTTTCTTGAAAATAATAGTTAAGTTTGCTATAATATCTTTTCTCGCAAATTATTTTTAAAAAGGGCTATACACATGAAAATTTATTTTGGATCGCAAAACAAAGAAACCGTACTTGATATTGATGGTATGTTTCACACTCCCACTGAGCCAGACTTTTATTTCTACTATGGTGTAGAGTTTGGTACTAATCCTGGTGGCGATAATGAGGTAATGATCTTTGATGGATGTGATCGTAAAATTCCAGTAGACATTGAATCAATTCCAGAATTTATTGAAGCACTTCAACGTTGCTATGATATTCATACGCAGATTGAAGAAGCTGACGAGTTGAAGGCTAATCTAGAAGATGGCAACTACGAAGAATCAATCGTTTTTAATGACTGATAATCCTATCAAAGAATTATTATTTGAGCTAGGTACAAGTAGTCGAGATATAACTCTTGACTATTTGCACGCAGTCAATAAATTATTGCTAAAATATGGCGTTAATTTAGTGACCTATGGTCAAGTATTTAATTTCTTAGAATATTTAGAAGAAAATGGTTGTGTTGAAATTACAAAACACAAAAGTAATCAATATTACATAATAACTGGACTATACGAATATGGCAAAAACGTCTAGTAAAAGCAAACAAGCGCAGTATGATCTTTACAAGAGTAAACAAACTTGGAAAGCAAATCGTGAGCGTAAATTGTTGCGTGCACTACAGAAAAATCCGGGTAATGCAAAACAAATTGAAGCAGCAATAAAAAATATTACATATCGTCGCAAAACACCAAAAACCAAAGTTTGGAGTAAAACAAAGATTAAAACTGCTCAACTAATGCGACAAGTGTGTGGCAGTTGTCCTCATGACATTTTTAGTTCAAATCAAAAAGTTGCTGATCAAGTGTTAGCAAGTTTACGCACAACCTTTAATCCTAAAACTTTAGGCGATTTAAAAGTTAGCTTTAAGTTAGGAGATCGTTTGCATGGGGGTATTTGAATACTACACAATATTTTGCCTAGCAACTTCCCTAACACTTATCTATGAGTTGTTTTGGCCTGTTATTGCGCTGGCTAGGCAAGAAGGTGTAGATAATACTTTTACTCAATCTCCGCTACTAAGCATATTTATTTTCTTTGTAATAAATACTATATTGGCCCCACTGGTAGTATGGTTGTTAGTATTTCCACCTCTTTATGCTGCCGCAGTTATAGGCATCACAAAAGCAGTCAGAGAAAAATAAACTTGAATCTTTAATAGATTATTGCTATAATATTATTTCTGTTTACAAAAGGAACCAATGATGAAACTTATGCAATTTATGTACACAAAAGCTAATGGTGATCAAAGTGAGCGTGCTATTGTTGTTACACAAGAGCCTACTCACCTAGTTGCTGGCTTTGATGTTAGTGAGTTGCCTGAAACAGAATTTGAAGTATTTACTCGTGAAATGCGCGAACTAAAAAATCGTCAACATGAGGAGATGCTAGAACTTGTAGCAAAGCACGATCTAAAGCACAACTATCGTCAGTTTACTCCTAGTAAAATGACTAATGTAACTACCGAACTTATTTAAGGAAATACTATGACGCAATGGAATGACGAACTCAAATCGCAAGTAATTAAAATGTATCAGGATGCAGAACCAACGCCTGAGTCTAGCACTGAAATTATTAAAGACATCGCTGAAGAAATCGAAGCCTCACCTAACGGTGTTCGTATGGTTTTGGTTCAAGCAGGTGTTTATGTTAAAAAAGACGCTGCTGCTAAACCTAGTGGTGATAAAAAAGCTGCTGGTGATGCACCCAAGCGTGTGTCTAAAGAGTCTAGTATTGCTGATCTTAAAGCGGCAATTGAGGCTAAAGGTGGTCCAGTAGATGAAGATATTTTGAGCAAACTGACTGGTAAAGCAGCAGTTTACTTTTTGAGTGTGCTTAAAGCATAAAAACAGGCAGCCTAGTGCTGCCTTTTCTTATTTAGGAGTGTATTATGGCTCGTAAACGCACAGAACTTGAACAAGAACGCATGACTGACGCTAATATTGAGCGAGTCATTGACCTGCTTGAACCCAAAGAGCAGGGTGTTAAACCTATTACAAAAAAGGATGCTTGTCAAATCCTGGGCATGAGCTATAATACTACCAGGCTTGATCAGATTATTCAGACCCATAAAGATCGCAAGGAAAAAACTGCTAAACGTAGAGCTGAAAAGCGCGGTAAACCTGTTACCGAAGATGAAGTACAATTTATAATTCAAAGCTATCTTAGTGGCGAAACTATCAGTGAAATTAGCCAGAATACTTACCGCGGTACGCAACTTATTAAACAAGTGCTAGAGCGATACAATGTTCCTGTTCGTAAAAGTTCACCGGATTATTTTCGACCTGAATTAATTCCTGAAGGCGCAATGCAAGATAAATTTGCCGTAGGCGAAGTGGTTTATAGTGCCCGCTATGATTCTATGTGTAAAATACAGGCGGAACAAACACATCCCGAATATGGTTGGATTTATCGTGTATGGCTTCTTAGTGAGCGTTGGTTGCAAAGCGCATATCAACCTGCTTGTGAATTGGCAAGTCTTAAACACTTGCGTGAAATAGGAGTTAAAGTATAGTGGACTCAAATATACTTTATGAAAAACTAATCGAAGAAAACATGGATAAAGGTTTTCAGGTTAGACTAGTAGTTAATGATTTTAAGGATGTTACATATCTACAGCTTAGAAAATACTTTTTAAGTTATGAAGGTGATTGGATTCCTAGTCGTGAAGGTGTAAGTATTCCTGCCTCGCTACAAAATATTTATGCACTCCTAGATGGACTGTTGGATATTTGTAGCGAGGCTGAAGGTCATGAAATTATTGAAACATACGCTCGTCAGTTACTAGAAAAAGATACTTGACCCTAAGCCGTTAAAATGGTATAATATTGTATATTTGATGAGGAAACTATATGAATCGAACAATTGCTATTTTTGTACACGATCCTGTTTGTGAAGTTGAATGTGCACTGGCTATGGAAGCCGCCTTTCAAGAACATTTTACGGTTAAACTGTTTGGTATCGAGGATCTTACTGACCATTTCTTGAGTACAGTAGACATTCTTGCATTTCCTGGAGGTATTGGCGATGCTGATGAGTATGATGCTATTTTTACAGACGAACATATTGATATTGTTCGTGATTATGTTCAAAACGGTGGCAAATATCTAGGCATATGTATGGGGGCTTACTGGGCTGGTGCAAACTACTTTGATTTGTTGTGGGAAGTAGAACCTGTACAGTATATTAATCGCCCAGGTGCTGAAATTACCGATGAAGGCCCAACCACAGCAGAAGTGTTGTGGGGCAATGAGTACGAAGATATGTACTTTTATGATGGCTGTGCATTTATTGGTTGGACTCAAGATTGTGATGTAGTTGCCACCTATCAAAACGGCGATGCAATGGCTATCTATCAAGGTAATTTGGGTTTGATTGGTTGCCATCCAGAAAGCGAGCAGTGGTGGTATGATCTAGATGAACTTAACCACTGGCATGGTGGTTGGCATAATGATCTTCTTTGTGACTTTGCGATTAACCTATGACTATTAAACAATACCTAGACGCAGCAAGCCAAGCTTATTACGCAGGCTTTCCTATTATTAGTGACGAACAATTTGATCGCCTAGCTGATGCTGCTAAGTATTCAACCGTAGGCGCACAAGCTGTGGGTACTAAGTCTAAGCACTACTATCCCATGTACTCACTGCAAAAGCACTATGAGGATGAAGGTAAGCCTAATCCTCTGGCTGGCATGGGCGACGTTACTATGAGTGTTAAACTAGACGGTGCTGCTATCAGCCTGCTCTATGTAGACGGTCAATTGGTACAAGCGCTGACTCGTGGTGATGGGGTTGAGGGTCAGGTAATTACTGACAAGTTGCTTAGCAGCACTAGTCTAGTTCCACATTTTATTAGGTATACTGGCGTGCTACAAGTTACTGGTGAGATTGTGGCTCCAAGCCATATCACAAATGCTCGTAACTATGCTGCAGGCGCACTCAATCTTAAAGATACCAGTGAGTTTGCTACCAGAGCAATTAGTTTCTTTGCATATGGTGTTCAGCCGTTTGTGGGTCAAACCTATGATGCAGATATGTTTATGCTTAAACGGTTTGGCTTTAATACTGTTCAAGAAACTGACTTAGAAAAAATCTACCCTACCGACGGCGTAGTTTTTAGACTTAACAATAATCATCAGTTTGAGGAGTTGGGCTATACCAGCAAACACCCCCGCGGTGCATATGCTCGCAAAGAGCGAGCTGAACACGTAGAAACTAAATTGCTAGATGTTGAGTGGCAAGTTGGTAAAAGTGGCAAAGTAACACCAGTAGCAATCCTAGAACCAGTATTAGTAGGCGATGCAATGGTAAGCCGAGCCACACTTAACAATCCAGGATTCATTGAAGCCCTAGGCCTGGAGATTGGAGACACCGTTGCCATTATCAGGGCAGGAGAAATTATTCCCTGCGTCTTACACAAGGTAGAGGCATAGAAAATTTAGACTTGAAATGCACTGCTTAATACTGTATAATACATTATTGAATTTGAAAAAAGCCAAATGAAAATCAAAATTCCAACTACTTGTCCGTGTTGCGACTATACACTAGAGCTTGTCAATGACCAACTTTTTTGTCGTAATCAAGCCTGTAGCGCACAGCTAGGCAAAAAGTTGGAGCATTTTTGCAAGACATTGGGCATCAAAGGCATGGGTGCTAAAACACTAGAGAAACTTCAGCTAACTGATATTACTGAGATTTACTATCTCGAACTCGATCAAATTATTGCATCATTGGGTAGTGAAAAAATCGCAGTAAAATTGTTAGATGAAATTGATAAGTCTCGTAATAGTGATTTAGCAACCATCCTACCTGCTTTTAGTATTCCACTAGTAGGAAACACTGCTTCACAAAAAATTGCTAAAATGGTAGAATCCATTGATGACATTACTCAAGAACAGTGTAAACAAGCAGGTTTAGGAGAAAAAGTTACTAATAATCTAATCTCTTGGCTAGAGACAGATTTTGTAGAAATGAGGGAGTTTTTGCCATTCTCTTTCAAAACAAGCAATAAGCCAGTAGCCAATGTAAGTGCCGAAAGCGTCTGCATAACTGGTAAATTAACTTCATTTAAAAACAAGGCGGAAGCCACTAAAGCGCTAGAAGATATGGGATTTAAGGTTACTGAGTCAGTAACTAAACAAACTAATTATCTAGTTGATGAAGATAATAAAGGCAGCTTAAAACGTACCAAGGCCGATCAACTCGGCATTACAATTATCGAAAACTTATCACAATTTTTAAACGAGAAAAAATATGACTGAAAAAACTAAAAAGTGGTCTGACGAAGCCGTTGCCAACCTTCTTGCAATTGTTGGACGCGAGTCCCCTGTATCGGTTGCTAAAGTTGAAGAGGCTGCTGAAGCATTGGAAGTATCTACCCGTAGTGTAGCTGCCAAACTGCGTCAGCTTGATCGCGAAGTCGCTAGTATGGCTAAAGAAAAAGTTAGTGCATTTTCTGACGAAGAAAGTCAGGGACTGTTTAAGTTTGTTACCAGCAATTCTGGTCGGTTTACTTACAAGCAAATTGCCGAGTCTTTTGCTGATGGAAAGTTTACTGCTAAACAGATTCAAGGTAAACTGCTTGCACTTGAGTTGACCGGCAATGTTAAACCTGCTGAAAAAGTAGAAGTTGCTCGTAGTTATACCGATGCTGAAGAAGCAAAATTCATCTCTATGGCTGAGCGCGGTAGCTATATCGAAGATATTGCTAAGGCTCTTGACAAAACCGTTGCCTCGGTTCGTGGTAAGGCTCTTAGCCTGACTCGCAAAGGGCAAATTGCAAAGATCCCTGCTCAGCGTGAGTCGCACGCTAAAGATCAGGTTGATCCTATTGTAGCACTTGGCGAGCGTATCGCTAGTATGACCGTTGCAGAAATTGCAGCTGCAGTTGACAAAACTGAGCGCGGTCTACGTACTCTGCTTACCCGTCGCGGCATCAATGTTGCTGACTATAAGGGCGCTGATAAAAAGGCCAAAGCAGAAGCAAAAGCTGCTGCTTAATAGTCATTAGGCAGTAAGGCCGGGAGTTTTTATAGGCTCCCGGCCTTTTTTACTTTGGAAACCAGTAAATGAAAGTTACAATTACATACCACGACTCTGAGTCGTTTACTGTCGAAGAAGTAGTAAAACAAGCAGTACATAACTATGGTCGTTTAGCTCAAGTAGAAGTAATGCCTGAGTCTACAATGGCCTATGATCATATCTATTTTGGATTACAACAACTTGTTACACACGAACAGTTAAGTTTGTTATTTGATCGTGGTAGTGGGTATCAACAAGATATTAAGCGGTTACGCGATCAAATTATTTATAAGGTAACAGAAATCGTAGACCAAGTAATCATAGATAATGAATCTAAGGTAGGTTAATATGGATGTTTCAGCCGTAGTCTTAAATAAGCTGCTTCAAGAGCAGAGCTTGGATATCTGGGCTAAATTGAAGCTAGTGTTTTTAGACCCGGCTTACTCGTCCTTGTATAGTGTTATCAATAAGCATTATGAAAAATACAATGCTATTCCTAATTTTGATGACCTAGAACTTACACTGCGAGAAGGTCCGGCAGCAAAAACTCTAGCAACATTAAAGCTAACTGAAGTTCCTGATGTAAGTGCTGAAATAGCCCTTGATGCGCTTATTGATCAGTATACACAAAACGAAACAATAAAATTAATAGACAAGTTTATAGATAAACTGCCACTTTACGACTCAAACGAAATAAAAGAAAATTTAGCCACAATTGCACTTACAATTGAAGAAAAGACACATACCAGTGAAAAAGTCTTTACTATGGCCGATATTATGATGTTTCAGCATCCCGAAGAATTGGAGAAAGAACGTGTTTATCTTGGGCTTAATAATACTTTTGATGCTGTACTTGGTGGTGTGGCTAGACAAGAACTCATCCTCATTGGAGGCAAAAGGGGTAGCGGTAAAAGTATTACTAGTAGTAACATTTTTGTTAATCAGTATGAGTCTGGAAATAGTAGTCTTTACTTTTCTATTGAAATGACCGCGTATGAGACTATGCAAAGAAACCTGGCAATTTTAGCCAATGTAAATTTGCAAAATCTTAAACAAAATAAATTAACTGACCAAGAACTATTAAGAGTAGTAAATGCTAGATCTGGGATGTTTGAAGGCGCGGAATCACTAGTAGATGAATTCTTACGACACCGTGATAGATTTAAATTCGAAGAAACACTAATCAGAAACTTTAAGCTAAAGCCAGATAATCAAATGATTATTGTAGATGACAGAGACTTGACCCTAGGGGCTATTGACCTACACATTGGTAAAACTAAAGCTAAGTTTGGTGATAAACTAGGCGTTGTAGTAGTAGACTATGTTAATCAAATTGTCCTAGAAGGTAATAGTCAATACGATTGGCAACCACAAATTGAAGTCTCAAAGAAATTAAAGAACTTGGCTAGAAAGTACGAAGTGGTAATAGTAAGTCCTTATCAAATCGACGCTACTGGTGAAGCCAGATTTGCCAAGGGTATCTTAGATGCAGCAGATATAGCACTAGTAATGGAGGCACATGAAAAAGACGCACAAGCAATTAGTTTTGAAACAACAAAGATCAGGGGCGGAAAAGAGATGGCTTTTACATGCCCTATTGATTGGGACACACTCAGAATATCCCCCCAAAGTATTGATCGCCCATCTAAAAAAGAACCTGTCAAAAAAGCAGGTAAAAAAACAGATAATCAAACACAAGAACTCGCAACTGATTTACCTTGGGACGCATAGAGATGGATCCTGTTTTAGACTTGATTCAAAAAAACGGATTGCAGTATCAGGTGTCCGGTCGAGACTACTTGATCAAATGTTTAAACCCAGAACACCCAGATACAAATCCGAGTTTTCGCATAGATCGTATCAGTGGCCTAGCTCATTGCTTTAGTTGTGGATTTAAAACTAATATATTCAAATATTATGGGGTTTTTACTAATCCTATACCTATAAAGATTGCTAAACTAAAAGAAAAACTGCAGGAGTTAAAAACTTGGGCAGTAGGGCTAGAGCTTCCAACAGGAGCTACACCCTATACTAAAACTTTTCGGGGAATTAGTCAACAAACACTAAAATACTTTGAGGCTTTTTATACTCACAGTGTAGAAAAACTTGCGGATAGAATTATATTTCCTATTAAAGATATAACTGGAAAAACAGTTGCTTATGTAGGCAGACACACTTTGTCAAACGGTAATCCTAGATATTTAAATTATCCTAGTAAAGTACAGCTTCCACTATTTCCACCACAAGTACCTGCAGGCTATAAAAGTCTGGTACTTGTGGAAGGAATATTTGATATGCTTAATCTTTATGACAAAGGATTAAGAAATGTTAGTTGTACGTTTGGTACAAATACATTGCAAGCAGATACAAAGCTAAAATTACTGCCTTTTAAAGCACAGGGTGTTAGTCATATATACATATTATTTGACGGCGATGACGCAGGCAGAAAAGCTGCACAGATTATAAAACCAATTATTGAAGAATCGGAATTTATCGTAGAAATAATTAAACTACCAGATGATACAGATCCTGGCGAACTAGACCAGATTGATGTACAAAGCATTAGTGAATATATTAAAAAATAACTTGATTTTACTAGTCGAATACGCTATAATAAAGTATTGGAGAATTTATGAAAAAAGTTGCACTTATTGATAAAGCACCTAATCGTACCAGATATGCTGATCATTTTCCATTTGAATTTGATCACTTTCATATGAGTCAGGTTCCTATTACAAAATTACTGAAAAAAGACGTTACACTTGAGTTCGACCCTAAACCGTATGATCTTATTATTCTAGTAGGCGCTGAAGCAGCTAAAGAATATGCTAAAGTTACTAGTGTAACTAATTATGCTGGTCAGCTAGTAAATGAAAAATTTGTGTGTATTACAAATCCAGCTATGCTGGCATTTAAACCCGAAGGTAAACCTGACTTTCAACGAGCTGTAGATAAGATTCTTAAGTATTATAATGATAGTGTTGCTGCACCTACTACTGGTGATTTTGCTGGTATTGATGACACAGACCAAGCCAAAGCCTACTTGCAAGAAATCTTGGCAAATGCCCAAGGTTATGTAGCTTGGGATACGGAAACAACTGCACTATATCCGCGTGATGGATACGTGCTTGGAGTTTCGCTAACCTACAAGGCCAAGCAAGGCCGATACATTCTTACAGATTGCATGGATGAAGAATGTATCCAGCTACTGCAACAAATTGCTAATGAGTTTGAGACTATCTTTCATAACATGAAGTTTGACTACAAGATGATTAAATATCATCTTGGCATTGACTTTAATAGGGCTAAAGTACATGATACTATGGTTATGCATTATGCTCTAGACGAGACCGATAGTCATGGATTAAAACAACTAGCACTAAAATACACTGATTATGGTGACTATGATAGCGCACTGGATGAGTTTAAGCGGGACTATTGTAGTCAACACGGAATTTTTCAAGAAAACTTTAGCTATGACCTAATTCCGTTTAATATTATTAGCGAATACGCCAGTATTGACACAGCAGTAACTTACGAACTATTTCACAAGTTTTTGCCAATCTTACAGGCTAATCAAAAACTATGGTGGGTTTATAAAAATTTGCTGGTAGACGGCACACTGTTCCTTATGGATATGGAAGAAGTGGGTATTCCAATCTGTAAAGATCGTATGCAAAGGGCTAACTTGTATCTTGAGGACGAGATTCAACGTGCTAAAGAAGTGGTATTTAGTTTTGATGCAGTAAAACAGTTTGAACAAGCTAGTGGCAAAATCTTTAATCCTAATAGTGTAATGCAATTGCGAGAGGTATTATTTGACTATTTGGGGTTAGAACCAACTGGCAAGAAAACTGGCACCGGTGCTATTAGTACTGATGCAGAAGTTTTAGCACAACTTGCAGAAGAACATGAATTGCCAGGCGCAATCTTAAAAGTGCGTCAATTAAGTAAAATTCAAAATACCTATATTCAAAAAATCTTACCGGAACTAAACAAAGATGGGCGAATTCGTACAAATTTTAATCTTATTTTTACCACTAGTGGCCGGTTGTCTAGTAGTGGCAAATTTAACGCTCAGCAGATTCCACGCGACAATCCAATCATCAAAGGCTGTATCCGTGCACCAGCTGGATACAAAATAGTCTCACAAGACTTGGCTACTGCAGAAATGTATTACGCTGCCGTGCTCAGTGCAGACAAAAATCTACAACAAGTATTTTCCAGCGGCGGCGACTTTCACAGCACAATTGCTAAAATGGTTTTTAACTTGCCGTGTCCTGTGGAAGAGGTTAAGAAACGTTATCCTAGTATGCGGCAAAGTGCTAAAGCAATCAGTTTTGGTATTCTTTATGGTAGTGGCCCAAGTAAAGTTTCGCAAACTGTATCAAAAGCTACCGGCGAAGTATATCCAGTTGAACAGGCTAAAGAAGATATTAAGGCTTACTTTACCAAATTCAACAAACTAAAACGTTGGCTTGATGAGCGTAAAGACTTTATTGAACAAAATGGATTTACTTATTCATTTTTTGGTCGTAAGCGTAGGCTTCCTAATGTATTTAGTAGCGATAAGGGTATTGCAGCACACGAAGTACGCAGCGGTATTAATGCTGAAGTACAGTCATTAGCCAGTGACGTTAATTTGCTTGCGGCTATGCGAACTGCTAGACATATTGTGCAAGAGGGCCTTGATGCAAAGATTTTTATGCTTGTACATGATTCTATTGTAGCCATAGTTAGAGAAGATCATGTAGATGATTATTGTCAAATACTTAAACTAAATACTCAACACGATCATGGTTGCAGCATTGCTGGTACGCCTATTGGTGTAGACCAAGATATTGGCGACGATTATAGTTTTGGAGATTTTAAGGCTACTTATGAATTTACTGGAGATAAGCTGGCCCGTATTTAGACTAGGTGAACATAAACCAATTCAAGAAGATGACCTTATTTACTACTCTAAGGAGTATGTAGATAAGGTCACGTTAGAGACTAAAGTAGGTTTACGTATTGTAGATGATAAATCTGTGCAAGGAGCTACCCTAGGATTGCGTAGATTGAGTATAGTAGACGCAAAACTATTTCCTATACGTCAAGCAGTATACTTTTTAGGTGATTTGATTAAAATAGCCAAACAAACAACTTGGTTTATTGATAACAGCGGAAAAATATTCCAGTACAGAAAATCTAGCCGCGCCAAGCTGACTGCGCACAAGATTAAAAAAGTTTTGCCGCTTGATGGTATGGGTGCTATAGTAGAAGTGGATGGTCTACCTCAGCGATTTAAGTGTATGTATGCTCCTAAACCAGAGCAATACTATGCAGGCATACTTCGCTGGGGCCTAGGCTATATATTATATGGATTTTATAATGAAGCATTTAAAGCAACACACAGGTTAGTATAATGGCAAAAGCAATTATTTCTAACAGAATTTACCTAGACAATCCAGGTGTAGAAGAGTCTAAACGTATAATAAAAACACTTACCTATAAAATCCATAAAGACACTGGCAGTAAGCAATTTAGTACAGTAGAAACTATCAGAAACTATAAATTGCTGCCTAAAGGCATTTTAAGTATACCGCAAGGTAGATTAGATTTAATACCTAGTAATTATGAGATTGTAGACAAACGCATAATTTTACCGGCTCCATTTCCAGAGCCAAAATTTCCTCTACGCGATTCACAGTTGGCAGTATATGAAGAAATTACAGATACTTGTTTTATCAATGCTCTTGTGGGCTGGGGCAAAACTTTTACAGCCCTACACGTGGCTAGGAAACTGGGGCAGAAAACACTGGTTGTTACGCACACCACAGCATTACGAGACCAGTGGATTGAAGAAGTAGAAACATTATTTGATATGCAAGTAGGTGTCATTGGTGGCGGCAAACTAGATTGGGAAGACCATGCTATTACAGTAGCCAATGTTCAGACTTTGGTAAAACACAGCGCTAAACTAGCCAAAGAATTTGGTACTATAATCTTAGATGAAGCGCATCACTGTCCTGCTAATACTTTTTCACAATTAATAGATGATTTTCATGCCCGTTACAGAATAGCACTTAGTGGTACTATGAACAGAAAAGACGGAAAACATATAATGTTTCCGGACTTTTTTGGCAGTAAAGTATACAGGCCACCACAATCGCATACCCTAAATCCAGAAGTTAAACTAATACAAACTGGTATTGCTCTTAAACCTGGTGCAACTTGGGTAGAAAAAATCAACGCACTCACTGAGGATCAAGACTATCAAGCATTTATCTCACAACTAGCAAAAATTCAAGTAGCACTTGGTCATCAAGTTTTAGTTATTGCAGACAGAGTTGGATTTTTACAAAAGGTAAAAGAATATGTTGGAGAAACGTGTGTGCTGGTTACTGGCGAAACCAATTTTGAACAACGTCAACAAATCAAGCAGCAACTACTCACAAAAGAAAAAATGTGCATTGCTGGTAGCCGCCAAATCTTTAGCGAAGGTATCTCCATAAATTCGCTTAGTTGTGTTATCTTAGCAGTACCAATTGCAAATGATAGTTTGCTAGAACAGATTGTAGGCAGAATTCAGCGACAACACGATGATAAACTGCAACCAGTAGTCTTAGATATGCAATTTGCGGGTTATCAAGACAAAAAACAAAATAGGGATAGGCTAGGATTTTATATGCGTAAAGGTTGGGACATTGAACTGGTATAAAAATTTACACTTGTAAATCCAACTTTACTGTGATATAATATATTCTTAGATCAGAGAAATGACTTTATTTTTTAACCTTAAAATCCTAGAACGAGATACACAATGCAATGCCGAATACATGGTAGAAGCATTGCACAAGTTTTATCTAGGTGTGACTATACCAAAAAATGTTCACGAAAAATACAAGCCATTACCCAGACTACGAGCAGGAAGTAGTTTTTTACTAAAGCCTGAGCAATTTTTCAATAACACGGGCATAGACTCAGCATATAGAGCACAATATATTAGATTAGCCGGATTACGCAATTATGGTTTATATAAAACTTACGGCATTAAATCACTAGATTTAACACTATATCCTGACATTGACTTAAACAAAATAAAGTCAAACCCGCTTTTAATAATCGCAAACAAACAAATTAAATTTATACACGAGGAAACTTAAAAATGGCACTTAGCTTTAAGCAAACAAAAGGTCGCGCACAAAAATCTTCAGTTGAAAGCTACGAATACAAAGACGGCGAGAATGTTGTCCGATTGATTGGCGGTGTACTACCCCGTTATGTATATTGGGTTCGTGGTACTAACAACAAAGATATTCCTGTAGAGTGTCTTGCGTTTAGCCGTGACAAAGAGAAATTTGACAACTTGGAAAAAGATTGGGTTCCTGAATTTCACCCTGATCTCAAGTGCTCGTGGAGCTATGCAGTTAACTGTATTGACCCTAAGGACGGAAAAGTCAAAGTTCTTAACCTAAAAAAGAAACTTTTTGAACAAATTATTACAGCAGCAGAAGATCTTGGTGATCCTACCGATCCTGAGACTGGTTGGGATGTAGTATTTAAACGAGTAAAAACTGGGCCTCTTACCTATAACGTGGAATACACACTGCAAGTTTTGCGTTGTAAGCCCCGTAAGCTAACTGCTCAGGAACTTGAATTGGCCGCAAAAGCACTGCCTATTGATGAAAAATATCCTCGTGCAAACCCTGATGAAGTAAAAGCATTGCTGGAAAAACTTCAAGCTGGTGTAGAAGAAGAAAATTCTCAAAGCGAACAAGAAGCCGTAAAAGAGCTAGGTTAAACAACAAGCCCGCTAAGGTATTTGCTTTAGCGGGCTATTTTGTCTGGTATAACATGAACATATTATTTACAGCAGATATACACATAAAACTGGGTCAAAAAAACGTCCCGGTTGATTGGGCTAAAAACAGATTTCAGTTATTTATTGAACAGTTTCAAAAAATGCAACGGCACGCTAACTTAGTAGTTTTAGGCGGGGATATATTTGACAGACTTCCAACTATGGATGAGGTTGAGCTATACTTTGACCTAATTGCTAGTATTGATATAGAGTGTATTGTCTACCCAGGCAATCACGAAATGCTTAAAAAAGACACTACATTCTTAAGCTATTTAAAACGTGCTACTACTAGGATCAATCCACTAGTAACTATTGTAGATGATTTCTATACCAGACACGGTATTGATTTTATACCCTACAATAAGCTAAAAGAACTGGAAACTACCAAGTACACCTTTAATGAAAAGATTTTGTGTACTCATGTTCGTGGCGAAATTCCACCACACGTTAAACCAGAAATTGATCTAGCACTATTTGATCGCTGGCAAAAAGTACTAGCAGGAGATTTACACAGTTATGAAAACTCACAAAGAAATATTATATATCCAGGCAGCCCTTATACTACTAGCTTTCATCGTAACAGGGTTGATACGGGCGCTGTTTTATTAGAAACAAAAAATTTAACACACGTTTGGATGCCATTTCAACTTCCGCAGCTTATTAAGCAAACTATAGGTGTGCACGACCCTAAACCGCAAACGCTGTTCGATCACACAATCTATGAAATTGAGGGTGATTTACACGAACTAGGGCAGTTGGAAGATAGCGATCTTATTGATAAAAAGGTAGTTAAACGCGCACAGGAAACTCAGCTAATTCTAGATCCAGAACTTAGCCTAGGCGAAGAAGTCAAAGAATATTTAACCTATATTCTACAACTTAATGAGGACGCAGTTTCAGAAACACTAAAAGAATTTTACAATTACTCGGACAAGCTAGAACTATGATAACACTAAAAGAACTACGCTGGTCTAATGCTTTTAGTTATGGTGAGAACAATAGGATTGATTTTACACAAAGTCCACTTACTCAGCTTGTGGGTAAAAATGGACATGGTAAAAGCAGTGTTGCATTAATACTAGAAGAAGTCCTATTCAACAAGAATAGTAAAGGCATTAAAAAAGGCGATATTTTAAATCGTTATATTAAAGACAAACACTATCAAATTGAACTTGTATTTGATAAAGACGGCTGCGAATATAGGATTGAAACAAAGCGCGGCACACAACAACAAGTAAAACTTTATAAAGGCCTAGAAGATATTAGTGGACATACAGCCACTACTACCTATAAACTTGTAGAACAGTTAATTGGTATTGATCACAAAACCTTTTCACAAATTGTTTATCAAAGCCATGCAGGTAGTCTAGAGTTTTTAACTAGTGCTGATACTGCTAGAAAGAAGTTTTTAATTGAACTACTTAATTTAGGCAAATATACTCAGGCTGGAGAAGTATTTAAGCAAGCAGCAGCGGAAGTAGGTAAAGACCTTGCACAAGCACAAGCTAAGTTAGATACTATTCAGCAGTGGATTAATAAGTATAGTAAAACAAGTTTTGAAGCAAAAGGCTATACTCCAGTATCCATTTTAGACGATAGTCTAGTTGCAGAAGCTAGTAGACTATCGACTACTATTCAGGATATTGAAAAAACTAATAAAAAAATTACGCAAAATAATACTTATAAACAGTTAAAAGATAAAATCAATTTATTGCCATTGCCACATAAACCTGATGGCGATATAAGCGTGTCAATAACTAAAAAAGCTGAGTACGATAAAACTATACAAGATGCAACCATGTTTAAAAAGAAAATGGAAACATTGCATGGTAATTGTCCAACGTGTTTACAAACTATTGATGAAACAAAAACTAAAAATTTAATCACAGAGCAAGATGGGATTGTTTTAGTTGCTAAAGCGCAAGGCGAACGAGAAACTAAACGTATTAAAGAATACAATGACCAACTTAACAGTTGGAATATTGCAAAACGCAATCAAGAAGAGTGGGAAAAGTACCATCAATTAATAGATACAGAATTGCCAGATAGTCTATTAGATGAAGCAATATTACAAAAACAATTAAAAGATTTGCAGCAACAAATAGCAAAAACAAAACAAGATATTGCCAATGCAGAAAAATATAATCAAGAAGTAACAGTCCATAATAATCGACTAGAATTGATTAAATCACAAATAGTTGAAATGGAAGTAGAACTTGATGAGTGGACTGCAAAAGCAAAACAATTAACTGCAAAATTAAATACTGTTAATACTTTAGTGAAAACATTTAGTACAACAGGATTAGTAGCGTATAAAATTGAAAATCTTGTTAAAGACCTAGAAGGCATCAGTAATGAGTATCTAGGCGAACTTAGTGGTGGCAGATTCCAAATCAGTTTTCAAATTAGTGGTAGTGATAAATTAAATGTTATTATTACTGATAATGGAATAGATATTGATATACTTGCGCTTAGTGGCGGTGAACGAGCCAGAGTTAATGTGGCAACATTATTAGCAATTCGTAAACTAATGCAAAGTTTAAGTCAAAGCAGGATAAATCTATTAGTTTTGGATGAAACTATAGAAGCCTTAGATGTAGATGGTAAGGAGAAATTAATTGAAGTCTTACTTAAAGAAGAATCTCTCAATACTATCCTCGTTAGTCACGGATTCAGCCACCCCTTATTGGAAAAGGTACACGTTGTTAAACGAAACAACATTTCTAAAATCGAGGGATAATAATATGTATAAAATCGAACACGTAATCAATGCTAAAGCTACTGCTGTTGTAGCTGGCAGAGAAACTGAACTTTTTGTTGGTGATACAATTACTGAAGATCAGCTTGCTACATTAAAAGTATATGGCGATAAGCTAATTTATAGGATTGATCAAAACTGTACTGGAGAAGTATGTGGGGTTGATATTGAGGCATTTTTGCCACAACCTTCCACAGTTTATGCAGAACCAGAAGAGTCGCCACCAATTCCGCCAACTATTACAGATGCACTACTTAAGAAGTAATGGTAGACTCTAGGGCTAAAGGCGCTAGAACTGAATTAGTAATCAGGGATCTTCTCAGAAAATATACCCGTTTGGGATGGGAGAGGGTTCCTGGTTCGGGTGCACTAGATGAAAAACATGGATTAAAAGGTGATCTTTACATCCCTAACTGTAACAACATATTTTGTGTTGAGGCCAAGGGATACGCAGATGATCATTTAACTAGCGCTGTATTAACATCTAAGTCACCACAACTACTAGAATTTTGGCAACAAACTTTACGTCAAGCAAAACAAGTAAATAAACTACCATTACTGATCTTTAAGCATGATCGTAGTAAAATATTTGTAGCGTTTAGCAGTGATTATTGCATACCAGAAACTTATAATCACTTCTATATATCAAGAGATCCTTATAGTTTTTATGTTTCGCTACTTGAAGATTGGTTGACATATGAGCGACCAGAATTTGTCACTTGACTAATCACTAAAATTTTAGTATAATACTAGATGAAAAATATTTTAATAAAGCCAACCTTAGACTGGATATATCATGATTTTAAATCCAATCGTTATCGGTTTATTATGGAGCTGGTTGCTTGGACTCTTAGTATTGGGTGTGCTGCTATCATGGCTGGAACAGTACCAAACCCTCCACTTATGGCTCTTTATCCCGCTTGGATTACTGGTTGTACTATTTATGCCTGGTGTGCTTGGTCTAGGCGCTCATTTGGTATGCTGGCTAACTACCTCCTGCTTGTCTCCATTGACGCATTTGGCTTTATAAGGTTAATAACTACAGGATAATATGAGTAAAACATTTCAACAAGTCTCAGAACAAGAAAACTGCTTGATGGTAGTAGATGCACTTAATTTAGCATTTCGCTGGAAACATAGTGGTGCTACAGATTTTGCAGAAGATTATAAACGCACAATAGAAAGTCTTAAAAAAAGTTATAAAGCTCGCTGGGTTGTTATTGCGGCAGATCAAGGCTCCAGTAGTTATCGCAAAGAAATTTATCCTGAATACAAGCAAAATCGCAAAGATAAATTTGCTGAACAAACTGAAGCAGAAAAAGCAGCTTTTGAATTGTTCTTTGAAGATTATCAGGCTAGTTTAGATCACATTCGTGAAACTACAGATTACCCTGTAATTCAATTTAAACAAACTGAGGCAGATGATATTGCTGCATATATTACTAGTATTCGTAATCTGTTACCTGTTGTTGATCATATCTGGCTGATTTCAAGCGATAAAGACTGGGATTTGCTTATTGACAATAATACTAGTAGATTTAGTTATGTAACTCGCAAAGAAGTTACCGCTAATAATTGGCACACACACTATACTTTTTCACAGGAAGATTATATTAGTATAAAATGTTTAATGGGTGATGCTGGTGATAACGTGCTAGGTGTAGAAGGTATTGGCCCTAAACGCGCACAACAATTAGTTGAGGAATACGGCACCGCAATAGACATAGTGGCAGAACTACCTATTGAAAGTAAACTAAAGTATATTAAAACACTAAATCAAAGTGGGGATAGAATTTTACTCAACTACCAACTTATGGATTTAGTCACCTTTTGCAGGGATGCACTTGGTGATAATACTAAACAAATTGACACAATCTTAAACAAATATATAAAATTATGATACCTACTGTTAATGGCGGCACATTTTATACACATACAGGTAACGGAAACGGTTTTGTTACTCATACTGTTAAAATTCCTAGTCTAGTCAACGACCATAAATTTTTACCAAAACGTCAACATCGCACAGATGCCGGAGCAGATTTATTTAGTACAATTACTACTAGTATTTCTCCTGGCGAACAAACACTAATAGATTGTGGCGTGGCTGTTAAAATTCCAGAAGGTTATGCTGGATTTGTTTTTAATCGTAGCTCACAAGGTAAATTGGGAATTACTATTCCGCATAGTGTTGGAGTAATTGACAGCGATTATCGTGGAAATATTATGGTTATCCTAAAAAATATAGGAACTGAACCATACAGGATTGAGGCGGGAGTAACCCGAGTTGCACAACTAGTAATTATGCCTGTGGTATTGGCAGAATTTGTAGATGTGTGGAATGATACACAACGTGGTACTGGCGGATTTGGCAGTACAGGAGCATAAGGAATAATATGACAGTTTCAACAAGAGCACAAGTAATTACACGTCGTACCTATAATAGACCAACTTCAGACGACGGAAAACAATTTGAAACTTGGCAAGAAACAGTTGCTAGAGTAATTGATCATCAAGCATGGTTGTGGGAACGTGCTCTTGGCCGTGAACTCAATGACCATGAATATGCAGAACTCTATGATTTAGAACAGTTAATGCTTGATCGTAAAGTTTTAATGAGCGGCCGTACACTTTGGCTAGGCGGTACTCAAGTAGCTAAAACACGTGAAGCTAGTCAATTTAATTGCAGTTTTACTCATGTAGAAACTGTTTATGATGTAGTTGATGTACTCTGGCTGCTTTTACAAGGTTGTGGTGTAGGCTTTAAACCTATTGTAGGTACTCTTAATGGATTCTCCAAACCAATTAAGAATATCAAAACAATTCGCAGTATACGCACAAGCAAAGGCGGACTAGAGTACAATACGGAAACTTGGGATGCAGAAACTAAAACTTGGACATTACAAATCGGTGACAGTGCGGAAGCTTGGGCTAAATCTATTGGCAAACTTATGGCTGGTAAGTATCCCGCTGATACTCTAGTTCTGGATTTTAGCCAGCTACGTCCCGCAGGTGAAAGGTTAAAAGGTTATGGGTGGATTTCTTCAGGTGATACTGCTATTAGTACTGCATATACTGCTATTGCCAATATCCTTAATGGTAGGGCTGATAGTCTACTTACTAGGATGGATATTCTGGACATTGTTAATCATCTCGGGACTATCCTTAGTAGTCGTAGAAGTGCTGAAATTGCTCTTTTTGACTATGGTCAACCCGAATGGGAAGAGTTTGCGGTAGCTAAAAAAGATTGGTGGTTGCATAATAACGAACACCGTACGCAAAGCAATAATTCATTAGTGTTTAAAGAAAAGCCGCTGCGCGAAGATCTAGAAAAGATTTTTCATCTTATGCAGGAAGCAGGCGGTTCGGAGCCAGGTTTTATTAATGAAGTAGAAGCACTGCGCAGAGCACCTTGGTTTAAAGGTGCAAATCCTTGTGTAGAAATTCTCTTAGGCAACAAGAGTTTTTGTAACCTAACAGAAACTGACTTGGCTAAGTTTAAGGGTGATAATGCAGGACTTCACGCTGCTATTCGCCTAGCTGCTCGTGCCAATTATCGTCAAACTTGTGTTGACTTGCAAGACGGTATCTTACAAGAATCTTGGCACCTAAACAACTATTTTATGCGTCTTTGTGGTGTAGGTTTAACTGGTATTGCAATGCGTCCAGATATGGGTAGTTATGACTACGAATATCTAAAACGCACAGCAACTAGTGCTGCGGTTGGAATGGCTCAAGAACTTGGACTGCCCAGCCCTAAAAACGTAACTTGCATTAAGCCTAGTGGTACAGTTAGTAAAATTATGGATACGACCGAGGGTGTTCATAAACCACTTGGTAAATACATTTTTAATAATGTACAGTTTTCTAAGCACGATCCGGTTGTAGAAAAACTACGGGATGCAAACTACAATGTTATTAATCATCCAGTAGATGATAGTGGTGTGTTGGTAACTTTTCCAGTATGCTGGGATGGTGTAGTATTTGATAAAGTCGATGGCAAAGAAGTTAACTTGGAAAGCGCAGTTATACAACTAGACAGGTATAAATTGTTACAAACTTCGTGGAATCAACAAAATACTAGCGTAACTATTAGCTATGATCCTAGCGAAATTAATAGTATTATTGATTGGCTAATGGATAACTGGGATTGTTATGTAGGTGTTAGTTTTATTTATCGCACAGATCCTACAAAAACAGCTAAAGATCTAGGTTACCTCTACTTGCCACAAGAAGTTGTAGACGAGCGCACTTACCGAGACTATGCAGCTCAATTACGACCAGTTGTACTAGACGATGCTAATAGTTTTGATGAAATTATTGGTGAAGACTGCTCTACTGGCGCTTGCCCAATTAGGTAATAATATGTCACAAGAATTTACTTTTACAATTACTAAAGAGGAAGCTAATGTAATCCTAGTAGCATTACAAGAACTTCCAGGAAAAATTTGTAATCCACTTAGCGAAAAATTGCGAAAGCAAGCGCTATCACAACTAGAAGGCCGTGTGATTCATCACAATATTGAGGAAGGCATTGCTGTTGAAGAGCGCATGAGTGGTGGGTAATGCAAAAAACAATTTTATCGTTGTTTGACTACAGCGGTAATTGGCCCAAATACTACAAAGAAGCTGGTTACAATGTACTACAAGTAGATATTAAATATGGTATTGATATACTAAAAATATCTGCTAGAGATTTGCCTAATCAAATACACGGTATTTTAGCTGCTCCGCCCTGCACAGATTTTGCAGGTAGCGGAGCACAATACTGGAAACAAAAAGACCAAGACGGAAGAACTGATGCTAGCCTAAAACTAGTAGACAAAGTTTTGCAAATGGTAGATTACTACAATCCAGAATTCTGGGCACTGGAAAATCCAGTAGGCAGATTGCAAAAACTTAGGCCTCAATTGGGTGATCCTTGGTATTTTCAACCGCACTGGTTTGGTGATCCTTATACCAAGAAAACTGGATTGTGGGGCAAATTTAACCGTGACTTGCCTAAAACTCCGGTTGAGCCCGACCCTAATTCATGGATAATGAAACTGGGTGGCAAGTCGGAACGAACTAAAGAATTACGATCAATGACACCGCTAGGGTTTGCTTTTGCATTTTTCCTAGCTAATCCATAGGAGATTATATGGCAGAAACTTATACACCTACAAGCGGCATGGCAAGCGCAGCTAAACGTGCGCTTGCGTGGCATGAAGATGGTAAACCTGGTGGTACACTAGTAGGTTTAGCTCGTGCTAATCAACTTAAAAATCGTGAGCCATTAAGTGCTAGTGTAGTACTTAGAATGTTTAGCTTTTTTAGCCGACACGAAGTAGATAAACGTGCAACTGGTTTTAATAGTGGCGAAGAAGGCTTTCCAAGTAAAGGTAGGGTAGCTTGGGATTTGTGGGGTGGTGATGGTGGTTATACTTGGTCTGAGCAAAAACGCAATCAAATTATGCGAGATCGCGAAGGCAAAGCTATTAAACTAGTCAAAATTACTACAAAATCTGAAATGCCTGATTATATGCTTAATGCAATGGCTCAATACCTAGAAGATTACGCTAATCAAAATATTAGTGAAAGTTTAGAAACATTTGGTCAGTTTATGTATCACGCTCAGCTATTACGCAACTGTCACCTAGATACTTACTTACTAGATTTGCATATGGTTGAACAACCATACAGAGATATTCTAGTAGATGTATTTATGGAATTAGATGAATAATAAAAAAGCCCCTTAGTAGCAATACTAAGGGGCTTTTTTTAATTATTATAGGCTAAAATAATTTGTTTGCACATTTGACTGCGTACAATATCTTCGTCTAAAAATCTAACTACTTCAATATTTTTTAAACCTTCTAGTCGGTTGACTGCATCTTCTAATCCGCTGTCTATAATATCTACTTGTTTAGGGTCACCGCTTAGGATAACTTTGCAGTTTTTACCTATACGGCTTAGCAGCATTTTTAACTCTATTTTAGTCAAATTTTGCGCTTCGTCTACTAAAATTACAGTATCGTCAAAGCTACTACCACGCATAAAACCTATTGGTTTAGGCTCGATATTTTTATTTTTTAGTGCATATTGATAAAAACCGTGACCTAGTGTGCGGTTAAATACACTGTCAAAAGGCGCTAAATACGGAGCATATTTTTCATCAATAGCACCAGGTAAAAATCCCATACCGCGGCCGGTTTCTACGTTGGGTCTAGTAAGAACAATTTTATCAATGCGTTTATAGAATAATTCGCAAGCAGCATAACTAGCGGCAACGTATGTTTTTCCTGTTCCTGCACTGCCAATTCCAAAAACTACGTCGCTGTTGTGTATTGCTTCAAGATAAATACCTTGAATATAATTAAGTGGTTTAACCTCAGTAAAAGTAGTTTTACTGGGCTTTTCAGATTTTTCGGATTTATCTTCGCGTGAAGCTTTACCAGAAGAAGGTTTCATAGAAATCCCTGTGTGTTGTTTCAATTTAAATACTTTTCGTATTTTGTACTTCGTGTATTTAATACATCCTCCACATGATGTCTGTTAATATCACAGGCACTACGATTTCCATATAGTGCAACTTTTGATTTTAAACAAAGTTTTTCTACGTTATCAAACCAACGGTTTGGATCACACCAGCTAGTTAATTTACAAGCTCTACGTTCATGATCCACACCACCCGCACCGCCATTATAGGCAGCATCAGCAAAAGCATATGCTTCACGTTTATCTACCACATGTTTATTAAAGTATTGGTAATTATCGCGCATCATTAGTGCTAGTGCACGAATCTGTAAGTCTGGCCTGTCATAAACTACCTGCCAGTTTAATTCACTTAATTCCCTAGGATATTTATACTTTAAGTCTGAAAGAGCATCAAACCTAATTGAGCCATCTGCTTTAAAAGCCCTGGTAATTTGTCCAAGTCCTGCTCCTTCTTCTCTAGCACTTTTTAGTCTACTACGACTATTCCAGCATTTGCTGTGAGTTAGTGATATACAGGACTCGTGCTCAATTAAGCTACCAAGGTATGCGGCTTTGGGTGTTGAGCCCAGATCTTATTTTTTTCTTGTTGTACTGTGCTTAGGTGCTCATATGCCTGCTTGGGAATATAAGTTTCTGCTGATTGTGCGTACACCTGCGAGCCGAATAGTGAGAGCAAGCCGTAGATAATTAGGCAAAGTCCTAAAAAAGTTAAGCCTGCGCCAGTGGCGGTTTCGCGTGCTTTTTTCATTAAGGCTTCCATATCTGCATAGTCAAATAGGGCACGGCGTGCAAGGTGTGCAAACCATACAGCTACAATAGGAGTGGCTAGTTTGGCTAAGAATGGAATTGTCATATTACCACCATTGGGGTCGCTGATAAAAAGGTACAGCATAACAATAATGGTGCCGCCAATCATAAAGATGTTGCGGAAACGAAAATGTTCTTTCATGGTTTATCCAGGTTAGATAGTTTGCGTATAGTAGCAATACTATCTAGTTGTTTAAGGGCGCATTGACCGTATAGGTTAATGATGGTTAAATAGTGATCTGCAACTTGTTCGTATGTCGCACCTACTAGTGGTGGCAGTGGCTCGCAAGCTTGCAGCAGTTTAGGGTCTACTACTATCCTATTGACAGTGGTTGCCGGAGGTGGAATTTCCGGAATTTTTTTCTTGAAAATTCCACATCCGTTTAGCAATAAGAGTAATAAACTAAGGCTTATTACTAGTTTTTTCATTTTGAATTGGCTTTAGAAATTGCTTCGTTAATGCTATCTAAAAAAATTACAGTTGGGATACACTTACCGTTTTCAATTATAGTAATCGGCTGCTGATTAAGCTTAGATTTAATTTCCTTGATAGTTTTACCTAGTTGTTGCTTTTTGCGTTCACCTTGTTCGGCAGTTTCTTGTAATGCTATTTCTAAGTCTTGAATTTTTTGTTTTACTTCCAACTCATATTTTTGTTTTTCTTCCAAACACTCAAGCCGTGCTTGTTGTTTACCGCGTTCTAGTACAACATTATAGGTATGATAGCCTAATAAGAATAGCACAGCAATAATTACAATACCAACAATTACTTTTACATCATTAATCATTATTAATCCTATTCAAAAAAACTTAAAAAATTACCCTTTGCACCAGTAGTAGGATCTGTTATAGTAACATTAATAGATCCGCTTGCTGGACTACCTAGCGTTAGAGTAAAAGTTTCTGTTCCTTCTGGTACATTGTCTATAGTAGTAGTAAAACTTTGAGTACCACTATTATTTGTAATAGTAATACTACCAGATAAGCTAGCATTATTAATATCACTACTACTTACACCAGTTATAGTATAAGGTACTCCGGTACCATTAAATACATTTGTAGTTGCTAAAGTAATAACAAATGTGTCGCCTTCAGTAACGGCGGTTGCACTAGTGCTTAAAGAATACGTGCGAGTTTTAGTATAATCAATAATTAATACACTTATAGTTGTACCTATTGTATCTAAAGTAATAACAAAAGTTTCATCGCCTTCAGTTAAATAGTCAGCAACTACAAAAAATGTTGCAGTAGCAGTATTACTAACAACTGTAAAATTACCAGTTAAACTAATACCATTAAGATCTGCACTTGTTATACCTGTTCCAGTAATAGTATACGGTACTGTAGTATTATCTGGCACATCTGTAGTAGTTAATGTAATAATAAAATTACCGGCACCTTCATTAATACTAGTAGGGTTTGCTGATAATGCATAAGTAGGGTGTAATAAATTATTAATTGCTACACTAATTGCACTGCCTGTACCATAAGTCGGGTTTAGGGTAAGTGTAAAAATTTCCTGACCTTCAGTTACATAATCCCAAGTAGTATTAACTACTAAACTAGCACTACTACCACTAATAGTAAAATTACCAGTTAAACTAGCATTATTAATATCACTACTACTTACACCAGTTATTGTATAGGGTACAAGACTTCCATTAGGTAAATTAGTAGTTGTTAGTGTAATAGTAAAACTTTGACCTTCTGTTACACTGACGGCACTACGTTCTAAACTATAAGTAGGTAATAGCGAAGTATCATTAATAATTACCGAAATACTTGCGGCACCGTTATTTAAACTAAATGTAAGTGTTTCATTACCCTCAGTGTTATAATCATTAGCTATATTAAGTGTAACAGCAGCAGTACCACCACTAACTGTAAAACTACCTGTTAAGCTAGCACCACTAATATCCGCACTTGTTATGCCAGTAATAGTATAGGGCACTACACTACCATTTGGTGCATTAGTAGTTAGGGTAATTGTAACACTAGTGCCTTCATCTGCTACGCTAGTACTACGACTTAGGCTAAAAGTTGAAGGGTTGTAAAAATACCAACCAGTACTACCAGTATTACCACCACGATCAATACTATTAGGCCCAGCATACCAACCACCACCGCCAGCAGGAAAACAATTTGTTAAATCAAGATAATCAGCGTCTATTACACTGCTAGCTTCAACATTATATAATCCTTTATTACCCCAATTGCCACCTATTGAGTTAAGATATTTAGTAGCGCTTTTACCTAAATTAAAAGTAGAACCTTTAATAGGAAATCCAAGACCGCCCGGAGGCTTATCTGACCTAAAAGTTATGGCAGCTGTATTATAAGAAAAATCAATTTGACTAGCTATGGCTATAGAATTATCAACATAATAACCAGCTTCAAGAGTTAAAATGCCATCAGTAGTACCACTATTATACCCAATAGCATTGACTATTTTACCACCAAAACCATAAGCAAATCCAGCATATTGGTTACCTGCGTTAGTACCATTAAGTCCCTCAAATCTAAAAGTACTTGCTGAATCGCTGGTAATTTTAAGTCTAACACTATTATAACTATAATTAATAACAGTTCCTATGCCTCTAAATACCCAAGTACTAGTATTAGTTACATTTAATATTCCACTACCATTACCTGAAGCACCTAACATTCCAGTAATTTCAACAAATTTACCTGATGAAGTAGTAGTGCCGGCATCTATATTAATATTTTTAATTTTCCAATTGCTTGTGGCTATTTCAGCGTCTGTGCTAATATTAATTTGTGGCCAAGTAAACGAGTTGTTATCACAAGACATTTGAGTAGTAGTTTTACTATTTCCGCCATCAACTATATTTACTGTAAAATCGGCTGGTGCTGACAAACCACCTGTATACACAGTAAATTCAGGGCCGCCAATATACCATATACTACCAGTTGGTACAGTATAGTTATTAATTTTTAAACTACCTGTTCTAAAATTGGTAGTAGGACTAATTACATAAGCAGCAACACGTTCTGTTAAGTCAAAACTAGGTTGTCTACTACTGGATGAAAAACCGGTAGTACCATGACCTACTGTTCCGCCTCTAAGCCATACCCATACCCGCCAATCACTCCAAAATACATCTGCATACGGCACATTCCAAGGAGTACCCGTACTAGCACTAATATAAATACCTGGAATAGTATAACCAGTAGCAGTAGTAATTACTGTTTTAAGATTAGTAATATCTGTTGTGCCGGTACCATAACTAGTTAATATTTGTAACTGTTTACCATTTAGGTCTAAAATACCACAATTATGTACAAACGTAGTACACCATGCGTTAGTATCAATTATTCTTAGTGTACCACTAGTAAAAGTAGTTGGTAAAGTAAGAGCACCTAACCTAATTGCATTTGTACCTATACTAGGATTTGTACAAATTGTTTGAACAGCATTACTACCAGTATTTGCAAAAGTAATGTTTGTAAATCCCCAACCAGCCTGACTAGCTACTCCAGCGCTACCACTTACTAATACATTTCCTAAACAAAATATGTTAAAAGCTCCGCCATTTGTAGGATATCCAGTACCAACAGTAGTTGTATTTGGTTGATTAGTAAAATCTCTAACATAAGCATTAGTAGTAATTCCGCAATTACGTAGTATTTTTAAATTATATGCAGTATTTGATGCAGCTAAATTAGCTGGTGCTGTACTAATTGTAACTGCACCAGTACTATCATGTAATAGTCCAGAATTGCTATACTGGCAACTAACTGCAGTATTAGGATTATTAGTAATACTTAATGTACCGGTATTGATAGTTTTAATATAGCTATCATCTTCAAAAGTAATACTTCTATTTTGTCTACTAGTGTCAGTTTGAACAAATGCCCAAGTTATTAATCTATAACCACTTTTTATAGTTAAATTTCCACTAGCCATGGTAAATGTACCCGCTGTTGGATTGGTTTGATCATATGCTGTAGGATTACCGCTATTATAGTAGTTATGATCAAAATTATAACAATTAACTGTAAATGTAATTGCACCAGTAGCTTGTACGGTAGTATTATAAGATCTTACCCTAAAAAGGTTATAAACAGAATCTGCACCACTTAGTGTTAGTGTCCCAGTAGTAGCAATTCTAACAAATTTATTAACATCACTAAGGCTGCCTAAATTATAAGTGGTGCGTTGACCACTTAGTGTAATATTAGTTGCAGGTAGATTAGTAATATTTGCCGTAACATCATTAACATTATGTGTATAAGTAGCTATAAACGGACCAGTATAAGTAATAGTTCCAGAACCTACAATTTGTGTTATATTTAAATTAGTATGCGCTAAACTAGTAGTACCAGTCCAGTTTTTTGTATAAGATATTGTAGCGCTGCTATTTACCTGACAACCGTCAGTAAAATTTAAATTTCTACAAGTAAAACCTGCTAATCCCGTACTTACCTTATTTATAGTAAGATTAGCAGCACCATCAACAGTAGTTGGAGTACCTCCTGAAGTAGTCAATGCACCTGTAGAATTGTATATAAATCCAGATGTATCAGTAGTGCAAGTATGTGCGCAGTATTGATAGTTATTTCTTAGTGGACCTGTGCCATTAGTTCGGATATAGCCATTATCTTCAAAGATAAGGGTTAAATTTTGCCTACCAATTTGACTATTATCCCAACCCCAAGTATCTAGTGTATAGCCGTTTTTAATAGTTACTTGACCGTTGTTTTGCGTAAAAGTACCAGCAGCTACACCAGTATAAGTTCCGCCACTACCGCCCTGAAGATTATGTTGATAATCGTAGACATTAACATACATTAAATCACTAGTAGCAGCAGTTTGCATAGTAGTATTATAACTTCTAACACAATTTAGGTTATAGGTAGCGTCTTTACCGCCAAAAGTCATTGTACCTGTGGTAGTAACTTTTGCAGCAAAATATGCACTACCATCATTTACACCTAAGTTATAGGTAGATCCTTGTCCGTTTAAGGTCCAAGTACTTGCAATAAATCTTTGAAAAGTTTGAGTTTGACTAGCAATACTATGTGTATAACTTAGCACAAACATAGGGTCAGCATCCATTGTGGCTGTACCACTATTAAGTACTTGTGTTACGTTTAATCCACTAAGTGAAGTAGCTCCTGTTGTAACTGAAAAATTACCTGTAAGAAACAATGTACTGTTAGTAGTACAACTTGAATAATTCATTGCTGAAAAATTGTTTGTATACCAACCATTAAAAGTTCCAGTACCGGTAAACCAAGTATTCCACCGCATGTTAGGTACACTGGCTGTCCAAGCTATTCCATTAGCAGTTCCACTACTACCATGCTCAAAACCACCCATATAAGCAGTATCATTATTAAAACAAGAAACAGTTAGTCCAGTTATATTATTTACTGTAATTACACCAGCACCGCTACTTACTATTCTAGCAGGTGTTGTACCGCCAACTAAACCAAAATACAGTGTTCTAGTGCTGCCACTAGCACTGTTAAATGCAACTGTATTAAGATTTGTGTTAAGATTTAGTGTACCTATATTAAAAGCAGTATTAGTAGTAACAGTAAAATTAGTATTATTAATATTATGTATATTACCTGCAACACCAGATAAACTTAATGTTCCAACTGTTCCTCCAGTGTAGTTATAGGTACTTGTACCACTAGTAGTACCATTGTTAGCATTAAGAGTTCCTACAGTTCCACCACTAAAATTATAAGTACAAGTATTACCACTTAAATTAAGTATAGTGGCTATAGCATTAGTTATATTCCAAGTTAAACCATTTGTGTTAAAGGTAAGGTTAGTAATAGTACGATCATAGCTAAAACCATAACCAGTAGTACTGTCAATCATAACTATAGTTATATTTGCCCCTACAAGTGATCCAGGACTATTACCTACTCTGTAAACACCACCAGCATTAAGATTAATAGTTTGAACAGCAACAGCAAGACCACCACCATCTTCAAGACCTAAAAATCCAAATGTACTAGTAGTAAATGTTGCAGCAGCATTAACTAGTCTAACATGACACACTTGAACAGTATTATTAAAAATAATAGTATTACTACCGCTACCTGCTATTTTAAACCCACTGCCACCACCTGTTGTACCACCAATTATGCTAATAGTATTGCTACTAATGCTAGCACTTATAAATCCTGTTGTAGGAGCACTTGGTTGATTGCTTTTACTAACAATCCAAGTAGCTGCACTAGTTGAACTACCAAAATATAGGGACTTACCAGCACTACCACTCATTGTAAAACTAGTAGTTAAAAAATTATTGCCAGTATTATAACCAATATATAAATTACCGCTGTTCCAAGTTACAGCACCTGGCATATCCCAATCATCAGCGTACATATTCCAACTACTACTAGATATGCCAGTACCAAGAGCTATAGTACTTGTAGTAATACCACTAATTGGTCTAACTTTAGTAAACTTAATAGTAGAAGTACCAGTATTTGTAGTATTAAAGGTATGAGTACCAGAACCCAATTCTATGCTAGTAAAATTCCAAGTACAACTATTAGCTGATGCAACAACTATATTATTTGCGCGACAAAAAGTAATGTTCATAGTAGCTGGACCGGTATAAGTAGTACCAGTAGTCCAGCTACCATAAAAGTTTACAGTACCATATTGATAATTACTATTAAAAGTACTAGTGCTATTAGCTGCTGAGCCTGCAATGTTTAAGGTTAAACCAGTATAAGATCTAGGACTTGCATTTAAGTCACTAACATTACCAAATACTGTTAAAGTATTTGAAGCTGTTTGTGTACCATTAACATAAAGATCCCACACCAAACCAGTAAGTCTATAGGTAATGTCTTGATCTAGATATAAGTTAGGACACTGACTTGGTATTGCAGTACTACCAAAATTAAATAGTGCATTATCACCAAGACCTGAAGTTCTAATTTTACCTGTTCTACTAGTAAAAGTACAAGCTCCACCACCACTACATACTGTTGAGGTAGCAACACCACAAGTAATGTACACATCTCCACTCATACTCCAGTTTCTGGCAGTAGCACCATTATTAATAAGAACACGAGTATAAATATCAAAGCCGTTTTGATTTAGGGTACCGCTATTAAAAGTAAGCGTGTTGGCAACAATGTTTTGATTTTCAACACGTAAAGTACCTTGACAAGTAACTGTATTACCAATAGCAGTTTTTGTAATATCTAGTCTAGTAAAACTGTTAGTTCCCCAATAAGCGTCACAATTAGTTGCACCACTTAAACTAAAACTAGTACCAGTATTAGTTTGGTTAAGTGTACCATTATTTTGTAGTAGAGTACCACTAAAATTAATAGTGCCAGCAGTATTAGTAAAGTTTAAAGTGCAACCAGTATTAATAGTAAGTCTACTAGTAATGGTTATGGCAGCAGCACCAGTAAGAGTAACGTTACCACCAATAGTTAATGTAGCACAAGTTTGACCGCCTAAGGTAACTGTTCCAGCATTAATAATTACATCATCAGCAGCGGCTGGAACACCACTAGGGCTCCAACTGGCCGCGGTAGCCCAAGTACCGGTCGTACCATTCCAAGTTTTAGTTGCCATTGTTGATGCCTATTAAAATCCAGCTACTTTTGCTACTAGTTGCCACTTTGCTGGTGTTGAATTGTAGATAAAACCATAAAAATCCCACTTACTATTACCACTACTAGTGCCTGGTAAACTTAAATCAGTAGAACCTTGAAAAATACTAGCCCAGTTTAAAGTTTGCGCAAAGGTACATTGAAGCTTATAAATTAATTTTTGGCCGTTTACGGGTGTTCCAGTTGGTGCACTTATCAATAATGTACCAGCAGCACCAGTCATAACCATTTCAGTTACATCACAATTGTCAGCATTAATAGCATAGGTAGTTGCACTAGCAGCTACGTTTACTCTAGACTGTAATCGTTTATTTGTTAATGTTTGAGTACCACTATCACTATATACCTTATTAACTACATCAGTGTTATTTGTAGGCGTTCCAGTAACTGTGGCATTTGCCATAGATGCAGTACCAGTAAAAGTAGGGCTACTAAACATTGTAGTTTTACTTTCATTAGTAACATTGCCTAAATCAACGTCTGTAGCAGTATAAGTAGGTTTAGTAGCAGCTTTTGCCCAAGCATACACATCACTAGCAGGGGCGCTGCCTACAGTAACTGTACCTAAAGTAGTAATACTAGTGCTGCCTGTCCAAGTACTTAATGCAGTATTTTCAACGTTAGCTAGGCCAACCATTGCCTTAGTAATACCACTAACTGTACCAGTAAAATTAGGATTAGCTAATGGCGCATAAGGAGAGGTAGTATTTTTCCACTTACTAGTACCACTATCATATTGTAAAATTTGATTATTAGCAGCACTAGTAATTACAACATCGCTTAAGTATCCAGTATTAATATTTGCAAAACTAACATCATAGTCAGTACTGCTGTTTTTTACTAATACTTGATTTACAGTTCCGCCAACTGGCACTCCAGCTCCAGAAGCACCTGTAGCACCTGTAGCACCTGTAGGACCTCTTGGACCTTGAGCGCCTTGCACAGAATTTTCTAATGCAATATAATCTACTCTAGTTTCATGAGCTGCATTACCTTGATTGCTATGATATAATCTAAGTTGTGTGACTCCGCCGCTAATATAAGGAGTAGAGGAGAGTACTTCTAGTGCAAATTGATAATAACCATTTAAACCAGTATAACTACCAATAGAATCCCATGCACTAGACGTGTAATTATATAAATCTACATAAATTGTATGACCTGAATTAAGGCTGTAGTTAATGTTTAATACAGCTCTATTAAATTTTACTATATTGCTAAATCCAACGGTTAGAATCCAAGCAGGACCAGTGCCTGTACCATCAGTAAAATTATAGTAATTACCTGCGGCATAGTCACCATAAGTCTGAATACTACTTACAGTACCGCTTATGTAAACACCATTAGTTAAGCTAACACTACTAGCCAAATAAGTAGTAGTGGTAGGAAAAGGAATAGTTGACCAGCTAGCTGCACTACCGTTTGTGGTTAAAAATAATCCTGAATTACTAGTTTGGCTAGGCAGTACATTAGCAATAGCACTATTAAGATTAATAAAATTATTATCTACTTCTGAGTTGGTTAAGGGACGACCAACGTTACTCGCCCCAACTTCTCTTGTGACAATAGTTGCCATGATCGTCCCTTATTTAAATTAAGCTACTGTAACTTTCCAAGTAATAACTAAGGTATCCAGTGCACCCTTGTTAATAACAGCAAACACTGTGCGGCAAAGCATTGTGCCACTAGTACCTGCGTTAAAAATACCAGCTTCAGTAACTGCACCTGTACCTGTACCTGCAGCAAATGTAGCAACATACTGAATGCTATCATTTGTAACAGTTGTAGTTACTAGTGTTGGCGAACCAGCATCTAGTGCAACACGTGCAAGTTGACTACCTAATGCAGTATCTGCAACTGCAGCTGCAGTACTACCACTACCAATTCCCATATGAGACATAGCAGTAGCTGAGGCGTCTTTCATACGACTAGCAATATATGCTAGTCCTGTACCAACAACAGTATTAACGTGTTGATATTCTTCTTTAACGTTGCCAGCAGCATCCAAGAGTTTTACTTGCAAGACGCCATTGGCTTTTAGTGAATCATTTAACATGACAATTTTCCTTTGAAAAAAATTAACTACCAATAGTTCTATTTGTGCCTACATATCCTGGCGCAACATAAGTACTGGCAAAGTAATTCTGGTTATTAATAGTTCCAGAATCGGATTTAAGAATTTGGTCTGAGAATAGTGTAACTGCAAACTTATCGTATGTAAAAGTTTCCATAAAATGTAGTGTTTCTACTACATTTTTTCCAACATTAAACTTATTTTCTTCAGATAGTGTAAATGCTTGTAGTTGCTGTATAAAAGCTGTATATTTAAAAGTATCAGTAGTAGTATTAGTATCGCTAAGAGTTTTATTAAAAGTAGCATATTGATCATCATCAATATTAGCAGCACCATAATAATCATCAGTTGCCGTAACTGTATCGTATAATCCAAATGAAGAAGTTAGTCTAGTAGTAAAATCCTCAAATACAAAATTTTGATCAGTTAAACCTTTATTGGGTTTTAAGTATTGAGTATCGTTATTTTGTAAATAAACATAATTATTTGTATTATCTAAATCTTTATTAACCTGTATGTACCTTCTTTCAAGACCGCTATTTATACTTAATATTTCTGGTATAATTCGCCGATAGTACATTTCTTTAATAAGATACTCTGCTAATACTAAAGTATCGGCCTGTACTTTTCTAGTTTCTAAACTATACTCATAATCGTCGCTGCCAATAATCTCTACTAAAAAGTCTATATAAACAACATTTGTAAATACTATATCTTCACTAGTAGTAATGCTATCATCATCGTTTACGTGTCTAATAAATGATTTAGGTTGACTATAATTGTATATAGTATCTGTAGGAATGTACTTGTTAATATCAATAATTCTTTCTTCAAACTTACTAATTGTTTCAGTATTTGGATAAATACTAATAAACATACTGTTTGTATCGCTATTTGCAAATAGTGCTTCTTGTGGACTGTATATTGTAAAAGTTATTGGCAATACATCAACGGCTTCGCCAATAGTTACATTATCCGCTACGCTTTTAATAAAATCAGCATACTGATCATCATCAATATTAGCTTGAGCATAGTAATCATCAGTAGCATCTATAAAATCTTGAAAATTACGAACAAAATCAGTAACAGTAAAACTTTCGTCAGTTTGTGTAACTAGGTCATTATCTGGATATTTATTAACTCGTTTTGCGTTGGTATCATCAATACTAAGCGGCTCACTTCTGTAATACTTTGAAAAGTATAATACAGTTTGATCTGTAAATGTTTTTAATTCATCAACTTGACGATAAAAATTAGCAACACCAGAATAATAATCTTGTGCTGTTACTGCATCTGATTTTATAATACTAGTAGCAATACTATCTATATATTCTGTAATATTTGCTCTATCAACAAAAACTCTATTAAATCCTGAAATTGAAAAGTACGGATCAGTTGCAGCTAAAGCATCATTAACTACAGTATTTACATTAGCATATTGAATTTCTGATAAAGTTGCTGAATCCAGCAACACTTTAAAAACGTCGGCATAATTAAATCTACTAGTTTGAAGTAAATCAGACAATGGTTTAGTTGTATTTAAACTAATAGGATTTAATGTTGTTGCAGCACTGGTTTCTGTAATGTACAGATTTTTAAGTATAAATAAATCTAAGTCATTTATATCTACTGGATCAACAAGCCGTTTTTTAACTGTAGCAATTTGATCATCATCAATATTAGCTGCACCGTAATAGTCATCAGTAGTAGTAATTAAGTCTTGAATATTTCGTACATAGCTAACTACTTTTCTAAAAGTTTCGCTATGTTGTAGTTGAGAATCGCCTGTTTGTCTAATAAATCTTCGATCAAAAGCATCTTGAATACTTAATTGATTTATTTTAACTAGTTGCGACCTACTAGTAAACAATTCACTAGTTGTTTTATTTTCGTCTATATTTCGTATATAATTAACTATGCGACTAAAGTTACTTGTTTGAGTTACAGCATCAATTTCAGGAATACTTATTAAAATACTATTACTGCTGCTATTAACTATTTGATCAGTAAAACTTCTGTTAAATAGTGATTGAGAAATTAGCGGATCTGATATACTCAATAGTTCTTCAAATATTTTACTAATATCAATAACTATAGGGTTATTGATACTTAAACTATCTGCGCTAACTTTAAAATACTCTGCAGATTCTAGATCCGATACTTTTTTAAGTTCATAGTAATTATTTACTAGTTCTAGCAGTGGTGTATTAGTACTGTATATAGCACTTTGTTTTACTGTAGTAAAATATTTTTGAAATCTTTGTTGTATAAGTAAATCATCATTGATTCTTTTATCAAAGTTTGCGTACTGATCATCATCAATATTAGCTGTACCATAGTAATCATCTGTAGTAGTAATAAAATCACTAATTGCACGTTTATAGTCTACTTGTCGATTAAAATCATCTGTATTACTTACACTATCCTCAAAACCTGTAGATTTTAAAATACTGGTTTGTGACTGTGTATATATAGGACTTACAAGATATTTTGCAACATCTAAGATATAATTACTATCATTTTGTAAACTAATACTTTGTAATAACCTTCTAAAGGTCATTTCTGGTATTAATATATCAGTTGTAGAAACTGCATTTAATACTAAAGATTGTAAAGTAATTTCTGGCGCGTCTGCAGGTCTAGCAAAGCTATATAATACTCTGCCAAGTGATGTAATAAGATCTTCTAGAGTAACTACGGGACTAAGTTTTTCTAAATTATTAGTAAAGTTAACAAGTTCACTAATAGTTTTAAGTTCTTGTACATTTTTACCAATATTAAGCTCAACTAATTCATTATTAGCAGAATTTATATTGCTGTTTAATATTTTATTAGTTAAAATACTGGTACTATCAACGCCACTGTAAAAATCTTCTGGATTAATATATACTGCAAAATATGGTAGTACATCAACAAGTTCGTTAATATTTAACAGATCTACAACGCCTTTGTTAAAATCAGCATATTGATCATCATCAATATTGGAAGCACCGTAGTAATCATCTGTAGAGATTACTAGATCAGAAAATTCTCTGAAAATACTCCAGACTCGTTTACTGGTTTCCTGTACGGTTAAAATTTCAGTAAACAGTTTATAGGGAGTTATTGGTGTTTCTGTAGCAACTTGCAAATAGTCTTGTAAAAATCTTAGCAAACTATAAGCATAATCAGCATCATTACTATAAGCAAAATCTGCTGATATTTCAGCACTAAATAACTTTGCTAAAATATCTGTTGTAGTAGTATTATCTGCTTGAATACTACTAACGCTGTTGCTTATTTCTAAATCTACTATACTAGTAGTTTCTACGCCACTAATATCTTTGATGTATTGTAAGGCTATATCAAGTAATTCAGTAATAGTAAGCGTATCATTATAATTTGCGCTAAGATTATACTCAATTCCTAAATCTGCAAAATTAATTACTTCTGCTAACTCTCTACCATACCCTATTTGTGTAGTTAGTGTATCTGTAGTAGTATAGAAATCTCTAAGACCTTTATTAGCAGTAAATATAATATATTCGCTGTTAAAAAATACTGGATCTGCAATATCTCGCACATAGGCAACTAAACTACTAAAAGTATCTGTAATTTTATTAAAATCTTGAAATACTTTTTGTGGTTGTTTAGATATGGGATCTTTTACTTTTAACTTGTCTAGTCCTCTAGCAAACTTACCTGGAGTTGCAGTAGTAGGTGTATCATCTTGTGTAGTAGTTAATCCTGGAACATTAACAGAAGTAGTAAGATCTGGAACAACAGGAGAACTTATAATACTAGGATTAGTAGTAGTTTGTGTTACTAAACTTGATTGACTGTTAGGCACAACGCCGGGCGCTACTACACCACTAGTTGCATCAGGAATTACTGTTTGAGTAGCAATAGGATTTGGTACAGTATTTGTAGTAGTAATTCCTCGTGGCATTTTTAAATCCTTTTATACAGTTTGATTTGGCACATCGGCAGTATCATTTGTTGGACTAAATAATAGCTCTACCATACCACGAACAGGTTTAAATGTACGAGTAAAAACTGGATCTGTAGGCTCAGTTACACGTAACTCAAAAAAGCCATAACTAGCACTGTCTGGTAGTGGTTTTACATTCCAAGTACTACCTAAACTACTAGGAAATTGTACATATATTTTATTAAGTTGAGTTATTTCCCAATTTGAATCTAAGTTGGGAGTTATTGAACTACTATAATTAATACCAGATAATAGTTTATAATACCTGTCTTTGTATAGAATTACTTCTTCTTTATTATAAGACTGACCACTACTCCAAGTACCTAAAAATACTGGTAACCTAACAAATAATCTAGTAGTAGATGCACTAGGGTCAACAACAGTGGGTTTTTCAGTTTGTCCACTTATATTTTTTGCTTCAATTACAACTGCCTCATAGTTATAATTACCACTAGGCTTAACGCTTGCGTCTATAATAAAGTTTAGGGTAATAGGAAATTCTAGCTGTTCGCCATAGACCATAGACCAAAGTACTGCTCCAGCATCTGTAATTAAATCTAGACTTGTATCAGTTAATCTTGATCGTGCCATGATGTTTCCCTATGTTTAATAATGGAGAGATCTTTTAACTTACTAATTTCACTAGTAAGTGCAGCAATTTCTTGATGCAATCGTTGATTTTCAGTAGTTAAGTTTCTAATTTGTTGGTTTAGTTCAATAACTTCTTCTTGTAGTTTACCTAATTCTGTACTTAATTTTGTATTTTGCTGACTCATACGTTCCAGTTCTTGGTGCATCATATTAAGTATAGAATTTTCTGTTTTATCTACTTTGAATCCGTTGAAGAATTTTTGTAATAGAAAACTAATAGTTAATAAACTGGCAAAACCAACACCTATAACCTGTAGTAATGAGTAACTTTCTTCTGGATTCATTGGTAAAAGCTCCTTGAGTTACAAACACCAAAAAATTATGATAACATAGTAATTTTGTTATATTATAACACGGTAGGTTTAAAGTGTCAATATAAAAAAATACCCACCCCTGTTGTTAGGGTGGGTATTTTTTTTTTATTTAACGAACTGAAATTAATTTAGATTGTAAAGTCATAGTGTTTGTATACTGAGTTAAAGTACTTGTATCAGTTAGTCCATCATAAACGGTTGTAGCATTTTGACTTACATCACCCCCAATGTATTCATTAACAACTCCACTTGGTAAAGTTACCTCTGGATGAAAGCTGCCTACATCAATATTTAAATAACTAATACCAGTATCTATTGTATATCCAATAGCAGATATTGCAGTACCGTCTATAGGTAATTTAGCAAATAAATAGTTTCCATAGCCATTGACAGTTGTAGTTTCAAAATAAGTTGTACCTACAAGATATAAAAAATTTCCTAAACAAGTTAGTCCAGTAGGAACAGTTTGTATTGAACCAGTGTTAATATAAATAGCACGAATCCATAACACAGCACCATTTGCTGCTGCAAATTTGTAGAGTAGTATACAGTCTGCAGTTGTATTAGATCTGCCATTTGTGGCAACGTAAATATTACCACTACTATCTGCAGCAATACCCATTAAATTATTAGGACCAGAAGTTATGGGAGTGCCTGGTCCAGTATCAGTAGTTAGAGGAAACTGTGTAGTACTAGCTCTATTTCTATCTACAACTCTTGTCCAGATTAATCCGCCACCAGAATTATACATACCAACTACCATAATATATTTAGTTGGAGTTACTGAAGCTATACTGCCAGCTATTGCCATTGCTACATTACCAGCACTAGTTGTAACAGTTCTGTATGGTACCATTTGTGCTGCTGAAGCATTATTTATTCTTAGTCTATATGCCCAACGAATACCGCCACTACTATTTAATGCAAGTAGTGTATTTCCTGTGTTATTAATTATACTATATACACTTATATAAATATTACCACTGGTATCTATGCTAATTCCTTTACCATAAAAGGCATTAGTACTAGATATTGGAGAATACCAATATTTCCAAGCTAAAGTACCGTCGGTATAAAATTTAGCTACAAAACACTGATTAGCTATTAAACTTGAGCCAACATAACGTGAACCTTTACCTGTAATCACAACAGTATTGTCTGATGCAGAATACGCAATGCCTTCACCAAATTCAATACCACCGCTACCAAAAGTACTGTTCATTCGTTTTGCAAATGCTAAAGTACCGGTTTTAGTGTACTTGCCAAAAAGCACATCTTGTGTGCCACCGCCTGCATACCCAGTAGGTTGATTAGCAGTTCCATAACTTGTACCAACCCAGTAGAGATCTCCAGCACTGTCAACACAACAATCTTGTGCATGGCAAAAACCTGCAAATGCTCCTACTATTTTTTGCCATTCAACACTGCCAGTACTTCTAATTTTCATTATAGCATGGCCGCCGTTACTAACAACTCCATTGTCTTTTCCAACTATATAAAAATCACCAGTAGTAGGATCTACTGCTACCTGAGTACTAATATTTGTAGTATTAAAACCAGTATTACCAAAATTACCAATTCTGCCAAGCCAGGCAGTATTAATGCCTGGATTGCCAGTAGATTCGTGACCTAAACCACCAAATCCAAGAACACTCATACTTGCTGTAGTTGCAATCATTGGCATTATGCATACCTCGCTACAGAAGCTATAATAGTATAAACTCCGCCACTGTCTTTAAGTATTGTAAAAGTATAAACGTCTACGCTGCTTGCACCACCACTGCTGGGTACAATACCGCCTAGCCATTTTATAGAGCTAGCAGACTGTGCCACACTATCAATACTTAATGCAGCTTGATAGTATGCTGGAGTTCCATTTGATACTAAGTGAACAATAGATAAAGATCTATTATTCGTAGCTAATAAAGTAGAGACGCCTGTAATGTTTAGGGTCCAATTTGCTGTTGGATTTGCTGTAGTCCACATAATTGGTGCAATAATAGCATTTAGTGTACAATTAGTGCCATTAGGAGAAGTGGTATTAATAGCAATAATTTCTGTAGGTGCAACAAATAATGATTTATTAAAGGTTTGTAGAGCTGTCCAAGTATACGAAAAACTAGGGTCTAAGGCGGTAGAACTTAATACTCCGCCAGTATAACTAAGTGGACCACCAAGTGCTACTGCAGTAAAACCACCAGCACCATTACCTGCAATAATATTACTGCCACTAGTAGGACCGGCAAAATCTGTACCAGCTACAGCTGTAGCAAAAGCAGTACCACTATATTTTACTATTCCTGTACCCCAGCTACTCTTACCAGTACCGCCATTAGCTATATTTAATATACCAGTAACACCAGTACCGCCTAGTGGTAATCCTGTTGCATTAGTTAATGTAATAGATGTCGGTGTTCCAAGAGCAGGACTAACTAGTGTAGCATTACTTGATAAAACTACATTGCCTGTACCTGTAGAACCACTACTTGTGCCTGTACCGCCTTGAGTAGCTGGAAGCTGCCCAGTAGTCATAGTAGCTAAGTTTACTTTGCCCCATATTGGTGAAGTATTTGCCCCCTGCGTTAATAATACATTACCTGCAGCAGCTGCAGCTAATTTACTTAATGCAATATTACTACTTGCATATAACATATCGCCAATTGTATATGCGCTTGTACCACCTTGACCAGTACCGCCTTGAGTAGCAGGTACTATATAAGTACTTACTAAACTACCGGCACTTCCTGTAGTACTTTGATTTAGTAATGGTACGTCTGCTGCCTGAATTCCTGACATAGTAATATTAGTACCATCTCCACGCGCATATGTGCCACTAGTAACTACATTATTAAATAACCCATTAATAGCGTTTTGTCTTGTAACCTGACCGGTACCCCCTAAACCAATACCTACAGTACTAGTTACACTACCAGCACTACCTGTGACGTTTGCACTCAGTGTAAGGCCAGTAAGCATAGCACTAGTAATTGCCGACATAACAGCATTACCTTGAGCATTAATTTGTAATACAGTTCCAGCAGTAAGAATATTATTAGTTAACTCATTAATTGCTTTTTGTCTATCACTTTGGCCTGTGCCACCATTAGCAATTGCAACTATACCACTAATACTTCCTGCAGTATTTGCAGTATTTGCAGTAGTTGCATTACCAATAATATTAGCAGTAATAGTAAGACCGTTTAAATCACTAGCTGCAATATTAGACATAACTATATTAGCGCCGTCACCTCGTAAATATCTACCTATTGAAGTATTACCAGCTAGGGCATTAATAGCGGCTTGTCTAGTAGTTTGTCCAGTTCCACCTTGAGTAATTTGTACTGTTTGCAGCACAGTATTAGCCTGTTCTGCAAAAGCTACATTAGCAGTGCCTGAAATAGTACTAACATTACCGGGGCGCCAAACATTAGCAGCAGCATTGTAGATTAAAATTTGGCCTGTGGTAGCACCAGCAGTATTAGCATCTGTTAAATTACTAAGTTTTGTAGGAACATTGGGTTTATTAAGTATAACTGCTAAACCTGTAGTAGCGTTCCAGTCACTATTAACTTGTGCTGTTGGAATATTGGGTTTATCTGCTAAATCTGCGTAACTACCAGTAATTGCCACATTGGCTAAAAGTGGTTTACCTAGTAAATCTGTATAACTACCACTAATTGCAACGTTTGAAAAATAACCTGCAGTATTATAATTAACACTAGTAATAAGTTTAGCCCAAGGACTCCAACTATTACTTACATCCCTGCGGCTACGTATATAGCCGTCTGCACTTACAGCAACGTTTGCTCCAGTACCTCCAGTACTAGGCCAAGCAAGGTAAATTTGTCCGTCACCTTCACCACCTAGGGTAAGCATATTTCCAAAAGCAGTTGGATAGTTATTATTGTTGTAGTTACTTCTTAAACTTAGAATATTTGACGGTTGCGCTGTTCCATTAGCTTCAGCATTAGATCTGCCTAAATTACCAGTACCAGTAACATAACCGCCTATTAAATTAGGCATAGGCACATCTACCCAGTCAACATCTGTTTCGCCAGCATTAACTCGTAAAAACTTTGTGCCTTTAGTAACATAATTAGGTAACAGATTAATTCTAGCATTTGATGCTGTATTAGCACCAGTACCACCATTTGCTACATTTACAATGCCTGTTAGTGCAATGTTTACCTGACTGCTAGTACCACCACTTACTAAATTTTTTTGTGCAGTAAGTGGTGCAGACGTATTAATTGTAGTTATTACATTTTTAGCATCTATTGGAGCTTCCCAGTAAGAATCAGTTCCAGTATTATCTAAAGTTAATACCCATCCTGCCATTCCTGCACCAAGTGCAAGTGGCATAATATTTCGTCTAGCATTATCTCTAGTATTAGCATTTGTGCCACCATTAGCTATATTTAGTATACCAGTAGTTCCAGTATTTAAAGGTAGTCCGGTTGCATTAGTTAATATTGCAAAACTAGGTACTCCAATATTAGGTGTAGTATACCTAGGTATATTGCTAGCAGTATTACTACTAGCATTATTAGAAGTATTAGGAACAGAAATAGATGGTGGCGCAGTTAAAACTGGATTAGCAATAATTAAATCATAAAGGATATTATTAGCAGCAGTAAGGTCTGCTCTAATTACACCGTTAGCAAAAACAATATTATCACCAATACTAACATTTTTTATACCGCCATTAGCGTTACCCATCAGCAAGTCTGCACCGCTAGTAGGGCCTACATAGTCTACGCCTGCAGTTCCTGTAATAATTGCACCAGTACTATTGCCTTTTAATAATCCAGTACCTAGATTTGCTCTACCAGTACCACCTGAAGTAACTGGTAGAGCATTGCCTGGTGAATAGCTTAAACCTATGTTACCATCAGCTGTAAGCGGGCTGCCTGATACACTTAAGAAAAAGTTATTAGGAGTACCCAAACCAACACTGGTCAGGGCACCCACTCCACCAAGACTAATAACAACTGTATTGTTAGGACCATTATCTCTGATAATAATGCCAGTACCTTGTGTTAATACTCGTTCATTAGTTAACTGACCACTACTGCTCATAACTACAAAACTTTCTGTAGTTTTTGCAAGTCCTGTAGTTTTTAATGTATTATTATCAAGTATTAGTCCGGTATCTAATGTAACATTTTGAAAACCGCCTGCACCATCGCCTGCCAATAAATATTCGCCATCCGTAGGATTTTCATACACAAACTGACTTAGTTCGTCAGAAACAGTATATCCTAGTGGACTAGGGTCAATATTAGATACTAGTGCATATTTAACATAATATCTGCTATTAGGTACTAAATTAGGTATATGAACTTGTAAACTTAAACCATCATATACTAGGTTACCAATTGGAGGGCTCTGAGTAGTTAAATCTTCTCCAGAAGTTAAATAACACCAAACTTTAACTGTATTTAAATCATTTCTAAATCTACCACTATAGGTATCTGTAGGAGAACTTATGCTTAAATTTAAGGATTTAATTCCAGGATTTAAATATGCTCTTACTGTCATAATAATCCTTTATTTTATATGAGTCACAGTTACTACTCCTAGTGAACTAGTACGACTATAATTGTTGTTTGTGTCTACGGTTCTGCAAGCAACTCTGTACTGAACTCCAGTATAAGTAAGCCTGGGCGTAGGGTTTATGCCAGTACCTAAACTAAATTCAATAAGATTAATTCTGCCGGGACCGCGGCTTTGAACTGTTTTTATATCATCTAATCCAGAACCTAATTCCCAAAAATCTCCAGTTCCTGGGTTTCTATACACTCTGTATTCAAAAGTTTTAAAATCACTGTTTTCTAGTAAGTCAAAATTTTGTGGAGTAACGTAAATATAGTGATCGTCTAATAAAACATCTACTATAGGAGGTTCTAGATAATTTCCACCAGTTTTTCCAGTAATAGAAACTGTAACAGGTGGATATGACCAAGGTCCGACAATGCTACCAGTTGCATTAGAGTACCTTGTTTTAAGCTTATACCCTGTACTAGAAATCAGTCCTGGTACAGTAAAAGCGCTTTGTGATTTATCAACTGTCATGACTCCGGTTAGGGTGTCGTCATTAAATTGAGCGTCTGCTTCAACAATAGCAAGTTGGATTTTAGTTGCTAATGCTGGAAGCCCTGTAGGATGGCCAATGGCTACAATTAGTGTATTTTGATAAACACCAGGAGATATTTGTACTGCATATAGTGGATCACTACTTGTATCAATAATAATTGGTGTTTGAACAATGCGCTGTATTAATACATCAGTATGCGATCCAGTAATATTTGGTAAAAATACATCGTTAGCAAAATTATCATCATACAGTGTTGGCGAATAATCTGTAAGCGTAAGTTTAGCAGTATTATTATTTTGTGTTTCAACACTTAGCACAACTAATTCTTGAGAATCTGTATATGTAGTAGGTACTAGCGTAGTAGTAATTCCTAACATATATAAATTATCTACTGTTGGTGGAGTAGATAATGTTAATAGTTGTTCACCAATAGTTATTTCATTTGTATACTGTGGAGCACCAATAGTTACTGGAGTACTAAAGGTTTTTACTATTGCACCTTGTATAGTTCTGATTCTAATAATGTAAATTTTACTAGGCTCTATATAGAACTCTTCGCTTAAGGTTAGTTTAGTAGTGTTAGCAGTAGGATTTTCAATTTTTATAATTCTACCGGTTCCAATACCCCACTCAGGAATATCGTGTGAAACTCGTACTAAATCGCCTCTGGTACATACCAAGTGCTCAAAATCTACATTAATACTGTATGTTTCTGGTCGTAGCTTTGCTTGTGCTAAATGAAATTTAGCTAAATATATTGCTTGAGCTTTATTAGTTACACCGGGAAAATTTATTTGTTCATAAATTTTTGCAGTTGATTCTGTAAAACCTTCTCTATATACAAAAAACTCATCTGGTTGATAGGCTTTAGACTCATCTTGAATAGTAACTCTTAACGCATCAGGAAGTCTAGGTATTGCTTTTGTGGATTCAAATCCCCAACTATTATGAGGTGTAAAATGTTGTGTTACATATTGTCTAGGTCTATCAATAACAACTGTCCACTTACCATTTACAATTGCTGGACTAGCAAGACCTGCAGCACAAATATCTCTAAGAGTGTCCATTACGCTTTGAGTATTTGTAATTACATTATTAAAAGCTAGTTTTTTAACAAAGCAAAATGTATGCCATTCCTGTAGTTTTAATAAATCAATTTCTGCACTTACCCTTGTTACAGGTATTGCATAAGCATTAGCACAATGTGTAAGCACATAAATAAATAAACTAGCGGGATTATTTGTTGCTTGATTCGGTATCCAGTTAGTACCGTTTGATAAGGTATTAACAGGAATATTAGGATTAGTATTATTCCAACCAGTGCCATTCCAATCATAAGTTTTAGTAGTTACTAGTGCATTAATTCCATCTACAGTACCATTAATTTTTCCTGTGCTTTCAAGTCTAATTGCACTTTTTGCTAAGTAACATCCAGGTGGATTAGTAGTAGGACCATTATTGCTAAATCCGGTTAAGGAATTAACTTGTACAGTATTGAATAATCTAAGATCACCCTCTTCGTCTTTATCAGTATTTGCTCTACGCACTCTAATATCATACTGTGCTTTTGGAAGATTATAAAACCAATAAGTATAGTTAAATGGATCTTTTCGCTTTTCATAAGTACCAGCAATACCTATTGAAATTGTATTAGTAGTTTGTGGATTAGGATTTAAATCCCCTCCTGCAATATAGGTAATTTTTAGTGCAACTCGCCCAGCATAAGAATTACCGCCTGCACTAAAACTAGCGTCACCTCTACTAATCAATCTTAAGTTTCTAACGCCTTGTGTAACATTTAGCGAAGTTGTAAATCTGGTTCCAAAAAAATTATTTTCAATATTAAGTACAGGAGTAATATCTTCTGGATTTAAAGGTAATTTTGATGTTCCTGCCGTATATTCTGGAAGTATAGATCCTATTCCTGGAGTTCCAGACCCTACTGGTGTGGCCACAAGACTAAGATCATCATTACTATTGCCAGGACTACTGTAATCACTACCAGCAACATATAAAGTTGCAGAACCTACTACAGCCATTTCAATATTATAATATCCAGTAGTAGGAAATGTTACGGCTGCATTTAAATCTATAACGTTGTTTCCGCTTGTTGCCCAGACCCCACTACTAATTAGCAAAGGAGACCAAGTTGAAAGAGTATTGGTACTACTACTATAGGCATTAACATTACTAAAACTAGTGGAGTTAAATATTAAGTTTTCCGCACCAGTTTGATAATTTGTGGTTAAACCTAATAATTTTCCACCATTAAGAGTTACAGCTACAGCAGTAGGTGTTGATTGTACCCAGTCAAGTCCACTAGTGCTGTTGTTAACAATAGTAAGATTTAAACCACTATAGTTAACGTCTACTGTACCACGATAATCTACTGGAGTACCAAAAAGTCCTGTACCAGTTTTTAAACAAAAATCATAAATCTTTATATCGCCTTGAGGTATTTGCGGTTTAACAACGTATAAGTAAGTACTTGAAGGCCCTGGGTATGACCAGTACACATTAAAATTAGTACCATTGGGTTGGTGATTAGTATTTTGATTTTGTAAACTAGCGTATACTACTCCGCCATATTTAACTAAATCACCAATAGCATATGTGCCAGTACTTGACCAAGGTTGAGCAACTAGTGATAAACTTGCAAAGTTTTTCTGATAATAATACGTTTTTATATTATAAGGTATAACAGTATCAGTAGGATTAAGAGTAGGGGTTCCTGCTGATAGTGTAAGTCTACCTCCTTGTCCAATACTAATAGTATGCCATTGGTATAGTGTTGGGTAGTCTGGATTAGTACTGGTTTCGGGAAAATCAATAGGTGTTGGAACAGACACTATCCAATTTTTAACCTGACTATTTAATAAATTTGAGCTAACTGCTGTAGCATACGCACCTTGAGTAACCCATGTATTATTTATACTTACGCCGTCTGCTTGATAATGAGGCTTATATTGAACTTCTATATCTGTTCGTGCAGTATGAATTGAACCATCTTTTACATTAACTGCTCTACAACCCTGTGGAAATGTAAAACTGAGTGCCATGCTGGTAACTTGATCAGTTAAATTAATTTCAGTCCAAGGGTTTCCAAGCGTATCATTATTTACTAACTCTACTGGACCACCTGCACTTGCATATACTTGTTGAATTTCTTGACCATAAATACTGTTAAAACTATCTTGATCTTCTGTTGGATAACCGTATAGATGTGCTGGAGCTAATTGGCTTAGTGTACCAGTAGTTAAGTCGTTGTAAAAACTAGTCAGTGGTATAGTACCAATTTGCAAATCTTCAATTGCTAATGGGCCAAATCCCCAAATTAATAGTGTGGTAATATTATTACTATTTTCTAGACTATGAATATATGGTTGTGCACCAAGTATACCTGTCATGCGTACTTTGCCTAATACAACAGGAATTGCTCCAAATCTATTCATCTGGTTACTTGTACCATTGAATAAATTTAAGGTGCCTGGTGTACCAGGATCATTTACACTAGGATTTCTAACCGGTGCAATTGCATTGATTAATCTGCCACCAATATAACTAATTGCAAAAGCTGTAGCTACATACGCTGCAGTATATGCAAGTGTACCTTGAGCCCCTGCCATTAACGCAACTTGTGGAGCAAAATATGCTACGGCTACAACTAATGCAATTGTTGCTAAAGCTCTTACGGCACGTTTACCTGCTAGTACCCTATATGCAATAGTTTCGCCCGGCAATAATGTTTTAGTATGCCAGTGTGTTTTATCTACTGGTACGCCATCAACAAGTATAATAATTCTTTCAAATAATCTATCACCAATTTGATATTTTTGTTTAATATAAACACTTAATTCTTCTAGAGTTTTTCCAGCTATTACCCAATCTGTAACTACTTCTTGAGTTCGTAGTGGATGTGGCGCTCCAGTTAGCTGAACTGTTTTAGAAGAGTATCTATAAATACCTTCTAGTCGTTTTGACCAATTAGAATTATTTAATGATTCAACTATACTGGTTTGACCCTCATTGATATGTAAAAAATTATTGTTACCAATGTAAATACCAATATGAGTAGGCTGACCTAAAATTTTAAATACGCATAAATCTGGTATTTCTGGCGTAGTAACCAATTGCCAAGACTCTTTTTGAATATTTACTAGTTCACGAATATTTTTGCCACTGTCACCATCATAGTCTTCGATTAAACTTGGTAAATCAATGCCAAATTGTTCCGAATATATTAGACGTGCTAATCCCCAGCAATCCGTACCAGAATGCTCTCTGCCATTATGTTTATAAGGTAATCCTATGTACTTATTATGCCACATTAGAACAATCCTGGAAAATATTTTGGGGAAAAATTATAGGCAGGAAAAGGTTCTGTACTATAATTAATCATGCTAAGCTGAAGGTTAACGCCTTGAGCACTGTAAGTTACGCCGGTTATATAAAAATTTGAAAAAGATGCTTCTACATAACTGGGATTATCAGATAGTACAAGTTGTAGTAGGATTTTAGCAGGCGAATTTAAGTTAGTTCTAATAAATTCAATTAATTCTTTATTAGCATAATTAATACTAATATTACAACTAGAACTGCCATCATCGCTTTCACCTGGCAGCGTAATTTCCATTGGAAAATAAATAAAAGTACTATTAGTAATAAAATTACCACCAGTATTATAAGCACTATTTAAGGTATACTGTGCAAGAAATCCAGCACTACCACTAGTAATTATTTCTCTAGGTGTAACATAGGCCCCGCCTTTTATACCAATTACTGTATGCGTAACCCTGCTTGGACCCCAAGTACTAGTTGCTGTAGTTTTAAACTGTTGGTTAATATAGTCTCTGGTTGACTGATCTAGCGATGTGGCATCCCAACTACCAATAGATACCAACTTTCCAGTTGGTATGTTTTGAAGAGCACTTTTAAGTTGTTGAGAATTACCGGCACCATAAGTATCATAGGTATTAGTACTTTCAACGGCAAAAGTAGTTGGATTTATTACCATAACACTGTGGCCGCGACCAAAAGTATAATTAACTGTTGTGCCGTTAATTTTAAAATAACTATATAATGGGCTTGTAGTACCATCAAAGTCGCTGCTTTGAACGTCTACAGTACCTAAACTATTAGCTCCACCTACCATACTAACACCGTATACCACATCCGTATCAGTAGTATATTCGTTTAGTCTTTGTGTAAAATTATCGGCTAAATGTAAAACTTCAGTTGTATTATCTTTAGGGTCGTATACAGTTAATAATAATATTACTGCCTCTTCAGTTTCTGAAGAGTACATAGCCTGTATAGCTGATTGGCTTAATCCTCTCATGGCAATATTTCAAAAGTTAAACTAGCACTCCAGTATCCGGGTGCTAGGTATGTTAGTGTGTAAAATTCACCTTCGCCTTGAGGTATAATTCTGGCTTCTACTGTAGTTCCCAACAATCGTGGATGTGGAAAGTTAAACCTTGCCACACCACGAATGTCGCTTTTTATAAAAGTTTCCAAAGTTTGCGTTTGCGCTGTAGTTAGGATAAAGCTAAGATTCATAGTGCTAGTTCTAGCATTACGCCTGCGAACCTTAGCAGGACCCATATCCATAGGACTTCTAATAACACCTACTTGTACTGTTTCCTGAAAGCCCTTTTGTGGTACTTGTGGAAAACCATTTGCAGTAGGCCAATTAATAACAGCCATAGATTATCTCCTTGCTAGCGCAGGTCTATTACCATATACTGCACCCATAGTTTGTTGTAGTGTACTATTTTTACTAGCAACTTGTCTTGCTACTATATCACCAATAGTTATTTCAATACTGCGATTACCACGACCATCTGTAGCTTCATTAGTCTGTACTTCTGCACTAGTATTATTATTAATAACAATATTTACATGAGATCCAGCGTTGCCGCCATCAGTTCTAACTCCAAGATTGCCGCTACTATCTCGCATTAGTGGCATAATGGCTTCGGGACCGGCTTCACCCATTAAACCAGTGCCTTGAGCAAATTTAAACATAGTAGGTTCATTTACTACGCTGTTAGTAAAACTACCGCCTCTAGCAAATGGGTGTACAGTATAACCTTCTTCAAATGCTCCGCCTTTGGCAAACTTATTACTACGCTCATCAAAAGCAGCACCTTTAGCAGCAAAACTAAAAGCATCCATTGCATATGTGCCGCTAGAGCCAGTAACACTACCTGCATTACCACCAAAAAAGCTACCAAAAATATTTGATAAACTAAATCCACCACCGCCACTAGCAGCACCTTGACCAGGTATAGCAGGACCGCCAAGACCTAAACCAGGACGAATATGTTGTTGATATTGTTGAAATAAGAACAGTCGTAATTCATACCTAGCTAAATCTTTGATAAAACTATCAATTAAGTCGCTAAAATTGCCTTTACCGGTATTAACAAAATCAATAATAGAATCTGCCATGCCATCAAACATTTTAATAAATGCATCATTATAAGCTTTTTGGCGTTCATTCATAGAATATTGCAAATCCATTGCAGCTTTTCTACCTGCCATAGTTTGTGCAATATTTTTCATCTCATTTTGATGAGATTGCTCAATAAATTTAGCTTTATCATTTAATAGGGTTAAATCAGCATTTGCATCGGCTGCTAAAGTTCTTTTAATTGCGGCAGCATTTTCTAATTTTGCCTGTGTATAGCGATCATCTTCGGCTCGTTTAGCAGCAGTTGTATCTGCTTCTAGTTTACCATAATCAATAATTTTTTGTTGGTCTTGAATTTGTTGTGGTGTTAACATATTAAGACTTTGTTGTGCTGATAACATTTGGCTCTTATTATCTAAAGCAATTTGAGTTGCTTTATTTCCTTGTTCAGCCAAAGTATTTTCCATCTGTAGTCGCTGTAAATCCCCAGCAAGTTTATTATTAATTACAGCTTGTGCTTGTTTTACTTCAAAACTTTTTTGATCTAATCCTAAAGACTTTCGTAAATTATCTATTCTGACCTGCTCATTATTATATGCAGTAGGGTCAAAATCTATACCAGCAATAGCAGACTTTATTTTTAACTCTACCATTAGTCTTTGATTAATTAGATCTATATCATCAAGTTCTTGTTGGCGACGTCTAAAGCCTTCGTCTGCAATTTCTTTTTCTAGAGCTAAACGGTTTTCTAAAACTTTATCGGTTAGATAGGGCATATTGCTATCACTTAAACTATTAAGTTCTTGCTGTGATTTTAATCTAGCCATTGCAGCATCAGCTAATTTATTTTCGTATTCTCTAACTTGTTTTAGTAGATTAATTTCTGCATTTCGTGCATCTAGAAATTTTTGTTGTATATTATTTTTAGCATTAGCGGCGCTAGCACTCTCAAACTCTAGTTTTAATCTACCTTGAGCACGTTCGTATTCTGTAACCTCAGATGTTTTATTAGCTGCTTTAGCTTGAGCAATTTTTGTTTGAAAATCAAGATACTGTTTAACGTAATTATCTTGCAATGAATTTTGTTGTTGCTGATAATCTAACTCAGTTCTACGTTCTTGAGTTAATTTTTGTGCAGCTGCTAACTCTGTTCCAGTTAATAAACCAGCATTATTATATAACTCTGTAACACTAGTTAGATAGGCAAGATCTTGCCGTTGCTGTTGTATGGCAATATCGCGCATCTTATTTTGATGTTCAATTTCACGAGTAATAGCTGCATAAGCCCTACTAATTTCTTCTTGAGCTTTTTTAATTTGTGCAAGCTGATCTTGTTGTTTTTGTTGATTTTCTAGAGTATTTTTTTGACTTACTAAATCAGTTCTGCTTTTTTGAACAGCAGCCAACAACTCTTTATCAGCACCATTTTTCTTTAATTGTTGAATTCTTAAGTCATCTTGAGCAATTTTATCAGTAATTGCTTTCATAGCAATTTCATTGTCTTTTAGCCTAACTGCATCTTCTAGTTGATCTCTACGTAACTTACCGCCTTCGCTTAAAAAGTCTAGTGATATACCTTCGCGATTAAAGGACTCTAACTCAAATTGTGCTTGTGTACGTTCCGCGGCTAATATACGTCCTCGTACTGCTTGTTGTTCTTGCAAAACACCTAATTGTTTTTTAAGTGATATTTCACTAGCTTTTCCATTTAATGCAGCATTTTGTGCATTAATACCTTGATTAATTTGCCTAGATTCCATTGCATAACGTAATGCTGCTGGAGATAAGTTTTTATCTTCTGGTCCAACGTCTTTGCCTTTTTGAACTGATTCTAGTACTTTACTTAAATCTTCTTGAGCTTTTTTATTTGCTCCTCTAGATTCTGTTGTAGCACCACCTGCTAATTCTTGTTTAATAGCTTCCAACTGTAAAAGTTGTTGCTCTTGAATAATTTTTGCTTCAAGTCCTTGTCTAACAATATTAGCTGTTAAATTTAACTGTTCTTTTTGAATAGCAAGATCTTTTGAATCTAATCTTGCTTGAGCCTCTGCCGTACCTGGGCCGCTCATACCACTTATAATTGCTCGTTCAATTCCTACTTGAGCTTGTCGCCTAGCCAATTCAGTTTTTTTATCTAATATGTCAAATGCTCGGGTAAGTATAACATCTACTATATTATTTAGTTGACCTTGAATTTTACCAATACTTTGTTCTTTGATATTAATACTAAAATCTATTGCTCCAAGAGTTTTTTCTAGTTTATTTTTGTTATCTTGTAACTCTTTCTTATCAGTACCAGTTGCAGTTTTTAATTTTTCGGCATTATCAATAAGATCTTGTTGTATTCTTACCCTATCTTGTTGCAATACATTTAATGTTTTTGAATTATCAATTGTGTCCTTAGTTTGTTTTGCTAACTCTTGAAATTCTACACCTAATAACTGTAGTGCTACTGGATCTTTAAATACGTCTTGTAAAGCCATAGCAGCTGTTTGCGCATCTTCGAAAGTTTTACTTAACTTTAGCCCCAAATCAATAGCATCAAAAGCAAATTTACTAATAGGATCACTTTGTAATAAACTATTTTGTAAATTTTTTGAACTAGTACCTACTGCTGTAAGGCTTTCTTTTACTGCTTTAAGTGCTGAATTATATTCTTGCAACTTACCTACTGCGGGGCCTAATGCTTCATTAGCATCTTTTACAGTTCTGGCTAATTTATTTTCATCATATATATTATCTAAACTATTTTTAATAGCGTCAGAATCAAGAGCCGTAGTACCTAAAATATTTTGTAGTTTTACTTTAAGTGCTTCTTTTCCTGGGCCTTCAGGAATTGTTTTTAGTGTATTAACAATTGATTCTGCTGCAGTTTTTTGAAACTGAGGAATTTTTCCAAGACCAAAAAAATCACCAACACTATCAAGAATAGTTTCTACTGGGCCGCGTTTCTTTAAATATGCTTGAAAATCATCAACTGAACTTTTTAAGCCTTCAAATAATTCATTAGCATTTGTTGCTACTGCATTAAAATTTGTAGAATTAACGTTTTCAGCAAAACGCTTCATTATCTTATCAGTTAAGCTTGAGGTTTCACCTAGAGCGTCAAGACTACTACTTAACTTACTTGCTTCTGTTTCTGCACGACTAAAATAACTAGTAATAATAGCTATTGTAGTTATTACTACTTGAATAACAAAAAATATTCTATTTAAAGCTGCGGCTAAAAGTTCAGCAGTAGTGGCAGCAATAACCATAACACCACGAACTCTTGTCAAACCTTTTTCAAAAAAATTTAAACCAACAGTATTTGTATCAATAGTTTGCTTTAAATTTCTGTAAGCATCCCTAACGCCTAAAACTTGAGTGTCATCTCCCGCTGCGGCAACAGTTTGTGCCATAAATGCTTTTTGTCTAGCTTGTAAACTGACTCGTTCACGTAAGCTAGCTTCAATATTTGGGGCTTCTGCTGCTGCATCATATTTACTGTTTGCGTCGGCAAGGGCTTTACGAGCTGCTATTAATCTTTCGTAAATTAACAGTTGTTTTTCTAACCTATCTGCAGTATCTTGCAAAACTTTTCTGTCTGCTTCGCTAACATTTAAGCCTTGTTTTCTAAGATCAACAATTTTTTGTTGTATTGCAGTAGTAGTGTCTTTGCCAAGTTCTTCCGAACCTTTTAACCCTTTACTAAGTGCACCATAAATTCTTTGATCTTGCGCGTCTTTAGCACTAGCATAGGCTTTATCTTTGGCTAAAAAATCTTGTCTGGATTTTTCATAAGCTTTTAAAGCCTCGTCAAGATTTTCTTTTAGCTTTGGTATATTATATTTTGCCTCAATTTTTTGTGCAAAAGCATCACCAAAACTTACGTTAATTTCTGTAGCACGACGTTTTGCTACTTCTGCTGCATCGTTTACAGCCTGTCGCCATTGACCTAATGCAGGCAAAGCCATGCCTATAATTTTTGTGCCAATTAAAGCAAGCGCTGCTACTAATGCGGTTGTATTATTTGTAAAAAATTCTACTACTGGTACTAAAAATGTATTGAGTAGTTTAGTGCCTTGCAAAGCAATATTACTTAATGCTGCTGCTAGTTTTTCATAAGGATTAGCAGGAATGTTAACATCATTAAATTTGTCTTTTGCTTCCTTTAACACAGCGTTAGCAAAAGCTTGACGACGTTCAAAATCTGTTAAACTACCAACGCTTTTGCCAACACTACGAGCATAGTCTGTAACTGCTTTGTCTAGTTTAGTAAATAAACCTAGTTCGTCCAGCAATTCAGGTTCTATTTTTGTAATACCACGAGTTAAACGGCTAATAGCTTCAGCCGTATCAATACCAATAGTTTGGCCAGCCTTTTTAGCTGCATCAGCTAATTGTAGCATTTGTTTACTACTTAGACCACTAGTAACACCTTTAGCAGCGGCACCCATTGCTTCTTTAAAATTAAGCGCACCATCTGTAGCAGCAACTAAGTTTTTAGCCAATGCATTAATAGCAACACCACTAGTAATACTTAGTTGTGTTAGTGCATTTTCTTGTATAGCTGCATTATATCCATCGCGTAAAAAATTAAAAGCAGTGGCAGCAGCATAAGTATTAGCAGCAAGTGTTGCGTATAGGCGAACTAATCCACCAAGACCTTGCTGTTCATTAGCAAAGTCTCTGGCACTAGCACCAGTTAAGCCGCTGGCGCCACGAGCACGACCATACTGCATACTGTCAGCACTAGCACCTACTTTACTGTATTCTTGTGCTTGCCTTACAGCTTTGCCTAACTCTTTGTTAAGTTCTTTGGTATCATTAATACTTGCTTCTAAACTACCGTCAGACTTGACTTGTAGTTTAATATTTACGGTATTACCTGCCATAGCATCTCCAGGTTATCTTATGTAGAATTTTAAATATTCCACACATTTTTATGTAGCTTCATTATAACATATGGGCTACTTTATGTCAATACCGAAATTTTTAAACAATAAAAAAGCTCGTCCAGTTTGTTAACTGGACGAGCTTTTCTTTTTGCTGTTTATATCTTCTTGACGTATATTATCAATTATCTTAATTAGTTGAAATACAATATTTCTATCGCTAGGATCAATGTCGCAGAAATTAAAAATTTCAGTAATGCCTGTTAGGGATTTTCCTAAATATACGCCATTCATGCCGTCCCAATCGTCTCGCATAAATTTGTAGACGTTAAGTGCTTGTTGTACATCTAGTGGAAAGTCATCAAATTCTACAGGTATTTCAGATTCTACAGGTTCGCTACCTAGCTGTTCACACATTTCAAAATATGCTTCCTTAGTCATAGCCAAAGAACTATTTTGTATGTAGTTTTTTAGCAACTCAGTTACTTCGTAGAGCTGCCTGTAGAAAAGTTTCCCAGATCGCTTACCTGTTCGCTAATAAATGCGTCAAAGTTACTGGAATTTTTCATTAAGTACAATGCATTTTCTGCAGTGAACTCTAGGAAATCGTCTGGATCTTGACCGGTTAAATCAACTGGAGCCAACTGCTCCAAATAACTTAGTTTAAGGCCTTTCCAACCTTTAATTGCTTGTTCGCAGTATAACTGCAAAAATACATCTTCGTTAAAATCTTCTTGTGGTTGACGATTTTTAAATGAAGTTTTAGTAGACTTCTTACGAATGTTTAGCAACAGTTCACGAGATAAGAAACTCAACTGCAGCACAAACCCAGGCATGCCTGGATATTCGGTCTCTACTGATTTTGATGGTACTAGTAGATTTTTAAGAGAAAGTGTAGACATGTTTACCTTTTGTTATTGGGAGTGGGGCTAGCCTAAGCTAGCCCTACGTATTTTAAGCTATTAAAGTACTGTGTAATAACGAATTTCAACTTCGTTAGACTGAGAAATATCAAATGCGTTAGCATTTGTATAACCTTGACCAGTAAAGTTAATGGCTGTACTAATAACCTGTTCCGTAGCAATACTAGGAATAGTTAGCACAGCAGCGCTAACATCTAGTTCAACACGAATTGGGTTTGAAGAACCGCCGATTGCAACAATCATTTCATAAGCAGGGTTAACATCCGTTAAACTTTGTGTTAACATATCGCTTAGCAATGTTGCTGTGCTATTGGGTACTGCAACTGTGCCGGTACGTAGATATGCATTTAGAGTACCTGTAATACTACGCGTACCTGTAAAGTAGGTAATAGGCTGGTTAACAATACCTAAGTTAGCTGGTGTCAAGTATGTGATATTATTACTAATAACCATTTGGCCGCCGGTTAAGGCTACGGTATAAACTGTACCAGTACCATTAATGCCACCCTTAACACTCATTGTACTCAACTTATTAGCAATGTAAGGTGCTAGATAGTTTTTACCTTTAGCTGTACCACTTAATCCACTACCAAAAGTAACCGATGTACCAGCAGTAGCTGTTAAACCAGGCAATTGACGTAGTTTTGTACCTTTTCCAGCCCAAGCAATTGTTGCAATTGCATCTAAACCGAAGTCAATTGTAGCACTGTCCAACGCACAATTGTCGATAATAAAGCTGCTAGAGTCTAGTACGATAATTACGCCAAACTTTTGTAGTTGGTGAGCCTGCGAATAATCAGCAACTAGCTTAGAGTACTGATAGCCATCTGTCCAACCTGCTGTTGGGTTACCAATACTATCTGTGCTCATTAGTGCATTCCACAGTACGGCTTCTTCAGCAGTAACAAGGTTAACACCAGTATTAAGTACAACACCAGCACTAGGTGTATAAGTTACTTTAAATGTACTAGCAGTTTGAGCAAGAGTACCAACACCGTCAAAAGTTAGTTTAACAGCACCTTCATAAATACTAATACCAGCACTACCAGTAGTAAGATCAACGTCTGTAAATAGCGCACCACCTGCAGATTTTAAAATTTTATTTAAACTACTTGTAGCAACAACAATTGCACCAGCACCACTAGCAACAGTTTGTACAACTGGAACTGTAATTTCATCAACAAGTGTACTTGCTGCTACACCATTGACTACACCAGTTACAGTACAGCGATAAGTATTTGTTGCAGCACCAGTAGCAACACCAGCCGTATATTCTGTAGCAGCACTATTAATTACGTAACTACTACTTGTAGCACCAGTAATATTTGTAAAGCTACCTGTACTGCCGGCTTGAATAGCCCACTGATACGTAGGAGTAGTAATATTTTGTACACCAATAGCAAGTGTTGGAAATGTTCCTGGAAGTGTACCAGTTGTAGCTGCTTTTACAATTACTGTAGGACCATTTGTAATTGCTACATAGCTAGCAACATTTGACGATCCACTTGTAATAACATTAGCATTTGCAGTAGCACCACGACTTAGTGTATAGTTAAGTACTTTTGTTGCAGGTGTACTAACATTAGCTGCGCTATCTTTTACACTAAAGGCTACTGTAAGGTTTGCAACGTTTGCTGAAATAGAGCTAGGTGCTGGAACTGTAAGAATTCCACTATTAAAGCCGCCGGCAGTAGTAGTGCTAGAATCAGCAGGGCGAATATAAGTACTAAATGTAAAATCTACTGGATCAAGTGCCGTGTTAAAACTACGTTGACCACGAACAGGTGTTGCACCAGCTTCATTTAGAGTAACCACATCAGCCGTCGTATTTTGACTAAAGCTGAAGCCATCTAGAACTTGGATTTCATATGTATTGTTTGCTGTGAAACCACTGGTGGCTACTACACCACTCGATGCATCCACATTAGTCGTGAAGAACATCCGACTATTACGAATTAAATTAAATGACATCTTTCATTCCTTTTTATTTAATGCCTTGTTGCATTAACTAGACTTTTATCTGTTGCTAGCATTAGGGCATGGTTGCTTACATAATCTCGTAACGGACTTGTAAGATAATTTCTCCAACTGCATAAGGAGCTAAGAGCCCCTCATCCGTTGTAATTGACTGTATCAAGATATCAGTCGTGTAATGTCCGGTTGCAGTATTGTATACTAATCTGTTATTAGCGTCAATACAGGTTTCAACATCTTCCAACAATTTTTCTAGTTGCTCACTGCTGTTTTCACCATGACAGTAAACTCGGATACATAATGTTAAAAATCCCCACTTAAAATCCCCTGGAAGATACTCACGAATTTCATTGGTGGGTGTAACAAACATACTTGGAAAGTCTTTTACCTCATCCCAAAACTTTAGTTTAGCATAACAATTTTTAAATAAATTAACGCGATAAGGTTGTTGACCATTAATCAAGTTAAGTTTTTGAACAAGGGCTTTTACAATACTAGTTCGTTTACTCATACATTCACCGATCTCAACCTATTCTTTATATTTTCTGCTGCAATATCCCTGATTGACTTAGCTATCAACAATTTAGGGTCTCTGCTCTTAGGATTTTCCTGAGCACCACCTGCACTAAAAGTTCCGTATGGATTACGCATATAACTATAAAAAGCGGTAATCATACCTTGTCTGCTCTCAGTTAGTCGTTCAATTTTTGCACTATTTGCAAATCTACCTGTTCTGTAATTTAATACTGTAGTACTTGTACCAGTACCCATATTTTTAACAATAGCTTCACGTAGCTTACCGTTAAACAGTGCCAATAACGAAGTTAAATCCGTAGCTGCTTGCATTGGTGCAGCTTGAATAACTGTAGGTTTATTAGGTGCCTGCTTTAATTCTTGAACAACTTTTTTAAGTTTTGAAATTGTATCTTTATTATTACTTTTAACCACCTTAGTAGATTTTCTAGCTACTTCTGATTTTTGGCCTACATAAGTTTTTTTCTTGCTTTTACCAGTTTGAATAACTTCAGTTAAATTATCTGCAAGCATCTGAATAAAACTAGGAGAGCCTTGTGAAGTTAATAGGGCTTGACCAAGAGTGGGGGAATTCTTTAATAATGCCTCAGCGTCACTGGTCTTTAAGGTAAATAAATTTCTAATTTCTTCTACGATACTAGCGCTAGCAGATCCAGCGGCTTGATTTTCTACACCAAATTGAAACTCTACTAAGTATTTACCATAGCTATCTTTAACATAGTCAGCATAAATAACTTGATCGATTTGTTTTAAATTACTAGTAAGAATATCATCTGCTTCTAACTTTTTAATATATACAGATAGTGCACCAATTAATGCATTTCTTTGTTCAATATCCTTAAACTGTAATTTTTCAATTTCATCTCTAGTTTGTTTAAGTAAGTTAGTTGCAACACTTATTACATGGCCTTTGTTAGCATAATAACCAAATTTTCCATGTTCATCAGCTTGTTTTCGTGCTTTGCGTAAAGCATCTTGTTTTTCAGCAAAAGTTAAAGTATTCCATTCTGGACTTGCTTTTAGTTCTGCTTCTTTTGCTTTGTATTCTACCTCTGCGGCATTTTCCAAAGCTAATTCCATAGCAGCTGATTCTTTAATGTCAAAAGCACTTAAAAATCTTTCATTAATAGTGCTAAAACCAATAGATTCAAATTTTACTGCTTGTTCACCATTTCCCAGTGTAATAAGTTCACCAGCACTTTCTTTACGTTTTTGAGGATTGGTTATAGCCGCGTTTTCTTCCATTAACGCATTAAAAACTGTTGCCGCAGCACCAACTGACATTTCTTGACCAGTTATACGTTTATAAATACCCTCAATTTGATTTTGAGTAACATAAAAACTAGTCTTTGCAGCAGTTTGTTCTTTACTACGTAAGTCACCAGCAGCTTTTACAAGAATACTATCTTTTAAAGTTTTTAGCCATTTTGTATATACTTCATTTTTAATAGCTGCTGTAAAATTCTCTATACTCATGTGTAATCAGCCTTGTACAGGTCTAATACTCTACGAATATGTGCTGGCAGACTAGTAGTTGAAATATATTCAATCTGTACACTGTTAGTGCCGGGTGCTTTTGTACTGTGAATTGCCGCGTCATTTTGACGATAATAACTTACTAAATCCATAATTGCTAATGCAACATCACTAGGTACATCATCATACCCTGCACGATAAATAACTCGATATCCACGAATATACTTAATAAATCCTTGTGAACCAATGGCCACAACTTCGTCGCCATCTTGTACCCAATCTACATATTGTGTTAGTGCATTATAATTTTGACCATAGTCTGTGCTAAGGGCGACTTCACTAACACTGATAACTGGGCTTTCTTGCAAAATAAATTTTGATTGCCCTGCACCACCGTAACTAGTTGCACCATTAAAATACTCAACTTTATCTACGTCAACAAAGTCTACAAAAGTTTTGTTGCAATATTTTTTTACCAGTTCACTTACGCGGGGAATTAGTCCAGCAATCTCTCTGTCGTAGTTGGTACTCTTAATTCCGGCATAAGTTTTATATTCAGCTAATGTAATTAAATTTAATGCCATGTTTTTCCCCTGTGTCTTTTACATAGGCTCCTTAAAGCCTATGTAAAAGACAGGTCTCGAAAGACCTGTCTTAGATTGATTAAAAAATCAATTAACAACCAAACGTGCAACACCAGGACCGTAATTGCTTGTGACTTGCACAAAACCAGTACGTAGGCTAGCAACCATAACACGACGTTGTGTTTCAACTAGCTCTTGCGTATCAATACGCAAGCCACGCTGATTACCAACGATAAAGTTACCAGGAGCTAGAACAACACCTGCTGTAGAGTTAAAAGTAGTACCAGCTGTAGTCGTAGTACCATCCAGCTCGCCAGAAACTAGAACTGGGCTATTACCGATCTGGCCAATTTGACCAGTTAGCAATGTAGCTGATGGACCAACTTGGTTCATTGTCTGGAAGACTGGATCGTCTAGCAAGTTGTAGTAAGTTGCAGTATTAACAACATAAACCACATCTGCAGGATCAAGACCCCAAACACCAAGCTGCTTACGCATAGCGCGTAGGGTAGCAACGTTAGCACCTGTAGTTAGGTTAGCGTTAGTTGTGTATGCGGTTGAGCTGCTTGGGAAAGCCAACAACGACAAACCACTAATTGGATCGCCTGTACCACCAGCACCACGTAGCAGAGCTTTGTCAACTGCGCGAGCAACACGACGAATCATGCCATCACGAATTACAGGCATAATAGCAATAAGACTATCTTCCTCTTCTTCGTAAGCGGTGTACTCATTCGTAGCCACTTTGTACGAATTAAGAGCAATATCTTTAAGTGCATGAACGACTGTATTACCAGCACTAGCACCTGCGCTAGCTGCCGAGACGTTAGCAGGATATGCACCAAAGCTGCTGTTGTCAATCCACTGAGCAGTACCTGCTTCTGGATTTACAGGAATACGCATAACGTTGGTTTGCATTTGAATGCTTCGGAATAGTGGTGCAACCACTAGACGGCGGCGAACCTCAGCTTCCATGTTCAGGCTAACTTCAAGTTCCCAAGTATTTCCGGGTAGGTGAGGACCTTGACCCGAACCAGCGTACTTTTCAATCATTTCACGACCAAACTTGGTGTCCCCAATACCCTTGTTTGACATTTTGGCTAACATAACGGCTTTTTCTTTGTCGCTATAAGCCATTTCGTTTTTGCCATCCAAGAACTGCATACGCGATTTTTGAATAGCTTCTAGTTCTTGAGCTTTCTCTTTAAGAGCCGACTCTAGACCAGCAATAGCGCTTTTTTGGGCTTCTTGTTCAGCAGCAAAACGCTTCTCAACTTCGGCCAATAGACGCTCAGCACCGGTATCTACTGTTTGAACGCTAGCAATAGCGGCTTTAACTTTAGCGTCAAGTTCAGCAGTAGCTTTTTCAGCAGCAGCTTTTTCAGCCAAAGCTTTTTCTTGAGCATCAGTAAATTGTTTTGCTGCTAGTTGGGCAGCTTTTTCGGCAGCTTCAGCCACCAATTTTTCAATATCTTTAGGATCCATTTTCCATTCCTTTGTAGTGTCGCTATTTGCTTCCACAGGGGACTCTAGCCCTTTAGCTGATTCCAACTTGGGCGCAAATTGCAGTTTGAAAGATTTAAGTTCTTCGTCAGTATTAAACGACTTAGACAAACTAAATAATGTGTTTTGATTTGCAGGCACGGACACTACTGAAATCTCATGTAGTTCCAGATCTTTTACAACAAACAGCTCACTGGCTGCATTATATTCCGCATCAGCGATACGAAAACCTATACTAAAAGCAGTAAGTACACCATCTTTGATAAGATTAAAGACTTCACCTGCAGCTGCAGAAATTCGTGCTTTAATCCACAAACCCTTACTGTCAACTCTATGATCTACCATCCTACCAACAGGCTCACTATGATCATGATAAGCCAAAATTACTGGATTTTTCAAGTAATTTTGTATACCTTTTGACCATACTGTAGCTGGTACAATATCACCTTGACGATCAGTATCAACAGTACTTGCGTAACCCTCGATCATAATCGAATCAATGCTCATATCTTTGGTAGGTAGATTACTCTTAGTAAAAGTACTCGTTAGTGTAAGTACTTTATTTTTATCTACCATATGTTCTCCCTGTTACTCTTTAGGGTTTGTGGCGGGGCGACCGCCCTGTGCTGGATCTACAGCACTACCAGCAATGTTAGCAGGAATACGTAATTCATCCTGACCATCAATTTTCTGATACCGCAATTCTTCTCTAGCTTCATTTGGTGTAATAATGCCGCCATTAACTAACGATACATGATAACTAGCTATATCTTTTAATTCTGGCTGTAGTGCGCTTACACTTGCAGTAATTGCTTCAACGTCATAACCAAAGAATCGTTCCAGCGCACTGGTATACTTACGAATAATTGGCATTACAGTTTCTAAATAAAATAACCGTAAGTTTGGCGAAATATTAGCATTGTTTCCACCGTCTACTAGTAGTGGTGGAACGCCCACACATTGCATAATTAGTTCGTTGTGTGTTTTTATAGCTTGATCAAAATCCATGTCTTTGAAATTTTGATTGCTAATCTGATGTGGCTTTAAGCCAGAATCTAAGATTAGTGGACGCTTACCACCGTTTTTAGTGCTGTAGCGTTGCAACCAGTATTGAATAGTTTTTTCTTTAGCTACTTGTGAAAGTGTATTTTCACTAGTAAGCACTAAACCAAATATTGCACCGTTATCAAAAAATTGTTCTTGAAACTGATGCATGCTTTGTAAAACATTAATACTATTTTGTGCTGCTTCTAGTCTGCTGGCACCGCGGTAAATACTACGCGAACTTAAATCACGGAAATGAAATACTTCATTTTCTGGAAATACAATGTATCCGTTGTATCGGTAACCACTAATAAAAGTTTTTGTATCAGTTAAGATTTCTACATACTCTGCTGGCAAGTGATACATAAATGTACCATCAAAATGTATAAATACATTGCCTTCTAATAACAAGTCTGTAAAAATTGCTTGACGAAATTCTTGAGCGCTTTGATAGGGATTAGGTCTAAAATTAAGCAGTGTATTTAACTGCTTTTGCCTAACGCCGTTTACGGCACCCTCGTATAGTTTGTCTTTAATATCGTAGTCTAGGGAGCTACACGCGCTTACTACCATATTTACACTACGATTTACACTCTGTAATTGCTGAAAGGCTTGTTTATACAACAACTTGCTAGTTGTATTAACGTGTGTACCTTCCTGCTGTGCAATTCTTGCCTGTGCAGGATTCAGTTTTTCACGAATCCACTGCACGCTATTTGTAATCAAACCCATAGTTTTTCCTAACAAAATTCGCTAAAGAAACTTCCGTAGCTTTGCTTAGGAATCTCACCAATACCCTGTAATTTATCACGTTGAATTTCAATCCAACGCTGCTGCTTGGGTTCGCTGCCAGGTTGAGGAGTTTTACCGTAAACACCATGAAGCGCTACATGATGAGGATTACATAGGGTGTAAACCTGCTCATATAACTCTACGCGATGGCTATCGATAAACTCATCTCTAACAGCTAAAATTCCCTCATCAGTTGAAATATCATAGCCCATTTTCTGTGACCAGCGTTCTAGTAGTAGTGTTACGCTGTGAAGATGATGCAATTCCAAGTCTTGATTTGTTTTACAGATATAGCAGTGATCTTGCTTTTCGTAAGCTGACTTGGCCTTATCTCTAACGTGTTTAACGGGTATACGTTTATTTGTGTTTTTTGCCATTTACTTTAAACTTGCGCGCAACATCCACGAATGTTTTTTATGTGCATCTTGACGATCTGCTAAAAAGTTTGACAACCCATGATCACCAAATTGTTCTGCAACCATAAATAATTGCTGAAACTTCATTGCCATCATGTCTGAATCCAACAGCAATTCTTGTAGCAAACCTTTCCAGTCACCTGGAGCATTTTCATCCTGAATATAAGTTAGTTGAGAAAACTGTGTAAGACTAGCAGGCGTTACAATTTGTAGCGCACGTAATTCTTCTGCATAGATATCAATAGATTCTAACACTTCATTGTAGATACGCTCTAGCATTAAGTGCAGTTCGTAAAATAACTGACCTTCTACATTCCAGTGGAAATTAGCAGCTTTTAAGTAAAAGCTAAACTCACTGGCAAAAACGCGCTTAAGTTCTAGGTAGTATTCTGTTTTGTCCATGATTTTTATCAGTAATTTTTTATAATACAGGTATTGTACACCTAAAGCACTAACAAGTCAACGTAAATTTTTTATGACCTAGATAGTGTAGGTATAGAGTGCATAGCGAAGTGCATCAGCCATGTGAGAGTATTCATCATGCACAGGACGTTCACGTTGCAGTCCTTCGCGACTATCCCAACGATATTGATCCATTACATTGAGTACATTTGTACAGTGCGGAGCAATTTTTAATCGGTTAGTTTCTACTAAGGTTTGTACATAGGCAATACCAGGTAGTACGTCTTTTTTAGCTTTAGTGGTGGAGATATTATAAGTATAGGCAAGGTCACTAGCAAACTGTGCAGCTGCACTGTCAATAAATACTACCTCTACACCCCAGCGTTCATTTAGTTCACGAAAGTGTTCTGCGTGTTTGTCTGTGGTTTGTTCACTTTTTAAATATTCATCAACCACATGAAACTGGTCACTAACAGGATTATAACTAATAACCACGAAAGCAGTAGCATCACGATAGCCGGGATCGCAGCCAGCAATATATTCGCATCCTTCTTGGTGAACATACTCACTAACTCCTACTTCACGACTAAAATTATATACCTGACCCTCAAACACATTAAAGCTAGCCAAGTATTCTTGTTCAAACTCAGCTTTTGACATGGACTTGCGTGCTTCTGCTACATCCGACTCCGACATGCGGGCGTTTTCAGTATAGTCTGCTTGGATACTACACCACTCAGGATAGTCATTGCTATATCCACGTTGATAAAACTTTGAAAACCAATTTTGTTGACCGCGGGGTGTGGAGATGAAAATAGCCTTTGAATTAGGTCGGTCTAGTGTAGGACGCAATTGCACGTTAAATGCCGATTCACCGTCATCGCCTAGTGCAGCTTCGTCGAATAGAATAATTTGATAACTACGTCCAACTGTGCTGTCCACTGTGCTTAACGAACCCATCCTAATGGTTGAACCATTTGACAACTCTACAACTTTGTCCTTTAGGTTATCACGCTCTACTTCTAGGTCAAAGTGCCTGATAAACTTACGCTGCAGTTCAAATGAAATCGAACTCAAGTTATAGTTAGGCGATATAATCAGCACATTGCAACCTGGAACTAGTGATACCAGCTGTGCAATAATATTAGCAATATAAGTTTTGCCTAAACGTCTAGCTAATGCGGCACAAACAAACCTGTACTTAGGATTGTTAATGGCATTAATAAGTGCAATCTGTGGACGATTCATGGTGTCCCAGGCACCTAACAACTTTAAGTAGTTTTCAATCGGCAGTTTAATAAATCTGGTTTCTACAGCAAACTCAGTAATTTCATCGCGGTCTACATCGTCTCGGCTAACTTTAAGCACTATTTTCCCCGTTTATCTTTTTACCAGCTTCTATGCGCTCTAGTTCAATTAATTTACCACGTAGTTGTAGCACAGTATTTACTTTTTCGTTTAATCTGATCAAGTCGTTGTCTAGGACACGTACACGATCAATTAAGTTAATTAAAATATTAGTAGCTTTACTTATAGTAGGTTTTATGTCACTAACTACCCAGTTCCAGACATAGTAAATAAAATAGCCCATACCTAAGGCAGCTAATACAGGAAACCCATAACGGTTTATAATTTCTACTGAATCCATTAGTCTTTCCTTAAATCTTTTAGCTCACTACGAGCCATTCTGGTAAAGTCTGGACTCAAACCTAGTGCATAGCTTACTCTAGTATCAATACGCTCTAGCTGAGCTGTCATGGTGTCTATTCTGGCGTCTAGGCTTTGTGTAATTTGTGCAAGATTGTGTACTCCGCTGGTTACTCCAGCCAAGATAAACTTTAGTGTTAAAAATACAAAATAACCTGCGCTAATGGCCGCAGCAATTGGGAATCCTACTTCACCTATTAATTTTACTACGTCCATTATAGACTCCTTATAGTTTATCGCCAAGGAGCTTTGAAATCAATGCTCCATACTTGGTTCCATCACCACCTTCGTTGATTTGCACATTTACTTGCGATTTAGGTCCAGCGCGTTCTGCACGCAGCTTTTCCAGCTGAATTTCACGGTCTAACAATTCCATGGACATTTTATGTGATAGTGCTAAGAGTTCAGCAATGTCCTTATTCGACCCAACGTCCGCCTCTTCCATCTCACGAAACTTGCGCTTGAGTACGGCGTCCATAGCAGCACGCATTTTAAAGCGATTGTTAAACCCTAGGTCAAAGAATACTTGGTTAATATAGGCTTTGACTTCACGGCGGCCTAAGATGTTACTAACACTTTCTACTGGCATTGCTAGATTATCCGCCACAGCGCGTGCGTCTTGGCACTGCAAGTAGCAGTTAGCCACTTCCAGCGCTTCTGGTGATATGTTAAGTACCTCGGCAGGTGCTGTGGTTGGGGTCAGGTTCATTTCTTTAACTTTTCTTCTAGGATAACAATACGCTCACGATTAACGTGAATTAGTTCACGATTAGCTAAAATTTCACGCTCTAAGTCCTGACGCAGCTTTTCACAAGCCAGCTCAGCACCGGTATTAGTAGCCTGCTTATTATCGCTGGTAACTACTAGGCTAATCTTTGAATTCAACACCGTAACATCGTGTTGCAAGTTTTGCAGCGCAGTCATTAAGTAGACTACGCAGGTGAATAGTAGTGGTAACAAGGCAAAGGTAAGTTTTTCGATTAGCTGGCCTTTGGCGTGTGCTTCGTCTAGTTTTTCTTGCGACATTATATTCTCCCTACTAAATTATACTCAAATATCTGCCAACACTTTTCCCAAGACCAGCGATAGCTATTTACTACCACCGTACGTCTGGGAATTGCCAGTGCTTGTACTACTGCCAGTTTCAAGTCAGCACTAACAGCACCAGTACGACCACATTCAATTACGTCTTTGGGACCACAAACTGGATAACCAGCAACTGGTGTGCCACAGGCCATAGCCTCAATCATTACTATACCAAAAGTATCCCAACGGCTGGTAAAGACCAAGCAGTCTGCGGTACGGTAGTAATTAGCCAGTTCTTCGCCGGTTTTCATACCCACAAATTCCACCTCAGGGTATTTACTAGCCAAATACTTTAATTGCGGCCCATTGCCTACCACAATCTTTTTGGCACCCAAATAGTCTAGTTTGCAAAAGTCTTCGCAGTTCTTTTCCGGCGCTACTCTACCAACCCATAACAGTGTAGGCATGCTTTGCTCACTGCCTAAACCACCGTAAAACTGCTGGCGGTCTACACCTCGGGTCCAGGGTACAATATCGCCCAAAAAGCCCTGCTGTTTAAGTTCACCGACCATACTAGCCGTAGTAGTTAACACCTTGCCCGAATGCTTGTGAAACCAACGCAAGTACCGGTAAGTCCAGCTGGTGGGAATTTTATAGTATTTATTCAAGGCTTCTGGGATCTTGGTATGGTAGCTGGTGTTATACCGCCAGCCATGTTTGTCCATCCAGCAGCGTGCTGCTAAACCTAGTGGACCCTCAGTTGCAATATGCACATAATCAGGGTTTACCGCCGCCAGCTTTTCGCCAATGCCTTGAGGCCACGATAGCCTAATATCCCCATAACCAGGAGCACCACAATTAGGGAACTGCCGGGGATCACAATATACAAACTCATAGCCAGCGCGATCTGCTTGTAGTTCCAAGTTGTGAAACGTTGTAACCACTCCGTTAACTTGTTGGGGGACATTATCTGTGATTACTAAGATTGTTTTTGACATTGTGAAACTACCTTGAATTGTGGAAATTTAAGTTGATACTGTATGGTACGTTGTGCAGCCAAACATTCTTGTTCTGTGTAAAACTCTAAGGTTACACGGCCCGGTACATCCTTAGGGTCCTGTGTGTGCACTGCTAGGATTATTAACAACCACATCTTTAGGCCTCCACTCCACAATTTCCCAGTAACCATTTGTGTGTTCTACTAGTGCAGTACACGACTCTACCCAATCACCCGAATTCATATAACCTACACCATCTACCACTTTAATCTCAGCTTGATGAATATGGCCACAGATTACACCATCAAACTTGCGTTTTTCAGCATATTGGGTAATAGTTTGTTCAAATTTGAAAATAAAGTCTACTGCACGCTTTACTTTATGCTTTAACCACTGTGATAGCGACCAGTAACCAAAGCCTAGGCGATGTCGTAACTGGTTAAAGTTAGTATTTAAGCCTAGGACAAAATCATAAGCACTGTCTCCCAACCAAGCTAACCAGGGAGCTAGTCTGGTAATGCCATCAAACATATCGCCGTGTGTGACTAACCAACGACGATTGTGGTGGTCTACATAAGTGCACTGATTTACCACCTCTATACGACCAAATTGCAGTCCATAGGTAATTAGTGGCCTGAGAAACTCGTCGTGATTGCCTGCCACGTAAACCACACGGGTCTTTTCACGATTAGCTTTTGCTAAAACATGGCGGATTACATTAGTATGTGAGTTTGCCCAACGCAGTTTATTCTGCTTGACCTTCCAACCATCAATAATATCGCCTACTAAGTACAGCTCGTCGCAGGTGTTGGATTTTAGGAATTGTGACAAGTACTCGGCTTTACTAGCTTTAGTACCCAAGTGCACGTCCGAGATAAAAATCGCCCTGTAGTGCATATATCCTCCAGTAATTTTCTAGATTATATCACCTTAGGCACCTAAAAGTCAACATAAATTTTTCAGCGCTGGTAAAAATATTCTTGAAATTTGTGGCTAATTGGTGTATAATAGTATTTTTTGGGGATATTTATGTGGCGACTGTGGGCGAAAGCATTAGGCGATAAGTATGGTTTAACGGATCGTGAGGCTGACGTAGTTTGCTGGATTAGAACTGCAATTGTGTTGTGCTATCTATTAACAAATTTGGTGATTGTGTTGGGCGTTGTACACCACTGGTAGCTGGCACCGAAAGTTTTGGGTAAATTTTTTTAAAGTTGGCCGTGTGGTAGGGCCCTAATCGTTCTATTAAACAGCACGTCCGATAACCCCCCTGTCTTTTTTATAATGATTATATATTATATATGCATATAATATTATAGCACATAGAGCGACCCCGCGTCAAGTCCCTGGCATATAATATTTTCTTATATACTGCGCGCTTCTTATACGAAAACAATCTAACACATTTGCGATTTTGGGCTTGCACTCTCGGCTGACTTCCCGTATAATTCTTTACATGGACAGAGCAATTACGAAAGGGGAAGCCTACTGACCTTAACTGTGCTTGTTAGCAGTTAATTTAGCAAGCGTCGCAACGCAGGGTTATACGATAACTAATCCTGCACGTTAACCTTTATTTACTTTTGGAGAATCGCATGGCTGAGAAAGCAATTAACTATACCCCTGAGCAAACTGCCGCGCTTGTTGCTGACTATCGCGATGGTATCAGCGTTGAGCAATTGGCAATGCAATTGGGTAAATCGGTACGCTCGATTGTTGCAAAGTTGTCTCGTGAAGGCGTGTATCAGAAAAAAGAATACAAAACCAAAACGGGTGAAGCCGTGGTTAAAAAGGATTCTGTTGCTGATGCAATTGGCGCAATCTTGCGCTTGCCTGAGAATGACATTGAATCGCTCACTAAGGCTAATAAGTCAGCATTAAAGGCAATCTTTGATGCATTGGCTAATTCCAAGCCGATTTAAATAAAGGGCGAAAGCCCTTTATTTAATTTATAACGACCAGGCTGTTGCAAAAAAACAACAGCGCTGGCGCCAAATTATAGCATATAATTTGGGCGCGTGTCAAGGGGGTGGGCGAAAATACAACACTAGGGAAAACCCCTAGTTGACCTGCTCGATTTTTGGTGTAGAATTATGGTCATGGATAAGTCACTAATTCTTCAGCGTGTAACGCAACGAGCCGACAAGGTATGGCACGACTTTACCTTGTTATATCCTCAATTGATTCGTTTTAATAAACCAACTATTGAATTAAATGGTCGGTTTACTAAAACAGCCGGTCGGTGCTGGATGGAAACCAATCATATTGAGATTGGGACTAAGTTTGTTATTGCCCATTATGATCAGATTATGGGCGAAACAATTCCGCATGAAATTGCACATCAGGTTGATTTTAACTTGAATGGCAAACCACGCGGTAATCGTTGGCATGGCCCAACATGGCAAAAGATTATGCAATCTTATGGATTGCCTCCCGAAACTTATCATAGCATGGACGTTTGAATGTTAGCATGGATTGGCACAATCAGCAGTATAATGGGATCGTTCCTTGTTGCTTTCGGCATAATGAATTGGGGTTATATTTGCTTTATTACCGGAACCCTATCATGGTTAATTATTGCAATAGCACGCAAAGATAAAGCATTGGGCGTATTAAATGGCGCATTTTTAATTGCCAATATAATCGGAATTGTTCGTTATGTAATTTAATATGACCAGGTGTTGTATTTTTACAACACGCTGGCGCCAAAATTATATCATAATTTTGCGGCCCGTGTCAAGGGGGTGTGCAAAAATACCACACTAGGGGAAACCCTGCGACACCGTGTCGCACCTTGGGCGCTTGCACAATCCAAAAAACCCTGTATAATACTCTACATGGATCGGAGATAAAACGATGGCAACTAAACTGCACTTAGCACTGGCAATGAAAAAAGCCAGTAAACCAGATAATCGGGCGCATAAGCCCCTATTTGTGAATAGCCCATTTAAGCCAAAGGTTATTCCAAATAAAAAGAAAACAAAATTGGCTAAACTTTTTAATGGTTGGGGATTTGGCGATGAATAAATTTAATTTGATTGAACAGGCCGCAAGGTTTGAAACGTCGCAATTAACCCGCGACGAATTGATTTACTTTGTAGAATCTGTTAAAATGCACGAGATGATAGAATTGGATTATGAGGGTTTAGTAAAACGCGTTGAACGTACTGCTAAACACTTGGTTGATGTTGCACGTTTTTTTAACAAAGGAGAATGATTATGTTTATGGCTAAAAGCACTAATGACGAAACCATTATGTCAATTGGTAATTCCATTGAGGAAGTCTGGCAAGACTTGCAATTTGGATTTGAATTGACCGATGATGATTTTGAGGATTTAGAGTGGTTTGAGATTGAACCAATTACCGTAAAACGTAAATTGGAATTCGTTATTGAATAAATAACGAGCCAGGGTGTTGTAAATTTACAACACCGCTGGCGCCAATTTTACCAGTAAAATTGGGCGCGTGTCAACAAAAATTTAAAATTTTTGTGTTGTATTTTTACAACGCTGACCGCGCCAAAATTATACACTAGCCTGGCCCGTGTGTCAATAGGGGTTTGTCCCTATGTTGTATTTTCGCAAAACCTGGCACAACCCGATTTTTCGTGTATAATTCACTACATGGACACAACGCAGGCAAACAAGATGATTAAACGGATCGCAATTTATGACATGGACGGCACTATCGTGGATTCCAGCCACCGTTACCGGACTATTTTAACCGATGCTGGTGAGCGCATTGATATTGGCTATTGGCGAGACAATCAGCATTTGGCAATGTTGGATGGCTTATTGCCATTGGCTAATAAATTTTGGGATGACTTGGACGATCCAGAATGTTATACTATCATTGCGACTGCGCGGGTTATGAATGATCCAGATTGGGAATTTTTGAATACTAAATTGGGTATGCCAGATTATGTTATTTCGCGTACCCGCGATGATCAACAATCAGGTTCCACGCTAAAGATTAACGGATTGATTAAATGCTTTGAGACTGTTAATATCAATTTAGATAATCTGCAAGATGTTGTTTTCTATGAGGACAATGTAGATTATCTCAAAGCGGTATGCGATTACTTTGGTTTTCGCGGTGTTTATATTCCTAGCAAACAAGGACACTAAAATGACTAACGGAAACGATCCAGACAAAATTGTTTTTTATGCGCTGATTGCTAGCGTTTGTGCGGTTGCTTATCTTGTTTTTACCGGAGCGGTATAATGAAACCATGGAATGAATTAACCCAATTGGAGCAGTTGAATTGCATTTATTGGGATGCTTATAAAGAAGCGCATGGTATTCGTCCACGTTGGATTGATACTAGCACTTGGACTGTGGAACAATTCGAGCGTGAAATTCAGGAATTGTCGGATATTGCCGATCGTGCTAATGCACAACGCAATGCTGATGAATTGGCGGAATTTGAGAATGTAAAAGCCCGCATTCATCAATTGCAGGAAATTCACGGTTTCGATTGGAATCAGGCCGTGAATTGGATTGATCAGGAAATGGGTACTAATGGCGACATTAGTTTCCTAGAATTTGAATTGGGTATTCCCTACGGTTCGCTTACACTGGAGAATGTGCAATGAGTTTTTTAAATTACGACATTCTGGATTGTTGTGGTGCTTATGGCCGCAAGGCCAATTGGGACGATTGGGTTAATGGCCTAGACTTTAAAATTATTGATGGCCCTTATTTTAGCATTAAAGACTGCAATAAGTTAAGCCAGGAATATGACGAATTGCATTTTCGTTCTGCAATGGGAATTGAATTCCGGGTGTATTTAAAATAAATAACGAAATGTGTTGTAAAAATACAACACATGGCGCCAAAATTATACCATAATTTTGCGGCGCGTGTCAAGAAAAATTTCGTAAATTTTTCGTGCTGTTGTATTTTTACAACAGCTGACGCGCCAAAATTTTACCACCAAAAAATTTTTTTGTCAATAGGGGAAAACCCCTATGTTGTATTTTTGCACTTCCTGGCACTGGGCGAATTTTCGTGTTATTATCTTAACTCGGCGTCTTGCCGTGGCTCACCTTTACCTATCATGGCCAAAAAGCAGTTTTTCGCAATTCTCGACACCGAAACCACCTGCAATGATACCGTTGCAGATTTTGCAATTGTTATTTGTGATCGTAATGGTCGCATTTACAATAAATGCGCGGTATTGGTTCGCAATCATTTTGATGCAATGGATCTTTTTTATGACAAAACAAAACAAAACGGTGAAATGTGGTCGCGTGAATACGCAAGCAAAAAGCAAACCCAATATTTTGCAATGCTTGATTCAGGTTCGCGGCAATTGGCGTCTATTGCCTCAATCAATGCGTGGATTCAAAAAGCCATTGGCAAATACAATCCTACATTAACCGCTTACAATCTGGCTTTTGATAAATCAAAATGTGCCAATACCGGAATTGATTTGTCGGGTTTTGCTGAATCGTTTTGCCTTTGGCAAGCGGCAATTGGCAATATTTGCAAAAAGCAATATCGTCAATTTGCATTAGACAATCATTTGTTTAATGCTCCGACTAAACATGGCAATATGTCCATTAAAACTACTGCTGAATCTGTTTTTGCGTTTTTAAATGGCCAATTTGTTGAAGAGCCACATACTGCATTAGAAGATGCACAAGATTTTGAATTGCCAATTCTGGTCAATGTTTTAAAACGTCGCAATTGGCGTGACAATATCATTGCACACGATTGGAAAAAATTCCAAGTAAAAGATTTTTACAAGGCAATCTAAAATGGAAAATTTAGCATATTACATTGAATTCTTGGGGCTGAAAAGCCCCGTAGAATTAACGCTTAAAACCAAGTCAAATAAACATTCTGATGCTCTTTACTTGCCAAAGTTTAATAATCGCGGCCATTTAAAAGCGCATAAAATTACTGTATTCCTGGGCAATCAAACCCCTAATTCTCGGCGTTCATTGGATGAATTGATCGCGCACGAATTGATTCACGCTTGGCAACAAGAAAATAACATTGCTGAATTTCACGGACTTAATTTTGTGTTGCAGGCAATTAGACTAGACGAAAAATTTGATTTGCCTAATATTTACCTTGCTGAATTAGACGACGAATAATCTACACTTGATTTTTTTACCTCAACCCGCTATAATATTACTTTACTGGAGAAAACGCAATGGCTGAAAAGACTGTGAACTATACCCCTGAGCAAACCCTGAACCTTATTGCCGATTACAAAAACGGTTTTACCGTTGAAGAATTGGCTTTGCAAATGGGCAAATCGGTTCGCTCAATTGTCGCTAAACTTTCCCGTGAGGGTGTTTACGAAAAGAAAACCTATAAAACCAAAACTGGCGAAAAGGTTGTTAAAAAAGACGCGCACGCTGATGCAATTGGTGCAATCCTGCGATTGCCGGAAAATGACATTGAATCCCTGACCAAAGCCAATAAATCGGCATTGAAAGCAATTTTCGACGCATTGGCTAATTCAAAACCCATTTAATTGGGCGTTTAATAAAACCGGCAATTGCCGGTTTTATTTTATGTAAATCGTTTTAAAAACAATAATAGTTATTGTTTTTAAAACGGCGCCCATTATACTAGTATAATGGGCAACGTGTCAAGGGGTTGTGCAAAAATACAACACTAGGGGAAACCCTAATAGTCAAACCAAAAACGCACCCATTTACACCCATTTTTTCGTTATAAATTTTGGAACCATATGGCGCCAAAATTGTATCACAATTTTGGGGCGCGTGTCAAGCGTTTTGCAAAAATACAACATAGGGACTTTCCCTAATAGGGTTTACCCTAACGGCAGATTTTGCCGTTGTTTTTTCACCACAGGCAGATTTTGCCGTTGTTTTTTCACCACACCGGCAAAATTTTTCTTATAAATTCTGGCACTATGCTGCGGCGCAGCACGACCCCAGGCGCGCTGCGCCAGTGCAAAAACTAGTGCAAATTCTTGCAAGTGCTTACGCCTGGATTATACAGTGGTTGAGCTACCCTTGTCAAGTCAATATTTTTAGGCGTGGCACAAGCAAAAATTCAGTGTTGATTCTGCCCGCTAAAGCCTGTATAATATATTCTTAAGTTGATGAGGGAAACCAAACATGACAGACTTTCAAAGTGATCAAGAAGAATGGTGGCTAGATTGGAAAGACGAACATTTCGATTATCCTCAGTATCCGCAAAGCACGCCAGACCCTAGTAATTTTGATCTTGATATTCCCTACTGAACCCTGTATAATAGAATCTTCAACAGCGCAGAAACCGAAACACAAAGGACATATGATGACTGACAAAACTGTAAATTACACCGCAGAACAAACCGCTCAAATTATCGGACTTTACACCACGGGTAACTCTGTGGAAATGATCGCCGAGCAGGTTGGCAAATCTGTGCGGTCGATTGTGGCAAAGCTCTCCCGTGAGGGAGTGTACATCCCCAAGACCGCGGCTAAGGGTCAGGGCCGGGTTACCAAGGCCGACCTGATCGGTCGCCTTGCCAACAAGTTTGCGATTGACGCTACCGAAATCGCTAGCCTTGAAAAAGCTGGTATGGGTGCCCTAGAGCTCTTGGTATCCAAAGCCGGGGCATGATCAACTGGGGAGAAGAAATTCTGACTTGATTCTTCTCCCCAAACCCTGTATAATATTATTATAGACAGTTAGGAAAGAGCTTATCTGAAAGGACAAAGCGCAGATACCGGCATCACGTACCACTACCCCGCCCGCAAGCATATGTATAGCTAGCAATTTGTAGTGCCAAGTACACGGCCGACGACTGTTTGTCTCAGTGGGTGACAGCGGCGCGTTACATATGCTGGCGTCTTAATTGTGGGGAATTTATGTTAAAGCCGAGCCACAGCCCTGAGCAGTTTACTCGATTTGTGATTTTAGTCACAAGTCTATTTTAGTGGCTAGTCTATTTTATTAGCTAGTCTTTTTACGAAATCCTGGACCCTAAGGTTCGCAACCCAGATGGCTACCAGGTGGTTGTAAATACCAAAACTTACCAAGTTGTCTAGAACTTGTAAATAACTTAGACAGTGTTCTTCCGGGACTTTACGAGAAGTGTGCAACTAGAGCAGTGCTGTCTAGCGGTTAGGCCCGCTAGTAAAAATATAGGCCCAGGGTTGATGACGTAGTGTGCTAGCGTTTGCGCTAGTTGCTCTGCCAGACCCTACCGCGGAATGACAGGTCGCTGTAGCAGACAAGCTCTGTGAAAACCACGTCAAACCTGCATTAAAAACTTCTCGAGAGTTCAAAAACCCGCAAGGCGACGGCCTTTGGCGGGTTTTTGTTTGCGTACAGTATTTACCACAAAAAATATGGTCTTGCGCCAATATTATACAGTGCTAAATCTAATTTGTCAACAGTAAATTTTTATTTCTGACCCTAAGCCACAGCAAGCAGTCACCCAACAAAAAGCCCCACACAACTTGCGCTGATAGGGGCGATTTAGGGTCAGATTTGAGATTATTGAGGATTTGGGCAGTTTTGGTGACTTAAACGGGTTTCTATAACCTGAAGAATACCTTTATTCACCTTTTCCAGACTTTCTAGAAGTTCTGGGTTCATATTTAAGAGCTTAGCAATGTTTTCTATGTGCTCTGACTTTTTAGTAGGTACTTCACCACGCTTGTTCAAGTAGGCTTTTTTCTGGTAGACACCTAAACTTGAGAGCTTAGCAATGATACTACGCTCCGGCACCTCCAGCTCCTGTGCAATTTTTTGGACGTGAACGCCGGTTTTGTATTGCTCTATAAGACGGTCAGTAATTTCTTTAGTATATTTCAAGTTGGTCTCCTTAATTCCACGGTAAATCAACGACCCTATCAGCTAAGGGTTGCTGCACTTGTTGTGGGTGAAAAATCTCTGAGTCTACTAGTGGTTTGGGCATCATATCCCAATTTTTAGGGTCTAGGATCATTAATTCGGTCCTAAGGCTGGGGTGAGCTACCCAAATCTGTGTAAGCATGGTGACTGCCAGCTTAGGCAGCCCAAAAAGCTCAGTGTCCTGAATGCCTGTTAGGGTCCACTTGCTGGTAGCCTTTTGCACACTACCAGCTTTGGCTCCGCTTTTGACTGTTAAACCCTGTTCTCTGATCTCCAGCAAACGCTCTGACCCTAAATCAGGGCACTGAGTAAACATTGCTTCCAGCAATTCCTGGTGTACCAGTTTAGTGTCTGGATTGAGCTGCCAAGCACTGTAAGGCACACTTTGATAGCGTTTGACCCCTGCTAGGATGACCGGAACTAGTTGACTGCAATTAACACCAACGGGGCTACCCTGCAGTTTAACCAAACTGCCACGTTTTAGCTTAGTCACTACCCGCCACAAACCCATGTGCCAGGCTGTAGTAATATTCTGCTTGGCTGTTTCTTGCGGTAGTACTAAGCCCTGATCGTTGCGTATCAATTTCCAGCTACCATAGTGTGCTAGGATTTGTGGCAGCATCCAGCTGTTAAAATTTTGTAAGCCGTGTTTTTCTGCTAGGGCTTCTAGTGAGATGGCGTCTGCGTATTCTTCGAATGGAAATTCATCTATGTGCTGTTGTTTTAGTTTAAACATTTTACGCCCGAATTGGGGGATTTTGTGAAAGTGGGGCCGCTTATTGAGGTTTAGGGTTGCATTAATAAAATAAGACGTAGTATGGCTTTAGTGTATGTACAAATACAATTGGCCCCAAAAGACTTCCTAGATTCAATTAAATCTGAATAATCTGTTTATGTTTACGTGTGCCCTGCGGGTCTGTGGAAGATGAACACACTACATAAACGATTCTTCAATTTAATGAATCTAGGATTGTTTTAACCTCTTAGATTTAACAATATTATAGCATGGATTTTGCTATTTGTAAAGCGGTATTTTTAGTCGTGCTCTAGTTTTTCATACGAGTCTCTGTGGCAGAGGAAAAATTCTTTGAATGTTCTAGTATCTTCCCTGCCAAAGTCCAGTTCATAAATCCACACTAACAAGTGCTCTACTAAACTATCGCCTAGGATGTTAGAGACTAGTTCGTCATATGCTTTATGCACTGGGCCGTAGATTTGTAGCTGATTGTCGGGATCTAGCTGTTGAACAGCGTGTTGCAGTGTTTGCTCTAGCTCTTGGTGTTGTTTGATCGTGGCTACGTATTGCAGTGCTACTTCAAATTTATTCATAGTGTTGTTTGATTGTCCAGTGTTTGTAAGTTTCGGGTTCTTGGAGTAGTTGACGACTCCACTTTAGCAACTGCCACTTTAGGTCAGGCTCGTGGTTGGGCAGTTTAGCTGCTGCTAGTCGGATAAGTTCTGCCTGCTCAAATTTGGTCATTGTCGCCTCATTATAGTAACTAGGTGAATTTTATTTGGATGCCAGTTTTGTGATAAGATCTCAAACTTGCCACGGAAACCGTAAGTTTTAGCCCAGCAGTGTTGATTGTCAAAGTAAAGTGGAAAAGTTTCCTCAGTAATAATGTTAACGTGCTCTGGGTCTCTGAAAGCTGCTGCCGCAGGAAATGCTGGAGTATGTGAGTAGAATACGCCTTGTGGTTTTAACACCCTGTAAACTTCATTCATCAGCTCTATAAAACTATTACGACGTTTGGGTGTGTAAATTACACGTGGAATGTGCTCGATAAAATCATAGGCAGTAACTACATCAAAGTGCTCGTCAGCCCAAGGAATAGGCTCTAGAGCCAAATCAGCTACACGAACATGTGGGTTATTGTAGTCTACAACATCTACGCCCCAAATTTCTGTGCAGTCAAACATACTTTTAGGTTTAGGTCCACAACCTAAGTCTAATGCTATAGTCATTGTTTAAAATGCTCCTCAATACGCTCACTAGCTGTATAAGTAGTGCTGGCTTGTAGTGCAATATGCCTACACTGTTTTACAATAAGCTGACTGTACTTTAGCAGTTTTTGATCATCTACACCTTCGTGTAGACCTGCTTGTACTGCCAGCTCGTGATAACCTTTAGGCATCAAATTGGTGTACCTCCATAATCTTCGTCGGTACCCCAACCAGCAGTTTTAAAGCTGTAGCCATCATCGTCGTCAAAATTATTTTCTTGATGCTCGTCTACAAAACGCTGTAGTATGTTTTGAATGTGTTGGTTTAGGGTAATATCTTGTTTGTGTGCTTGCATTGCTAGCAGCAACAATTCGTCATTGTCAAGTTCTAGTTCAATAGTTTCCATTAGTAATAATCTCCACTGCAATGTTTAACTAGATAATTGTATACTGGTTGAGGGTCTAGCATCCATTGACCCTCAGGCGTTAAACCACTAAAAGCTTTGTTTGGACTGTGCCACCAGCACTTGCCAAACTCAGGGCCTAGCAGTGCTAGCAGCATTTCATCACAGCGTAGTTTAAGTGTGTCCTTAGTTACCATTAATATTTTCCTCTGTAAGAACTGGTGTATTTACATAAACTGCATAACCCGCGGCCAGGGTAAGGGGCAGAGCGATCTGGGGAGCAATACCCGCTAGAATGCATAGATTATTAACGGCAGCAGCAGTCCATATAGTAGCTGCTGTTCTTTTTGGATTTTTCTGATTCTCTGGTGCCATTCGATCAATAGCATTAAGAATCAACACTTTAAGTAGCGTAACACCTACAAAACCTGCAGGATTGAGTTCATATCCTGCTCCTGTTCCAATTACCGCAGCAGTGGTAACGGTGTCAAGCACAGCAGCCTGTTTTGCATTAGGCACAGTACTACAACCAGTGCTAGCTAGTGACAAAATAATCAGTGTAGTAATAATAAAACGCATACTAACTAATAACTTGCAATCGTTGTTTGATAGCTAAATCCAACTCCGCAATCTGTTTAAGCCTAATATCATCCATGATATTTAAACCAACAAACTCGCTCTTGAGGTTTTGCTCAGTCATCAGCCAAAGCTGATCGCGATACTTTTTAAGTGCGTCTAGGACAACATCGTAGTCATCACTATTCATTTAATATCCCAAGTAATCTTAGGGTTGTCGCGTTCGTATAGTTCTACTAGCTGATCCAGCGTCCACGGCGCGTCAGTTTCAAAGGTATCTAACCAGCGACCAAACCTGGCCCAATCTAGGCTAAGCATGGGCGGCACACCAATCTCTTCTCCGTAGGGATCACTGGTGCCCATGACATCAATTCTACCACAACTATAGCTTTTAGTAATTATTTCAAGTGTATAGCGCTCACCAGTTTTGCGTCCGGTGTACGGATTGTCCTGTTCTTGTACATGGTATTCTAGCGTGGTCAAACCACGCTTGCGATACCAGTCCAGGCTAGCTGGACCCATCCAGTTTGTAGAATACCTGACTTTCATGCTACCAACCAGTTAACTTTGTCTTTGAGCATAATGGTTTCAATGCCGTCATACTCACTAATAATAAACTCCTCGCCTTGCTTAATCCAGCTGAGCTTAAGCCCATCAAACCCGCGAAACGCAACGTCTGGATGTGCCTGCTCAAGGTATTTATAGGCAGCGTCTTCAACTTCCCGTTCCAGTTCGGTATTACTGTCAGCACCCAGCCACCACAAGTACAGCTTAATCAACTCGGCATCAAACATAGTTTCAGGATACCAAGTAGCCCAAGCCGTGCCCCAATCATCGCTGTGGAGAATGGCTACTTCGCCGTTTAACACATACTTTTGCATTATTCAACTCCAAAATGTTGTTTAATCTCTAGAATAGGATGTAAGCATTCTTCGCCCGGTTTGCTCATTCTAACAGTGTAAGGAGCAATAATATCAATACATTCTTGCACAATCAACTGGGCAAACATTTCCTGATCAAAATAAAGTCGCCCATCTAGCCTTTGATCCCAACACTGTTCAGCAAGTTTTTTGAAATTACGGTTCATGCTTTATATTCTCCACAAGGTAAATCCGGCCTGTATTCCCAGCAGTAAAAATTACCTATTGGCAGGTGTCGGCTGGGAAAATACCAAACCTTTCTGTAACCAATCCACTGTAAAAATTTATGCCAATACCACTGTATCATTAGTTTAAGTTCCGCTTAGGCAGTTCGTTGGGATCTAGCATACCTAGTAGCTTAAGTTGCGTAGTTTCACTCAAACCTTCAAATTCTTCATTAGTCAATTCACGAGACTCTTCGGCAAACTTACCGCTACGAAAGCCCTGTTTGATATGTTCAATTAACTCGTCCAGCTCCTCCTGCGTACCTTCAAAATCATCAAAGCACCCTGGCGCAAACTCCAGTTCCATTTCCTGCATTTCTTCCTGAGTAATGTCATCAAACTTTCGCATCATCAGACTCCTGTTTTTTATTCAACAACCATTCGTATGATTTAATTTCATCCCAGTAGAGCTGCAGTGCAGTTGCACGATCTACCTGATAAAATTCCATAACAAATTCCAGTGCTTCTTTGTTCATTAGTCCAACTCCCCAGTAGGTACACCAGTGCACACAAGAATATCTGCAAGCATATACAGTGCTTCAAGAATCTCGTGATCAGTTAAAAAATCTTTAAGCGGGTTACCACACTGCTCTTGCCATACAGCATGCACAACTTTTTCAGCTAGGTGTTTGTTCATTTGTCTAGCCCCTCCTGTTTGCCTATTTCGTAGGCAGCTTTAAGCCACGGCAGCATTTTGTCATACAGCTCTTCGTTGCCGCCCAAGTCGTCTAGGAATCGCTCAGCACGAAAACCAAAGCCTTCCAGCTCATAAAACCAGGCATAAAATGCTTCTAGTTTATTCATCACACAACTCCTTGGTCTGCTTACGCAGCTTTCTGATTTCTTCAGCAGCTTCCTTGCACAAGCCACGCAGCGTAACATTAGCTTGGTGTAGTGTATCAAAATTTTCTGGAAAAGCCACGTCAGGCTGTTCTAAGATTTGTGCTATATCTAAATACGGCGAGTCTGGGATATACGAGTGTTTGGGATTATTCAGTAACATTATCGTCCTCCACCGCTTCCCACATACGCATATAAAAATGTTTGCCGTAACTTTCACGAACTTCGTCAGGATAGCCTGCCCAGTACAGCCAGTTATCTACATCGGGATCTTTAGTGCTATCCCAGATCTGCGGAAATCCATACCGCCAACCGCTTGGCGGATCAACCCATAGTTTTTTAGTCATAGTGCTTTACCGCCTTTAAGCTTACATTCACCAACAGCTTTACTAGCACAACGACTAAATTTTACACACCAGTCGTTGTATGTTTTAGCTAAATTAGAACCTGCTGGATGTCCTGCATTATGATGATGCTTACAGTCCTTGCAATGTTTGTTCATTGTTGTGCCCTTTCTCAATTTATATAATATTATAGCACAAACACAAAGGGCATTCAACTGCAAAATATTGCCGCTGAATGCCCCTGTGGTGTTACATAAACTTATCTTCTGGTGGTTCAAATTCAAACCATTCGTGCAACTCGTGCATTACATTGTGCACTACTTGCTCAACAATCTGTTCTCTAGTAGGTTCGTCTGTGTATTTAAAACTGCGATAGACGCCGGTTTGTACCCCGTCCTCAATGCAACGCTCTAGTAGTTTTAATATGTTGGGTTTCATGCACAACTCCAGTTATTTTCTAGCAGGACAATCCCTACCCTGTCTACAGTTCTGATTACAGGGCGGGCAAGTTTTAGTGTAGGCCATAGTGTTTAAGAATTGCAACATCTACTTTTTCTTCGTCTAGTAGTGCTAATCGTGCTTGTAGTGCACACTGCCTAACAATGTTTTCGCCAAACTGCATTAGCATCAACTCAATCTTTTGCTCTTCACTAAACTTTTGTAGTTGTGGGTTGTTAAGTTGCATATGAGCACTGTATGCTGCTTCCTGCATGGGTTTAGGCATTGCAGGAATTTGTGGTTTTTGTTGTGGTAACAATTGTTGTAGTACTTGATCAATCATCGGACTAGGCCGCCTTTGTTGTTAATACCCTTAAGGTCATTTAGGTTGAATACTGGAAAATAGTGACCTTTATGCATTGGTACAATGGTACGAGTAACCCTGCGGCTAGATTCTTCGCCACAAGGCATACACAGTTTTTTAGTGTGCTGAAGTGCCCAGCGACGTGGATCAACTGGTTCATCGCAACGACGACAATTATGCATATTTGGTTCTCACAGAGTTTTTAATTTGTTCAATCTGACTGTCGGTTAGTGGTCCATCATCTGGTTTATATTCTTTGAGTGGTTCTTGTTGCTGCATCATGTGCCATGATCTATTACGACTAGCGCGCTGTGATACACTTTGCATCATGTTTTGTAGCATTTGACGACTACGCATATTAATCTTCCTCGTTTTTACGCCAAACTGCACGCAAACGTTTAATAAGTGTTCGAATGTATTCTTCATAAGAGTTTACAGTAGCACGTTGACCGGGCAACCAATTTGGCTTAAGTACTAGAGCTACTTCTTCATCTAAGGTAATAAGTATGGGTTTAGTTGTACCGTCCATCCAACGAAGATTTTTAAGTAGTAAGGTACAAGTAGCTATTGATCCATCATTATTTAATGCTGGTATTGCTAATTTAACCCCGCCTTTTCGTTCCATATCATCTAGTAATGATAATGGTAAGTCTATTACGGTGATTGGCTCAAAGTCTTTTGTATAAATTACTACATTCATATATTATATCAGAGACAAGCTCCGTGTTCAAGTTTAAAGACTAAAATCTTCTTCTGCAAGTACTTGCGGAAAGAAAGCTCCAATAGTAATAGGTGCAACCACTCTAAGCTGTTGTAACACTAATTCAGCTAATTCACGATGTTCTTTTTGAGTAGTAGAGTCTAGTCGTTGTTGTAGGTAGAATATCCAACTGCGTATGGTACCGTTCATGTACATACGACTTGGTGTCAAACCCTCAGGCAGAATAGCCCGAGCCTGCTCTTTAGCTATGCCTTGCTCTAGTGCCCACTCGTATGCTTCAGTAGTTTTCTTGATTAGTGCATCTTGTAGTACTTCCCATTGATAAGCAAGTTGTCGTTGTTTATCTACACTCAAATCAATTTCCAGTGAATTTTGACGGTTCTTCTGGTCTTGTAGTCTACAGTCTCTACGCTCTAACTCGCCTAAGCTATTTACATCAGCATAGCGCTGTGAAAATTCCTGAAAACTAAAACTACGATGCCGCAAGATTTGGCGTGCAATATCACGTGTAGTATTAATTTCTAGGCATACATTAGCCATTTCAAATGGTGATACATGACCATGTTTGATCATGTACTGTAACAATCCAGTAATACTAGGATTATCTTGATTTTTAGGGTTGGACACTCTGGCAATATAAGCTATCTGCCCGTCAATATCCTGAGTTGCCCACATAGTTTTAACTTTTTGCATTTTTGTCCAGGTTAAGTGTAGAATACGTGATTGCCAATTTTATCTGTACGTTCTAACCGCCACTTTGGTTTAACTGTTAAGTTATGATAGTACATAGCAGGAGTTTTACTTAGTTCAGGGTTTAGCATTAGCAGTTTAGCTAAATGCAGGCTTTCTGTCCAAGCATTGTTGTCTAGGATAGGCTTATACTTGCTATTAGTCCAGCTAAACTGTCCACGCTGATATACTACACCACAAATTGTATTTTTGAATTTACCGCTGGCTACACGGTTTAGGGTAACTTTGGCCACAGCTAGTTTTCCTCGAATAGATTCTCCGCGAGCCTCGTGATAGATATTTTTAGCCAAACAAACAGTCTCGTTGGTATATACCCAAGATCTAGGAATAGGAGCGGAATCAAGTAATTGCGGAAGTGCTAGCAGGCCCAGTAGTAGGAATTTTATCATTATATGTCCTAAATTTGTGCCAAATCTTACATAAATAATTATAGCACAATGGCCTGGCAAAATCAAGTTAATTTTGTGTGAGGGTGCTGCGCCAACGGCAAAAATTTTTGCGTTGCCAATGTTTGCCCTTTGTGTTATAATAATAAAAATTGGAGGATTGCTGTGTTACCAACTCAAAAACAAAATACCCAAGAACGATACATTCAAAAACTTGAACATTTAATTAATACTCAACTGCTTCCAGTCTATATGGAATATCGCAAACAACAAGGGCTAAATCCTGTTAGTGACATTCCCAAAGAGCTTTTAGCAAACGTAAAAAAACAAAACTCAGTACCTGCCTTGTTAAAACCTATTGAAAAATTATATTGATTTTTTATTTTAGTTTTGATATAATATAAAAATCGCAACCAACACAAACAAAACAATTATGGAAACTACTATTATTACACCAGAAATGTTACAAGGACTTTTGAATAGTACAGATACCTGGAAACCGGGCGAATACATTAAATCACTTACAGCAGAAGATTTTGAAAAAATGAAAGATACTGTTCCAACTTTTACCGTTAGTGCTATTAAACACGACAGTGATAAGCCACCAATGAATCTACTTAGCCGTGAGGCACTAGAGCAAACGGCCATGGTAATGGCATTTGGCAAGGAGAAGTATGCAGCACATAACTGGCGTGGCGGCTTTGCTTGGTCACGTCCACTAAGCGCAGCAATGCGGCATTTGATGGCATTTAACGATGGCGAAGATAAAGACCCTGAGTCTGGTCTTAGCCATCTTGCTCATGCAGCTTGTTGTATTATGTTCCTATTAGAATTTGAGAAAACTCATAAACATCTAGATGATCGTTTCAAGCCAACTAAATAATAAACTTGTTCGTGAGCTATTGGGCACACGAAAAGATTTAACCGCCGTATGTGAAGACCTAGGTATTAGCTTTGAAGAAATAACTAGATCAGGCGGACCTGGAATCCCACAATGCACACATTGTGGGCGCTGGGAATTTAAACTAATTCCAGACTTAGACAATAACCCTATTTGTAAATATTGCCGAGACATAGAAGGCATGTAATGCACAATTTAACAGATGAAATATTTAAACTTACTGCTCCATACGATAACACCTATCAAGGACGCAATCGGCGCTGGCTATTTGTATGCAGCGCAGGGTTGTTGCGTTCACCTACCGCTGCTCAGATTGCCAGCAAATATGCACTAAATACTCGCAGTTGCGGTACTAGCGAATATGCACTAATACCTCTTAGCGTTAACTTGTTAGAGTGGGCGCATAAGATCATATTTATGGGCCAAGATAATTTTGACGAGGCTATTGCAACTTTTAGTCAATTAGACACAGAAAACAATAGTCCATATTATGAAAATATGATTCGTGATAAGTCGAGCGTGTGGGCAATTCCAGACAAATACGAATACATGAATCCAGATCTAGTAGCCATAATTGAAGATAAGTTACTAGCATAAAATTTTACAGCAGCCTATTTAGGTGCTGTGTAACCACGGGCAAGTTGCCCACCTTAATCTTGCTTTTAGGAGATTCAAATGACAAACTTTGATGTTAAACTATTAAATCGTGCCCTTGTTGGGTTTGATCACTTTTTCAATAATTTTGAAACACGTCACGCAAATCAGGTAAATACTAACTATCCGCCCTACAACGTAATCAAATTCGGTGAAAATGATTATATTATTGAAATGGCTGTAGCGGGATTTAAACGTGAAGAAATTAATATTGAACTAGAAAATGATGTACTTACTATTCGTGGCGCTAAACGCGATCAAAAAGCGGATACACCGCAGTATCTCTACCACGGCTTAGGTGCTCGTGGATTTCAACGACAGTTTACATTGCACAGCGATTTAATCATAAAAGATGCACAACTAGAAGATGGTATTCTTAAATTACTAATCCTACACGTAGTTCCAGAAAACAAAAAACCAAAGCAAATCAAGATTAATTAAAAACTAATCTTGACACGGCGGGTATAATTTGCTATAATATATCTTCAATTTGGAGATTTTTATGGCAGGTTATACCCGCAATTTTTTGATTGATGTTGCACTACACCGATACCACATTCTTAATCTTTCAGCAGAAGAACAGGCCAAAGATCGTGCTAGATGTGAACTTACTTATGATAAGTACGGCAAAGATAAATTTCGTGAGTATACTTGCGTAACTCCACAAGCAATTCGTGATTATAAAGCCTACCTAAAAAATGTTTAATCAAAACGTCAAACGCATTGGTTTTGCTTGCAAAATCCAAGAATCTCAAGGCAAAGCCAATCCTAGCCTAAATACTAAAACTACTACTCTTACTTGGCTTAACAAGCAGACTAAACACGTTGCAGTAGAACGACTACACGATATTGCTAAACACAATATTCAAATTTTGCAACGTCAAATGACTTGGCTTGCTGCTAGCCCGCCACACCTACGTATGTTTCGTATGAGCAGCGACCTGCTGCCAGCATATACTCACGAAGACTGGACTTGGGCCTACTTTGATCAAGACATGGTTAATCTACTTAGTACCGGCTTTGCCAAAGTAGGCGAGCTGGCTCGCAAACACGATATTAAGATTAGTTTTCATCCAGGTCAGTTTTGTGTGCTAGCTAGTGAAAATCCTAACGTAGTGGAAAATTCAATTCAAGAGTTCGAGTATCACTGCGACATAATCCGCTACATGGGATATGGCCAACAATTTCAAGACTTTAAATGCAATGTTCACATTGGCGGCAAGCTAGGTCCACAAGGTATCAAAGCTGTGCTGCCTAAACTCAGCCGCGAAGCACGTAACACTTTGACCATTGAAAATGCAGAGTATACTTGGGGTCTTGATGCTAGTCTTGAACTAGTCAAAGATTGTGCACTAGTGCTTGACATACATCATCACTGGATTAATACTGGCAAGTACATTGAGCCTACCGACCCTAAGGTAATGCAAGTTATTGATAGCTGGCGCGGCGTTAGACCTACACTACACTACAGTGTTAGCCGTGAAGATGTACTAGTAGATCACGATACCACAACCATGCCGTGTCTACATCAACTAAAACAACAGGGGTTTACCAGTGCCAAGCTTAGAGCTCATAGTGATTATTATTGGAATCAAGCTGTTAACGCTTGGGCCAGCAGCTTTCTGGACAATTTCGACATTATGTGCGAGTCGAAAGAAAAAAACTTAGCCAGCCATGAGTTTGCAAAATCTGCACTTGATTTTGCAAGCTAAACAGAGTATAATAACTATATAGCCCCTTGATCAAGGGAAAATCTGGTCGAACAACAATGCGTTCGCGGCACATCCAGACGCAGCAGCTAAACCCTTAGGCTGCTACCCATATTAAAATGCATTTTAATAGTGTGTTTTAATATGGGCGAGTGGTGTAATGGTAGCCACGCTGGTCTTAGAAGCCAGTGCCGCAAGGCGTAAGAGTTCGAGTCTCTTCTTGCCCACCATCAAGGAGCTAATATGAGCCGTACTAACAAAGACAAAAACTGGAAACTTAAATTTCCAGAATTAGACTGGGAATTTGATAGTGTAAAAATTACCAGCGAAAATAGCTATAGTGTTCGTTATATTAAATTGCCGGGTGTAAAAACTAAAAAGAAACGGGAATTGGATACTGATTGGCATTGGCTTAATTCAACGCCTAGTTGGTGGACTCGTCTAATGATGAATCGTCCACAACGTCGTGCTGGTCGTGTATGGGAACATAAAGTACTTAAAGAGCTAGACTTGGAAGATTGCGATCCTCCTAGTGTAGGACACAAACCTCACATATATTATTATTAAATATGCAACATTTTTACGAACAAATTCCTGGCTGGTCACATGATATTATTGGACAGTACAGGGACGCAGTTGAACGGGCAACAAACGGAGCACACTTTGTAGAAATCGGCAGCTGGAAGGGCCGTAGTGCTGCTTTTATGGCTGTAGAAATTATTAACAGCAACAAACAAATTACTTTTGATTGTGTTGATCATTTTCAGGGCAGCGAAGAGCATCTTACTGTTGGAGGCGAAGGCTATGATAAAGACGCAGCCGAAGGCAGGCTACAAGCAGTATTTACTCAAAATATGCTACCAGTAGCAGGTCACTATAATCTAGTAGCACAACCTAGTCTTCAAGCAGTACAACAATACGCAGATGGTAGTCTAGATTTTGTGTTTATTGATGCCGCGCATGATTACGATAATGTAAAAGCAGATGTTTTAGCTTGGTGGCCAAAAGTTAAACCAGGTGGTATTTTAGCTGGACATGATATTAGGCATCCGCCAATTGATAAAGCTCTTAGAGATGTAGAGCCTGAAATTGGAAGATACGTTAGTAACTTCTGGGATTGTTGGCAAATTACTAAACCAGTTTAATATAAAGAGAGTTGGCTGAGTGGCCGAAGGCAGCGGTTTGCTAAACCGTCGTATGCAGAAATGTGTACCGTGGGTTCGAATCCCACACTCTCTGCCAAAAACTATGAAAAAATCATTAGAAATTTTTTGCCTACACTGGGATAATATAGATCCTAGAATGATGACAGCACATAAAGCTGTAATGAAACATTTTGAGATTCCAGTAACCTACCACGGTATTAATATGGACCATGGTACATGGATGACTAAAATTATGGAAGTAAGTGAGGCGGATGTGGTAGCTTTTATAGAACCAGACTGTATCCCCATCAATAAAACCAAATTTTTAGAGTGCGTTCACTATGCTATTGGTAATGATACCTTTTGCGGTATTGCACAGGCTAGCAACCACCTAGAACCAAAAAATCATATTTATGCAGCACCTGGATTTTTTGTAATTACAAAAAGTGTATATAACAGGTTAGATAAACCACAATTTTTATGCACTTTTCGTAGCGATACTGGCGAAGAAGTTAGTTGGGCTGCTGAACATAAAGACATTAGCTACAGAGTAATTTTACCTACGCATTATGAAAAACCTTCTAAAGAAGGCATTTGGAATCTTGGTCCGTTAGGACAATATGGAATTGGTACTGTATTTGATAATACAGTATATCATCTATATCAAGGTCGTTATAATGATAACGTAGAATTATTTGTTAAACGTTGTAACGAAGTTATTGCAGGCACTTTTAGTACTGCTGGTTTTAAAAAGTGTATGACACTAACAGGAGAGTAAAATGCCTTGTATGCGTTGCAGTAATGGTAAATATAAATATGGTGTACATGGCGACTGCCAGTTTGATACACTAGCTAAATGTAAAGCAGCTGCTGCTGCTATTCATATTCATGAGCCCGGCCCTCACGGACCAACCCCACAAACTGGAACATCTATGCAACAATCTATTCAACCAGTGCAACCCGTACAACCAACAAACCCATATCATGATTCAACCTGTCAATGTGCTGGGTGTAAAGGTATGTATCCTAAATATCCAGCGAAATAATAATCATGGATTTATATACACAAAACCTCAAAGAGTACATTAACGCACTAGATAGATTTATTGAAAAAGAATCAAAACTAAAGCGTGGAGATAGTGTAAGCTGGAACAGCAGTGGTGGTACAGCCCGCGGAAAAATTACAAAAGTAATTACTAATGGTAGTGAACAAGTACCTAATAGTAGTTTTAAAATTACAGGTACTCCAGAAGACCCTGGCGCACTTATTAGGGTATACGCTAAAGACGGTGACGGATATAAACCAACAGATACCATTGTAGGCCACAAACTAAAAACCTTAACCAAAATACCCAATTTAGATTAACAGGAGATATAATGAAAAACCCTTTAGCACCTCAAAATGCACAACCTATGGGCACACCTTTTGAAGAAGGTCAAGCCGATCAAATTGACCCTAAAACAGGGCGAGATCCCAGCGACATTACTCCGGGCGGTGCAGAAACCATGCAAGTTAATATTGTTAATCGTAGCGAGCATATTACACACGACGGCGACATGGGTCGTTTAGGCCAGAGCGAATAAGCCTTAAATTATTTGCAACACACAACACACAAGGAATATTATGAATCCATTTGAATTGCGTACAAAATTACTGGAGATGGCTACAGATCATCTCAAACGTCAGCACGAAATTAACTGCGACTTTGCTAAAGAAAGTTTTAGCCAAATGATTAAAACTGGTCAAGCTATTCAACAAGACTACCAAAAATACATGCCTAAAATGTACACATTTGACGATGTAGTTAGCGAAGCACAAAAGCTATACGGATTTGTCAATAATGCTAAGTGAATTATGGCGTAACCTACAACAACTGTTTAGGCCTTATAGCTTAGAAGATTACGTTAGGGATTGTGACCCTAAGGACATTATGGAACTAGAGTCTCGTATGCGTAATTGGGAACGTTACCAGCGAGGCATGGATTTTCGTAACAGCTATTGAGATAATATAATGAACAAATACGAATGTGAAGTTTGTGGCAATGTACATGATGAAGCAGTAGACGGCTTGTGGGATGAGCTTCCACAGTTCTATCTATGCCCTGAATGTGGTTGTCACAAAGACGAGTACTTTTTAGTAGAGTGATATGAAACGGCAAGTCTATGGCTTGCCGTTTTATTTTAGGCTTTTACGTCACAGTTTGCTGTATTACAACAAATAATGTACCAGTACTCAAGTACGTATATATTTTTGCAACAAAAATTACTATATTGACTTTTAGTGCTTGGTAATGTATAATATTTTTAATAAACAAATTGCCCAAGTGGTGAAACGGTAGACACAGGAGACTTAAAATCTCCCGACAAATAGTCGTGCCGGTTCGAATCCGGCCTTGGGTACCAATAATTTTAATTTACTTATGAATTTACATATTGCTACACCAATGTATGGTGGACAGTGTTTTGGTAGCTATACTGACTCTATTTTAAAACTGCTTTTAGAATGTCAAAAATTAGGTGTTGAACTTAGCTGGGAGTTTATGTATAATGAATCCCTAATTCCACGAGCCAGAGATAATTGTGTGCACAGTTTTTTAAAAAGTGATGCAACACACCTAATGTTTATTGATGCAGACATTAAGTTTGAACCACAACACGTGGTTAAAATGCTTTTAGCAGATAAAGATGTGTTATGTGGCGTTTATCCTAAAAAAGCCATCAATTGGGCTAAAGTAAAATTTGCTATTGAGAGTGGACTAACAGAACAACGTCAACTTGAGCGCAATAGTGTTGATTGGGTTGCTACCACGGAAACTGAGGGCGAACTTCATGACAAAATGAATGCTGCTACTCCAGAAGAAATTATCTATGGTGGTACTGGTTTTATGATGATTAAACGTGAAGTTTTTGAAAAGCTAAAACCAGAAGTTATTACCTATAAAAACAATACAATTCACTTAGATGAAAAAACACACGGATTTTTTCAATTGTGTGTAGATCCTGATACTAACGTACTGCTTAGCGAAGATTATTTCTTTTGCAATAAATGGCGAGCAATTGGCGGTAAAGTGCATTTAGCACCTTGGGCTATCCTGCAACATACAGGCACATATAGTTTTGGATAACTAAACTGATTTAAGCACATATATTTATGTGCTTAAATTTTATACTATATAAACTAAATCGGGTTATATAGTATAAAATTTAAGCGCACTATTGCAGTGAGCTAACCGGCAGGTAATACTTGCCAGTATTACTTGCTATATATAAACCCTAACAATAACTAAAATAAAAGGGGAATATTATGGCAGAAGTTTTAAGTCCAGGTGGCATGATGATGGCCGGCGGTGATGGCGGTCTTGGTTTTGGTAGTGGTGGTGGATTGATTGGCGGCCTTATCTTAGGCAGCCTATTACGTCAGGGCCGCGGTGGTCTTTTTGGTGGTGATGGTGATGTTGCCGTTGCTCCACAAAGCGCACAAGCTACAGCCAATATGCAGTTAATGCAGTCGATTGGTCAAGTTGACAAGGCAGTTGCTGTTGGTACAGCTGCTATGGAAGCCAGTCAAGCCACGCAAACAATTGGTCTTACCAATCAGTTTAATTCGACAACCGGTTCTTTAGCTACTCGTGTTGAAGGCGTTAAAGATACAGTTAATAGTAATGCAGTTGCAATTATGCAACAGCTCAACGGTGTTCAGTCTAGCGTTGATAAAAATGCTTGGAATTTGAATCAGCAGATTACAGCAGACGGCGATAAAACTCGTGCGTTGATCACACAGCAGTACGAAGCCACACTGAATCGTCAGCTTGGCGAAGCCAATGCTGCGCTGATTGAGTTGCGTAACCGTGAGTATGTTAGCGAGCGTACACGCGGTGTTGAGGTTAATACAACCAACAACATCAACCAAATGCAACAGCAACAGCAAACTCAAAATGAATTTGCACGACTCTATGGCGCAATGTGGAATCTTGGTCAGAGCATTCGTGACACAAATTCGGCAATCAATGTTGGTTCGGGCACACAAACAGCCACCAACACGCCTACCAATACAAACATTCGGTAATCCTGAACTAGGTATACAGCCCTCATAGCCACAAGCTGTGAGGGCTTTTTTATAGGGATTACAAAATGGATCAAAGACAACGACAAGGAATGCCTTTTGGTTTTCCTATGATTCCCTACATACCGCCAGCACCTCCAACTATTCCGGCATGGTGTCCACCACCAATGATATTTGATGATGATATAAACATCAGATATACTCCGCCAGGACCTCCTGGACCGCCCGGACCCGAAGGCCCGCCAGGCCCGCCTGGACCACAGGGTCCCCCTGGTTCACTGGCAAACCTGCCTGTTACACTAGTAGACTCCGCAACTTATAGTGCTACTAATGATGACTATTTTATTGGAGTGATTTTTGATGGTAGCACTACAATTACCTTACCCGCTGGTACTCTTGGTAAAATATTTATTATCAAGGATAGCGCGGGCGATGCACTGGCCAATCCGATTACGGTGGTTGCGACCGCTAGTACCATTGATGGTCAGGCAAGCTACGTAATTAATACACCTTGGGGCTCCATTGGCCTTATATACAATGGAATTGAATGGAACGTAACTTAATAGCCTGATAAAAAGGAATAATAAAATGGCTTTTAATTCTCCCTTAGCTTCACCCACCAGTTATGGTGTGGTT